CAATACAATATTACCTGAACCATTTGGTGTAATTGATATATCGTTATTTGCACCATCAGCAATAACAATCGTTCCAGAGTTTGTACCAGCATTTGTGCTTAGGGTTAAGTCGCCTGTTCCCTGTGTGGTTAATTCATGATTATTATTGGCCTTTCCAACTTGGACTATATTGGCATTGAGTCTTATTTTACTGTCAGTACCACCATCACCTGCTTCATCAGCGTTCAAGAATATAGGCCCATCAGAAGTAAGTTGTGTATTGCCTCCTGCTTGAAACTTTAGTATGGAGTTCGTTGTCGTTCTATGTTGTATCGTAAAATCAGCAGAGGAATCACCTACAACTAGTTTATCAGCATAAAGTAGAATATCACCAGTACCATGAGGCTCTATTGTGACATCTGCATTTGAGGCAGATACAATTTTATTTCCATTGACATCTAAATTAGCACCTAACTGTGGAGATGTATCATCTACCAAGTCAGACATTCCACCTCCACCACCAGTGGTATCAATTGAATCTTGTAAATTATCCAAGGTCATGTATTTCCATGAAGAAGCAGATTCATCCCAAAGGAGTATTTTATCATCAGTAGCATCGGTTGATTCTGTTAGTTGATTTAAATTAGCAGGGTCGGCTAATCCTAATGTAGCAGAGTAAGACCCTGAGCCTGTGTTCGTTTCGCTCGCTATTGTTATCGGCGATGTAACTGTTAAATCAACACCTGTAATATCTCCTGCGTTGTTGGTAAAGGCGAGATTGCTCTGCATGTACGACTGAAGAACAGATACATCCATTCTCTTCAGAGTTCCAGCGTCACTCAATACTAATTCATCAGTTGATGCTAGACCACTTGTAAGTGCAGTTGCACCTGTGATATCTGATGCAGCCAGTCTTGAAGTGATGAAACCTGCACCATTTGTTAGTTGGTTGTTGTTTGTTGGAATATCACTTGTGTATGCAACAGTAGAGGCAGTTCCCCAATCAGTAGCATCTCTAGCAGCACGATAATGGTAGATTCTTTTTGTGCTAGTCTTAGATAGTGCTAGTAGGTTAGCATCTCCACCTGAGCCACTTGTGTAAGTATCGAATACTAGAGTATCAGTATAATCAGAGCCAGCAGTTGAACCGTCTTCCAACCCTGTCTTTGATGAGAACAATCCGAATATTTGTCTTTGGCTAGTGGTTAAATCTTCAGGAGCAAAGTCTCTATCATCTGATGTGCGTAGATAAGGAGCGTGTATCGTTCTGAAATCCAAGTCGAATGGGTCAGAATCTGAACCCGTAGATGTATCAGAGTAGTTGATGTCTACACTCGTATCTCCACTGTGGAACTTAATCTCTTCAGCATTTGATATAGAGACCTCAGTACCATCGTCATCCTCTAAAATGAATGTCATTTGACTTCCAACTAAGTCAATCGTTCCATCTCCATCCTGATATGTAGCGGTAATATTTGTCTCGGTATTACTAGAGAACATAGCCCCTACAATATCCTGAACTTGCTCATCCGATAACTGTGTATTCGTGTTTGTCGTGAACGTTAGATTATTCTGCATGTATGTCTTTAGTCTAGACATTGTTGCCTTTCTATTAGTGCCACCTGCACCGTCGTCAACTATCATTAGGTCAGCATCTGCTAACGCTGCATTGATGTCGGTCATTCCATCAATATCTAAACCAACAGTGACAGTATCAGAAGAGCCTACTACTGTGGCAATACCGTCACCACCCGCTATGTCCAATGTGTTGCCATGAGCGATGGTTTGGTTAGTACCGGAATCACCTGTCAATGTGAATGTAGTCAATTGGTTGGTGTTCGTATTAGCAGTCATATCATCTACAACTAAGTCTATCGTACCATCACCGTCTTGGTAAGTCGCACTTATTCTAGTCTCAGTATTAGAACTAAACATAGCCCCAACTATATCTTGAACTTGTTCCGTAGACAACTGCGTATCAGATAACTGACTGGTCAGAGCAACTGTTCCAGTAGCATCCGGTAGAGTAATTGTCCTATCGGTAGTAGGGTCAGTAATAGTTAGTGTTGTCTCATTACTATCAGAAGTAGCACCCTCAAACACTATTGCGTTTGCTGCGTTCATAGTTACTGTGTCAACAACTGTTGTAGTACCAGCGACATTCAGGTTGGGAACTAGAAGAGTGCCTGTGCTTGGGTTGTATCTCAAAGCACCAGTGTCATCTAGCAAACCATTTGACTCATTATGGAATACAACAGGGAAGTTAGTATTCGCAGTGCTATCTGTTACAGTTACAGTTGTTGCTACTGCGGCAGTTCCGCTAGTATTCTGATTACCAGCAGTGTTAACTCCGGGTAGATTTATGTTTGCTGTTCCATCGAAACTGACACCACCGATGTTTCTTGCTGTTTCAAGTGCGGTTGCAGTGGCTGCGTTACCTGATGTATCTTGATTCAGAGTTCCTACAACCAAGTCTATTGTGCCGTCTGCATCTTGATAGGTTGCTGTAATACCCGTTTCAGTGTTGCTACTAAACATTCCACCTGCTATGTCTTGAACCTGTTCTGTGCTTAATTGAGTATTAGTGTTGGTTGTAAATGTCAGGTTATTTTGCATGTAGGTTTTCAGTCTACTCATTGTTGCTTTGCGATTCGTTCCTCCTGCTCCGTCATCTACAATCATCAAATCAGCGTCAACTAATGCTGCGTTGATATCCGTCATACCATCTATGTCTAGACCAACTGTTACTGTGTCTGATGACCCCACAACGGTTGCTATACCATCTCCACCAGCGATGTCTAGTGTATTTCCATGTGCTATTGTTTGGTTAGTTCCTGAATCTCCTGTTAGGGTGAATGTTGTGAGTTGGTTAGTGTTAGCCGTCATGTCATCCACTACCAAGTCGATAGTACCATCTCCGTCTTGATAAGTGGCTGATATTCTTGTCTCGGTGTTTGAACTGAACATCGCTCCTACGATGTCCTGTACTTGCTCATTAGAGAGTTGCGTGTTGGTATCTGTAAGTGAGATAGTACCACTTGCATCAGGCAGTACAATCGTTCTATCGGCAGTTGGGTCTGCTATGTCTAGGGTAGTCTCAAAACTGTTAGAAGTATCACCCTCAAAGATTAGGTTTGATACACCACCATAGGTTCTTGAAAAATAGTATCCATCATTATTTATTTGAATTTGACCAATAGCATTGTTGCTACTACCACTGAATAAAAGAGATATACCATTACTTGCTCCTGCCCCCGTTTTAACTGAGAGACTGTTTGCTGTATCACCTTTTAATTCAATACTATTAGCAAGTGTTACATTACCTGCGGCAGAACCAATTGTTACTGCACCACCACTTTCACTGATTGCTATATTAGTACCTGCCGTGAATGCAAGAGTTTCGCTAGTTGCAAGTGTATTGCCACCTGCTGTAACGGTTCTTACAGCACCACCACCACCCGCCTCTGAATCTACATACGCTTTGATTGACTGCTGTGTTGCTAGTGCTGTGGCAGAATTAGAAGCCATATCATCCTCATCTAGAACGGTGGTTACTCTCGCCCCACTTCCAATCTGTAATCCTGAATCACTGATATTGAACCTAGCAGTTCCTCCTGTTTGGAAAGACTGCGTATCTGTTCCGAATGCGATTTTGTTGTTAGTATCTCCACTGTGAATAATATCGTCTGCTAGTGTTATGCTACCACTAACATCTAACTCAGTTGCAGGACTTGTAGTGCCTATTCCTACCTTACCATCATAAGTAATCCTCATCTGTTCTGTGAGAGTCCCATCCTGTGAAGTATCGAATTTGAGATACCCGTCTTCCGAGCCATTCGTCGAGTCCTGTATTGCACCGACCATTCTAGCATAGAGATGACCCGAAGAAGCACTATCCGAATCTCCAAACTCAAACCTAACAGATGAGCCATAATTCTGCCCTGTTGCATTTCTTCTCAATACAAGGTGGGATTCAGATGTTCCATTGTATATATTCAAATCACCGCCACTAACATGAAGCGGAGATATCGGACTCGTAGTGCCTATTCCGACATTACCCGAAGCGTCAAATCGCATTCGTTCACTACCCGCAGTAAAGATTGCCATCTGATTAGTAGCAGGGTTTCCAATTCTGAGATTGGTGTTAAACCTAAATTGTTGTGCTTGTAGTGTTCCTGCTACTGTAAGTAAGCCATCGGCCAAAGTCATCAAATCTGTATCATCTGTGTGACCTATTGTTGTACCATTGACACTAACGTTATCTACTGTTAGGCTAGTCAAAGTACCCAATGAAGTAATATCACCTTGATGTTGAGTGACGTTAGAAGAGGCAATTCGTGCATCTGCGAAAGTCCCTGATGTTATTTTACTAGTTGCTAGACTTGGTATGTGTGATGCAGATAAATTTGCACTAATATCACCAGCAGAGGATAATGCCACTCCTCCTGATGCTGACACTGCTACTGTTCCTGAAGCGTTTGGAAGTGTAATCGTTCTATCTGCTGTCGGGTCAGTTATGGTAAGCGTTGTCTCATGTGCATCTGATGTCGCTCCTTCAAACACAACAGCATTCGCCGCTTCCATTGTAACAGTATTTACCTGTGTGGTAGTTCCTGCTACATTCAAATTAGGAACAAGCAGAGTTCCAGTAGAAGGGTTGTATCGTAATGCTCCTGTGTCGTCTAGTAATGCATTGGATTCATCGTGAAATACAACGGGAAAGTTCGTGTTAGCAGTGCTGTCAGATACCGTAACTGTCGCTGCTAGAGTTGCGTTTGCAGGAGTTATATTGGCTGTTCCATCGAAGGATGTCCCTCCTATTGTTCTTGCAGTCTCTAAAGCAGTTGCAGTTGCTGCATTTCCAGTAGTATCTTGGTTTAATGTACCAACCACTAAGTCCACTGTACCGTCACTGTCTTGGTAAGTAGCAGTGATTCCGGTCTCCGTGTTACTGGAAAACATTGCACCAACAACGTCTTGTATCTGCTCATCTGTTCGTGTTTCTGCATCAACATAAGCCTTAATCGATTGCTGAGTGGAAAGATGGTCAACAGAGTTAGAAGCCATATCATCTTCATCTACAATTTGTGTGACTGTTTCACCACTTCCTAACTTAACCCCGCTATTATTTATTGTGAGTTTGGTTGCTCCACCTGTACCAAGTGTTATCACATCAGGAGTAAATCCAATTTTTGTGTTCGTATCTCCTTCATGGAATATAGATGTCTCTACTGTCATTGTTCCTGCTTGAACATCTCCTGCTGTTACGAAGTTAGCAGCAGTCAGTGTTCCTGATGTAGTGTCATTAGCATCGTTTTTTAAGAAAGCATCATCTACATTCAACGTACTTCCACTTAATGAAATATTAGTTCCTGCTGAGATACTAGTAAAGGTAAGATTGCTCTGCATATATGATTGCAGTACACTGACATCCATTCTCTTCAATGCACCAGCATCACTGAGAACCAACTCATCAGTGGAGGCAAGCCCACTTGTCAATGCGGTTTGACCAGTGATATCCCCCACAGCGAAGGTAGATGCCCCCGAAGTAGCGAAGTTCTGTGCTGCTATGTAATCGAAAACCGCATCACCAGTAACTAGGTTTGCATTACCATTAGCAACTGAGCCTGATGTTGCTGCTATTGTGGAATCGAATGATAGAGTACCATCATCATTGATTGAGATAGTCTTAGTCGAGTTATCAGCACCAGTTACCTCTATCTTTGGTTTAGCACTCTGTCCTGTGTTTGGTGTAATTAGAATATCCTTGTCTGAGTTAGCCATTAGTATTCAACCTCCATCTTTCCAACGTCTTTTCTTTCACCGTGTACTATGTAGAAGCAGTCAATGCCCTCATCTGCTGCATTAGCCACGAACACTTGGTTGTCTTCTATCTTTTCTACGAAAAGCATTTGGAAATCGCCGTTCGGAGTCAATTGTACTGTTATTGTATTTTCATCAACCAACTCTGTCCAATACTCAGGAAGTTGTATTACATCTCCTTCTAATCTGCCCCTATAATACACCCCATGTTCCGGTCCTTCAAGAGAACCATGTTGTAGTGTCTTTCCTTGTTTGGTTGGGTGTGGTATAACGAAAGACTTGGTGGTAGCACCGAATGAACCATTTACTTGTAGTTTGAATCCGGGTGAGGTTGTTCCAATACCTACTCTTGTATTCGTGGAGTCAACGTGTAATGCATTCGTATCAACTGTCATATCACCTGATACAGTAAGTGAAGATAGTGTCCCAACGCTTGTTATTCCTGATTGTGCCGCATCTACGTTCAGTGTATCGCCACTTAACGTCAATCCGGTTCCAGCAGTTAGGTTAGTATCATCTGAGATGTCTATCGGGTCAACTGTGATGGCTTGTCCACTGATACTCAGGTAGTTTCCACTACCAGTCAATGTGACATCTGTTGAGTTATCTGTTCCAGCAGCATCAACACCTAAAGCAGTTCTTGCAGCAGATGCCGAAGTAGCCCCGGTTCCTCCCAGTGAAACAGGCACTGTTCCGGCAGTAATCGCCTGACCTGATAAACTGAGATAGTTGTTTGATACAGTTGCAAGAGTCACATTCGTTGAGTTATCAGTTCCTGCGACATCAACATTCAAATTGGTTCTAGCATTAGATTGCTGTGTTCCACTAAGTCCCTGTGAAGCAGTGTCCACTCTCAATCTGTTACCTAATGCAGTTGTAACGGTACTAGAGAAAGTAGCATCATCATTTATTGCGGCTGCTAATTCGTTAAGCGTATTCAAAGCACCCGGAGCAGAATCAACTAATCCTGCTACTTCACTATCTACATACGCCTTGATTGATTGTTGAGTAGCGAGGTGACTTGCTGAATTAGTAGCCATATTGTCTTCATCCAATACGGGAACTACGAAGTCTATGTTGCCATCAGTGTCATCATATGATACGCTAATGAAGGTCTCAGTTCCATCAAGCATACCTCCAACAAAGTCTTCGACCTGTTCTTGAGACAGTTGTGTATTAGTATTAGTAGAACTGAAATCCAACTTACCGTTTGTGTCATCATAAGTTACAGTCATGTTGGTCTCAGTATTACTGCTTACCATAGCACCTACGATATCTTCTACCTGTTCTGTTGTTAACTGAGTGTTCGTATCTGTGGATGCTATTGTTAGTGTACCGCTTGCGTCATCATACGTTTTGGTTATGTTTGAACCAGCGACAATCACACCGTTAACGAAGTCCTCTACTTGCTCTTGAGTTAATTGTGTATCAGTGCTTGCAAAGTTTAGTTTTCCACCTGTGTCATCATATGTCACCGAGATATTAGTTTCAGTGTTACTACCTACCATAGCCCCAACTATATCTTGTACCTGTTCTGTTGTGAGTTGGGTATTAGTGTCAGTAGATGCAATCGTAACTGCCCCTCCACTCTCAGATATAGATATGTTAGAACCAGCAGTGAATGCAAGTGTCTCACTACCTGCTAGAGTGTTACCACCTGCGGTAACTGTTCTTACAGCAGTAATGTATGCATCCAAATCGCTTATCTGTGATTCAGTGATTGATAACGCTGCTTGGTGTTGAGTTACACTTCCCTCAGATATCCTTGCATTAGCAAATGTTCCTGAAGTGATTTTACTTGTAGCAAGGCTTGGTATCCTTGCTGTGCCTAAAGTACCGCTTGTTATCTTGGAAGCAGCGAGACTTGGTATATCGCTTGCAGAAAGCCCATCATCTAGTATGTTTATCTCTGCTAGACTTGCAGTTATTCCCAAGTTTGTTATTGCATTTCCTTGTTGTGTAGCAGTTAGTCCCTGACTGCTAGTATCTACTCTGAGTCTGTTACCTAGTGCTGTTGAAGTAGTCGTAGCAAAGTTAGCGTCATCACCAAGAGCAGCCGCTAGTTCATTTAACGTATCGAGTGCGGCAGGAGCAGAGGAAATTACTCCTGCCACTTCTGCGTCAACATATGCTTTTATTGACTGTTGGCTGGCTACCTTTGTTGCTGAGTTAGATGCCATGTTATCCTCATCTAGTAAGTCAGAGGAGATTGAGTAGTTGTTAGCACTAGCAGCAATACCGTTTAGTTTCGTGTGGTCAGCATCTGTGAATACGTTTGAGTCAGAGGCAGACTCGACTAGTGTTCTGATTTCTGCCGCAGTTTGGTCAGCAGTAGCACCAGCCTCAATTGCTGCCAGTTTATCAAATTGGGTGTCAGTCATCAATCCATGAGCAGATGTAGTAGCATCAGGTAGTGTAGCAGATATTGTTGTGCTATCTGTTTTTGTTAAAGTTAATGTCCCTTCACTGAATGCTAGACTTGAGGTTGGTTTTGCTGACGAATCGATTATGATTCTCTCATTGATTCTAGTCACACTAATGTTTCCGCTACCTTCAAAGTTTACAGAAGTAGAACTACCGTCTGTTCCTGTGAGTTTCAGCCTCTTTGAATTTGAACTGCCATCCTCAACAGTAAATGCATACTGAGTATCATTCGCATCGAACGAAGTTAAATCAACATACGCTTTCACAGCCCTAGCAGATGGGATAGTATCATGGCTACCACTTACAGCAGTGATATCTGTATCTAAAGCAGTTATTCCAGCAAGGTCTGCGATAGTAGCAGATGTAGTTAGATAATTACCCGCCGCTTGCTTTGCATTGAGTTGCGTCTGTATAGAAGATGTCACTCCATCGAGATGACTAATCTCAGCAGCAGATACCCCTGTTACTCCATCTAGTATGTTTATCTCTGCGGCAGAGGCAGTAACACTTAGGTCACTAAGGCTCTCTATCTTAGCACTCAATGCAGTTGTCAATCCTGTGACTTTGCTCTGTGCGATAGCCAACAGTTTGTCATTCGCAATAGAACCAGCAAGTTGTGTATTGCTTATACCACCGGATTTCACTGTGACTGCTCCGCTACTAACGTCAAAGTCAGCACTTGCGAATGATGCAACTCCCTTGTTCGATGCAGTGGCTTCTTCTGCGTCTATTGTGAGAGTGCCACCACTGTCGTTGTATGTAGTTGTGATTCCTTCTCCATCTACAATGAGCGCATTGACTCTATCATCTACTCTCTCTTCTGTGAAGTATAGATTAGCACCTTCTGCAACGTTAGCAGTCGTTAGTGTGATACTACCACCTAGAGCAACTGTACTTCCGTTGACCGTTACAGATGAGTTAGCGAGTTTACTGTTTGCTATGCTTCCGGCTAGTTGAGCATTGGTAACTGAAATGTTGCTAACGTTAGTTGCGAAGTTAGCACCTGCTGTTGCACTAGTTTCTATCCCTGCTAACTTGGTATTCAAGGCAGATGTAAAGTTAACATCTGATTGGCTATCGGCAGACAGAACTCCTGTAACTGCGTTGATTGTTAGGTTGCTACCTACCTTTATTCCACCAAGGGTAGATGCCGAGGCATTGGCGAGATTGAAGTTGTTGGCATTCGCCTCTATCCCATCTAACTTGGATTTCAATGTGTTTGTGAAGTTGTTCTGTGTTAGACCACCATCACCAACGCTGTATGTTGTATCAGTGACTGTTTCTGTTGCTGATGTCAGATTGGTTATGTGTCCATTTGAATCCAAGGTTATTGACTGAATGTAGGTTCTACTTCCTGAGTTGTCAACACTGCTGGCTGCACCGGAAATCGTGGGGTGTCCTGTAAGGAATCCACTGTTTGAGTTGTCATAGTTAGCCAAGTCTCCATCTACGTTTAGTGTGTCACCGCTCAATGAAATACGACTTCCTGCAACTAGATTGGTATCATCTGATATGTCTATCTCACCTACTGTAATCTGTTGACCATTCAGAGTTAGATAGTCCCTGCTTCCTGCTAACGTGACATTTGTTGAGTTGTCTGTTCCACTGACATCTACTTGCAGGAGACTCCTAGCAGCAGACGCTGAGAGAGTCTCAACAGAGCCAGCGTTACTACTAGTTCTACCAAGTACAACTCCTGAGTCTACGTTCTGTATCTTGTCAAATGTAACAGCATCATCTGCTATTCTTGCGGTGGCAAATGTGCCACTCGTAATCTTGCTTGTAGCAAGACTAGGAATGCGAGCATCTGCGAATGTCCCACTAGTTATCTTGCTTGCTGCTAGGTTTGGTATGTCAGATGCTGCTATCTGAGCAAACACATTCGACAGGTTGATTTTCTTCAATCCGCTACCAGTGTCGTTATACATCAGGAAGTCATTTGTCTTGTGTATTCCATTCTCAGTGCTTAGTTCAGTGATATCTACGTTTATTGTTGCTCCTGAGTTAGACAATCCTGAGCCAAAGGTTAGACTCGCTTGTTTTCCTGCTAGGTCTGAAGTCAGGTTTGTTATCTTGGACTGAGCAATACTTCCTGCTAGTTTTGCATTCGTAACTGCACTATCAACTATGACAGCAGTGCCTACTGCATTGTTTGCCATAAGAGCAGCCGTGATTTGGTCATCTGAAATGTGAGCAGTTAGAATTGCATCGTCTGCAATCTTAGCGGAGGTCACAGCATCATTTGCTAGTTTAGCAGTAGTAACATCAGAATCTGCAATCTTACCAGTTGTTACACTTAGATTTGCTAGTTGTGTAGTGCCTACTGATGCACTTTGTATCTCAGTTGCACCGATTGTATTTGCACCAATCGCAGTAGATAGCGTGACGTTTCCTGAACCATCGAAAGAAACAGCACTAGCGGTTACATCACCTGATAATGCGAAGTTCCTAGCGTTCGCTAAAGCAGTGGCAGATGATACAGTTCCCGTTAGATTACCAATGAATGTACCTGCAACGAATGTCTCTGAGCCAACTGTCCATCTTCCTGCACTCTCATCCCAAAACAGTGTCTTGTTGGTTTGGTTTCCTCTCTCTACTTCTATACCAGCATCTTGTGATGGTGAGCCTGTCTCATCTGAGTTTAGAGTGATTATGCTATCTCCTATGTTGACAGTGTTGGAAAGTGTAGTAGTTGTGGTCCCACTAACAGTCAGGTCGCCACCGATAGTCAGGTTTCCTACACTAATATTATCGTTTGAATCACCAAGGCTGAAAGTTCCTAGACTCACACTATTCAAAGCAGCCTTTACATTCGTTGTATCTGTCACATCTGCATTTGCTTCAATGCCTAGCATTGTCACAACATTAGCAGGGCTTATTTCCTCGATGTTTCCAGCACCGGAGGAGTCTCTTCCTAGTATTCGATTTGTAGCAGATACATTCTGCATCTTGGCGTATGTGATTGCATCATTAGCCACATCTGCTGTTGCGATTGTTCCATCTGCTATCATGGCTGATGTGACCTGTACTTCTTCGACTGTTCCAGTGGATGCCTTCCCTAAGACTCGGTTTGCTGTACCAATGTCTTGTATCTTATCATAGGTTACTGCGTCACTTGCAATCTTAGCAGTCGTCACATTTCCATCTGCAATCTTAGCAGTTGTTACGTTTGAGTCAACGATGCTTGCCGTAACAACAGCACTGGATGCTAACTTAGCCGCAGTTACTGCATCATCTGCTAAGTTGCTAGTCCCTAGATTATTAATATCATTTGTAGTTGCAAGTGTTCTAGCACTGCTACCAACACTAGGGAAAGATATTGCACCAGTGTTTCCTGCTTTTACAACAGTTCCATCAGTTTTTATCCTAAGTGTTTCTGTACTGGTGGCTATCGCTGAGAACGCTCTATCTGATTGTGGATAGAATAGGAACTGATGTAGTCTATCAGTAGCATCGTTTGCATCTGCTGTATCTACCTTTATCACAATCAATGGTATGTCTCCTGCTGCTAGTTCTGCAACAGTGGCCGCACCAGTAGTTGCCTTTCCAGTAACAGCACCATGTCTCCATGCCAAGACATTTGATGAGTTTACTACAATCAAACCATACCAATCATTAGAGTTAGGAGCAATAGTAGAAGCAGTGGTTGTTAGAGTAGCACCTGATATGCTTACTAACTTACCATCTCTTAGAACCTTACCTGCTGCTACTTGGAATGAACTGGTTGTTCCTCCATCGACTTGTGTTAGTCCGAATCCATCTATTCCTCGGTTCTCACCCGTAGCAGCGTGTAGTGCCTTGATGATTCCTGAGTGTATATTGTCTGTGTTATCCTTCAGTTGTGTGCTAGACGGGTTGGTTGCTAGTGTTGAAATTATACCCGGATTTGTCGTCATTAGTTACCCACCTCTACTCGTATTGTAAACGAAACCGTATCTCCACTGGCTACAACACCAGTATTTGTGAAAGTGACTCGGCTCAATAACGTGCCGTTTCCGTTTGTTGTTCCTGTGACAAAGATGCCTATTTCAGAAGCACCGGAAGGAGGAATCTGCGCTCCTGTAAAATCGACATTGTATATCAGAGTAGAACCGACAACTGTTGGGGTCTGACCAGTCTTCTGAAAGAAGAAGTTGTTCAATCCTGTTTGGCTTGCTGATGTGCTATCTCCACCATCTCCTATGGCAATAACATTGTATTGTCCCGCTATTAGTGTCGCTACTGCATTTGCTCCTTCGTTTACTACTGTCATCTTCAATCCTCACTTGTGTAATATCCTATAACCTGTCCTGCTGTTGTCTCAAATCCTAATGTCTCACCAAATCCAAACAGGTCATCAAAGCCCATGTTGGCTGTCTCACCTGTTCCTGTGATTGTGTACTGCACCAATGTAGTCTTTAACGATATAGAGTCGGTTATCGTTTTTCCAGTGGAAACCTGTTGTGAGTTTCTACTAAATAGCGTGGAACTTGAAGCACTCTGTTGTGTGCCGATTTCAGATAGCCTTTCTGCTATCGTCTTGTCGAATGTGCCTACTGTCATGGTTAGTGTCGGTGTTAGAACGTTCTCTATCTCAAATATGATGTAGTCATCAGGGGGGATGTCATATTGTGGGAAGTCTAGGAAAACAACGTCTCCTGCCTCTAGTGTTTCAAGTCCTTTCTTCTCAACATTCAATGTTATCTTTCTAGCATCAGATGAGTGGAGTTCTAGAAGTTCAATCGCTTTCACCTTAGCATCTGTAATGCTTCTGATGTTAGCATCAACGAATTTAATGTGAGTTCCAGCGTCATCACTAGAAACACTTGTCTTGATTCTATCACCAATAACAGTGACTTTATTGGCTTTTGCAAAAAGAGAACTATTCTTCTTTACAGAGAAGACTCTATGACTTCGATAGGAAATTGCCTGTTTTCTCAATAAGGGTGCAGAGTTTAAGTCACGAAATACCACTTTTTTGTTATTGACACGAAAATCTAAGTTCTTCTTTCCTGCTAATTTGTTTAACATTTGGAAAGCAGATGCCTGAACGAAATTATCGGTAGAAACGAATGTTTTCTTGTTGAACTTAATTATCTCATCATTAACAAGAGGAACGAACCATAAATCGACATCTGTATCAGTAGTATCTACATCATTAACAGTGATAGTAGTTCCACTAGGAGTGGAAGCAACAACACCAATTGGATATCCTTCATGTGTAAATATAGTATCTCCTGCTACAATGTTCTCTACTGTGGCTTTGCAAGTAATGACATTATTGGAGACAGAACTCACGATGTTTCCAGTGAACTCTGCTTGAGTTTGAACCATATCAACATCGAGACCCGCTTCTTTTATGATACGCTCAATCTCTGTCTCTACCTCTTCACCGATAATCATACTAGTGCCAATGTGACATTTGGATATCTTGTCCAAGTCAGGTTTTCTAGACAACTCTAAGTCTATCACTTCACCAAAGGATACAACACCATTTCCAGTGAGAGTTCCTTCGTATGTCAGTTTGAACTCATCTCTTCTGATAGAGTTGGGGATGCTCTTAGCAACATTTGATACTGTCATTGTTTTTCTTGTTGTATTAGTGCCATCAGTAATGAAGCAGTCGAAGGTGTCACCATGAGCATATGGCAAGTTACTGAACGACTCTGCGTTTGATGAAGGTACGATTCTTTGAGTTCCACTAGGGGCTACATCTAGATTCATCAGAACATAGGCACTGAATACACCCTCACTCATATGGTTCTCGTTGAATGTTGAAGAACCTCTTCTGCTCTCCAATCCCCCTGTTGTGAAGTTAGATGATGTCTCAGTGTAATCTAACCCTGTTGCATGTAGGCGATTTAGAATAATCTCATTTGGTGTATCTCTAAATGTGGTCTCAGATAGTTTCATCAATCTGTATCTAGGTCTAAGACCTGTACTGAAACTTCCTGATGTCTCCTCTGCTGGAATATCGATATCTAGGGTAATTGTGTGTATCACGGAAGTTGAGTTTGTTTGTGTTTGATTGGTGCTGTGACTCAATATCTTAGAGATGTATCCTATGTTTCCTCCTGATGAGTGATAGAACGCATTAGGGTGCATATCGTTGTATGCCGAGTTCACTCCTGATACATCTCCAAGGTTGATATCAGATGACTCCTCTTGCTGCCTCTCACATACTAAGTAGTAGCCTGTTAGGTTCGGCACGAAGTTTAGCCACGCATGGTCTGTTTGCGAGGTATTAGCAGTGGTGTTCAATGTGACAGTGATAGTCTTACCACTTGCGGATACTGCACTGGAACTGATATCCAATACTGGTTTTATGAGCATCTGCGCTCTGTATATTCCTCCTCCTGTCGTATCATCAGTTGTGGCTATTTCCTCATGAAAAGCCTTTCTAGTGGTAGCCATAGCATCTCCTTCTTTGTTTTCAAGGAAGTATCTCGCTCCTAAATCAGCAAATCCAGCACCGTTAGAAGTCGTGTCGTTGCTATTGCTATTCGTTCCAGTTCTAGTATGAGTCCCTGCTAATGCGAAGGTTTTGGCTACGTTGCTACTACCGTTTTTGAGAAGCATTAGATTAGGGGAGTGTTGGTCATTGTTGTTTCCACCACCGCCGAAGGAGAATGCTGATGTTGCATCAAAGTCAGAGAAGTTACTAACTTCATCATTAGAACCTAAAACTGCACTAGTTTGGAATTGGTTCTCTGGAACATCAGGGCCGTCTTTCGTGACCTTTCTCATATTGCGAAATACTCCTATGCAATTGTCATAGATATGGTCATCTGCCTCTAGTCCATATCTCTGTGCGTTGTTAGTTAATGCACCATGAACTAAGCCAGCAATCACTCTAGATGTGTTGTAGTATGTGAAATTAGTAGTCAAGCCGTTATCTGTATTCCAAGTTGGCGTTCTATGGTATGGACTCTGCGTGGCTAGACTGGAATTGGTTGAAGCGTTGTTCTTACATTGGAATAACAGAGGCAGGAATACGTTAGGAGGATTGAACTCATCCCCTCCTGCATCCTCAAGAAGTGCATATTCAAAACCACTTCCGAAGGTAGAACTTGATGTCAGTATCGGTGGTCTAGTTAGGTATACTGAAGGGAACTCTACCTTTGGTGGAGATGTAGCATTACCTGCACTTGCGAAAGTAAATACATCTTGGAGGCTGTCATCTAGGAATTTAGTCACTTTGAACGACAACTGCTGATACTCTCGTATGAGATAACATGGGGTATTCAAATCGGCTGTGCTTCCAGTTAGATTGACTAAAGCAGACTGGTTTGAACCACTAGTCATATTCGTAATAGTCGCATTGACTATGAATACCAAGTCTCCTGTATCCTTCCTAAAGAAAGCATCACCTGCTGCTAGACTTAGGTTTCCACCACCACTGAATGTTATTGACCTACTACTGCCTGAACTTCCTATGGTCACTGATGGGCTATTACCATGTAATGTAGTATCAATTTCCCTGACCATTTGGTATCCTGCCATATCGACTAGCGTATTAGATGGAGAAGGCATAGAGTCGGGGTCTATGGGATTGAAATGCCAATCGAATGTGGCTTCGACTAATCTTGCTATTCCGAATCTCTTGATTTGATTAGTGGTCTTATTTGCAGATTTGATACTGACTCTTTCAAAGTTGTTATCTCTCTTATCTGACATGAGTGATTTTCCTGAGTATCCTGAGTGAGAAACTTGTGTAGATGACTGTGAACCATCTGATTCTACTAGACAGGCAAAGTCTTCAAAGTTCAATGTCGAGTTTCCAATGTTGTTGTATCTTAGTTTAGAATATGGGAATAAGTCTCCTGTTGCAAGTAGTTCGTAGTTCTGTGCTTTCGGAGCATGATGAAGCAACTTGCCAATGTCTTCCTTTCTAGCCGAGTTAGCCGCTATGCCACCTTCCTTGTTGACTACATGCTTTGGCAACTTATCCGTTCCTGATAGGCTTGCAAACGGACTTCCAGTATCAAACCTGTAAGTGTAGTTGTCATCTAGCATATTGCTTCCTAAGAGTGGTTTCGACTCAGTGGAATAAGTCGGTGAACTAGGTGCTATACCATTGCCTTTGACTGGATACGCTGCTGCATATCCTGTTATTGATTGAGGGTGCGTGGCACTCTTGTATATTCCAGCATCTGATTTCGTAAGAGTTCCTTCGTTTAATTTCTGTAAGTCCCAATATCTGTATGTGTCTCTAGGAGTATAGAAGGCATCTGCTCCTATGAAATCCAGTTGCTCTGTATTAGTAGCACTAGTACCTGTACTACCTGCTTGCGTATCTGCTCTGTGAATGAAACCACCTGAGTTGACGTTGTTGTTTACTAGATAAAGCGAATGAACGTTGGTTCTACTCTCGCTACTATTGTCCTCTATTCTTCCCATGACAATAGGGCAGATTGGTGCTATCGATAATACGAATCCTCCATCATCCTTTGATATGGTTTCAATCACATCAAACATCTCAGAGGCATATGTCATCTTGTTAATCTTGGTTGTCGATACTCCTGTCTCCTTTGATAACTGTATGGCGAAAGACGAGTCTGCATCTAACGTGCTTGTGTTCAAGGAGTTGATGCTTATTGGATTAGATATATTGTATCCTAACGTTCTATCTTCTGCGAATGAAGCGGTATTCGATGTAGATTCTAATCTAGTTCTAGTTCCTGTTCTATCAAAGGAGAACGAGTCAGAGAAGACCAATCCCTTATCGCTTACTCTTGAGAAGTCAGTAGCAGAGGTGCTTATAGAGGGATTACTACCAATTGCCTTCTTGCCTGAAAAGTATGTTGCTTCAGCATGAGGGTCATAGTAATAGATGTCAGTGTCTGCACTTATTGACAGATTCACTAACGGCTTATGAGTTAGAGTTGTAGATTGGTTGTTTCCTGCTACTGATGCTACCTCTCCAATGAAAATCATATTGTTTGCTTCAGTGGTACTTCTAGTAAACAACAAGGTTCTTGCTAAAGCAGTAGTATTCCAATCGGTTATCGCAGCGTGATGGATAACCTTGTCACTCACGCCACTTATATCCATAGTTGCCTCATTCAACGCTGGAACAATCGGATTCAATGTGCTGTATGCCATATCCTCGGAGAATAACAGATTCTTGTCTATCAGGGTGTTTAGTAGAGATGCATTGCTGTCTCTTCCTTCTACAACCAGTGTTGAAAGCCCGTTCTCGGCTTTTGTTTCGGTGAGTTCCACAATACCGTCAAACACCTCTTCTTGCAGACTATACCCATCATTATAATAGTAGAATCTAGGAATGCTGGTATTCTGATAGAACTTCCTACTAGCATCTTGGAACTTCACATACTCCATGTCCTTATCGATGTAGTCCACATGATTCTGATGACCACTTAGAGAGGTAAATACCACTTTGCTATCGAAGAACTTAGACTGCTCTTTGGGTATCGTTGTTCCCGATACAGTTAATCTATTACCATCAGCATAAACGACCTGTGTATCTGAATCGAAGTTCTCTGTATTCAAAACACCAGTCCAAGAAGCAATCTCCACATCTGCGTTATCGAACTCATGCACCGTTGCAGCGACAGTGAAGGAAGTAGCATTGAGCGTTTTGTTCGCTTTTACTGTGATATCTTGTGTTCCTGAAGATACAACCTGTTGTTCATTTACCACATAGTAATACCCATCTATCCTGAGTATCGAATTTGTAGGGAGTTTATCTGAGAGATTGTAATCGTGCGTATCTAACATATCTGTGAATCGAATCTCATTCGCACCATCTACCTTGGATGCCTTAAATGGAAGAGGCTTGAATGATACCTTGTCACTGAAAGCCGTTTTCATTGCCTTCAATGTCTGCCCCTGTCTTATCTTGAAAGGCAACATACCTGAGTTATTCATAGCCATAGTCTTGAACATCTTGCTCATCTTGTTCTGAGGACTGTTGACGATGACATCAGTAGTAAGTGGAATCACATCATTCCTGCGGGGTCTAGGGTCTGCTGTTATGTATCGTGAAGGGCCAGTGCGATTACCGTCAAGAGTCGATGATGTTGCTGATGTACTATCAGAGGTATGTCTCTTCATGTTTGGGAATGCCTTGTGCCAAAGGATGGGATTAAAGTTGCCATCACCATCGTCAGTTGCCCTTAGATTATCCACAAGAGTTGCATCTAGTTTCCCTCTACCGATATTGGATATCACTCCCTTTTGCTTTGCTTCTGTTCGGAATACTATATTCTGTACTCCTTTACCATAACGAAGAACAAATCCTCCTCCACTAGCATTCCATGTAGATGACGATGCTTGTCTAGAGAAATCCAATTCAATAGAGTTATCACTAGTATTGATTGTTTTCACATTTCCCACAAAATCATCCGTGGCATCATCGAATAATGACATTCCTTGAAAGACTGTATTCATAAAAGTCGAATAACTGCCAGTGCCAACGAATAGTTTTTTTGATGAACTACCTTCTTCAAACGCTGAGTAAGCATTACTTGTATTCAGAAATCCTACTTGATTTTGGTTTCCGGCCCCATGATTGTAATCCCACCATCTCAATCTAGTGACGGTGTATTTCTCCATGTAGTCCAATTGGTCATCCTGTTCCAACCTGTCATTGTAGAAGTAGAACGTTGGTCTATCGACTCTGTTTAGCACATCATAGTTGTCTGTCGAAGCCTGATTGTCACCACGAAGACCATAACTTACAGCCATGATATCAGTATCTGTCTTTGATGGCCCTTTGAAGACCTCAAAGTTAGTTCCCTTTGGGATTGGTGCATGATACTTTGGACTAAACTCCAATCCATCACCTACTTCATCAAATGTTGATATTCTAGTTATCTTAGCGAAGTGTGGTCTTGCAATATCTGATTGTGTAGAAGAGTCAAATATCTCAGGGTTTAGGAGAATAAAGTAATCATAGTTCTCTATGTCCAATGCCACAACATCAGTGGCAGGGTAGTCAATGACAGATGCGCCCAACGAGGTATCTGCATATACAAACTTTCTATTTGTCTCGCCTGTGCTAACACTAGTATCGAATGCCTTTATTTTGAAAGGAGGAGTTGTCTCCTTGGTCGTAGCATAATTAGCGATGGTCTTGTTCTTAGGGAGAAGCCTATTTCCTATTTGGTCAGCCTTGTCATTTGATATAGAGCCACCATGAGACCCCTTTCTAATCTCGGTGAATATAACAGATGCAACTACATCAGACGTAGCAGTTCCAGTCCCACTAGTCTCAGACTCAACATATGTCGCTTTAAATACAGGATTGACTGATACATCCTTGAATGCCTTTCCAGTGGAGAACTCAGTAGTCATACTGGCATACGCTTCATTGGCATCAGCCTCATTGATTCCTGATTTCAGGGGATAGAGAATAGTTCCGTTTGTCTTCGCCATTATCAATCACCAAAAGAGTAGTAGAATAGAGTATCACTGTAATTAGGAGTAAGGGTCGTGATGGTAGGGCAAGGAGTAGCAGACTTGTGAAACGCAATCTCATAGAGTTCTCCCATGAATTGAGTGGCCTTTCTAGCAGTAGCAGATAGAGTTCCATTCTGTCCTATGAAGCAGTCACCCGGACTCGTATCCAATCTGAACTTACCGATGTTTACCTTTGCTCTCTTCACTGGTTGATTATTCAGATACAAGGTGATGGTATTCCCATCAAAGGACATGCCAACTTTACTTGGTTGCTCCAAATACAGAGCCTCCTTCTGCTGTTCCCTGTATATCGTTCCTGTGACTGTTGTAGCAGGAGCAGATGCAAGTGTAATCGTGTTTCCGCTTACTGAAGAGACAGTTCCTATGAGTGTCCCGACATTGTTGTATATCTCATTACCAGCACCTATTCCATCTGCTTCACCTGACCCTACATTGATGTCATTGACATTGGTGCTGAATGCTCCTATTGTCAAACCCGAACTTATTCCTGTATTGCTAATTGCTTGGTCTCCTGCTGATGCGGCTACTATTGTTAGCGTACTACCACTTCTAGATACTGTGAGAGAGCCATTATGTCCTGAACTTCCATTAATCGCTGTTCGTAGATTCTGAGCAGTCGTCTGCGTGTTACCAACTACATTTGTAAAGAAGACAACATCATTGCTTCCTTCTGTTGCAGTAGAACCATTGGTCTCGCTGTTATCTCCTTTGGTTGGCTTGTACTTCTTGACGAGACCAGCACTGTCCTCTAGAGTGATGAATGCGGTTGGTGTACTTGCAGCAGAGTAGTTGGAAAACTGACTGCCACTCACTGTGATAATACTAGAATAACCACTTACTCTTGATAAAAATTGGCTTGATTGGGCTGCATTGCTTGGGGAAGTTACTGTGACTACGCTCCCACTGGCTGCTGCCTCAGTTCCCCCAAAGCCAGTTCCTGTGAATGCAGCATTGATTGCTCCTGCTAAATAAGTAGCAGTGACACTCTCATTACCGCCTATCAGAACCTTGTGAACAGGACTAACGCTTGTCGTGCTGTTAGTATCCAATGCTCCATTTGTAAAAGTACCACTAAAGAACTTGAAGTATTTAGCAGCCGTTAAAGAACCATTTGAGTTTCGCAATCTGACTGTCATGTAATAGTTTACATTACTTCCCGATGATGCATTCACTCCTCCCGACATCCCCGAAACAGAAAGTGCAGATAGATTACTTCCCTTTGTTATGGTTTGGTTATAGTTAGCAAGAGTTGTGCTAGATACACCAGTTGTCGTTGTTATGCTAACAGTGGGACTAGCACTACCCACGGTTAATGCTCGTAAGTCAAAACCGCTTATGTTTGTGGTTGCGTGTGTTCCAATAAGATTTCTTAGATTAGCCGCATCAGTAGTGGTAGTTCCTGTTATTGACAAACATAATGCTTGTCCGAAGCCAGTGCCAATATAATTGCCAATGTCGTTTACCCCACCCGCATTCAATAGAGCCATCAGAGTCTCTCCATTCTTTGTTGAACCGGGAAAATTTTGGTCAGCAATACACACTATCATCAGAGTATCAGCCGAAGTAGTGCCATCGTTGAATACTCTGAATGACGAATTATCTATGGCAGCAGTAAAGGCAGCGTTATCAGCATATGACGCTCCGGGATGAAAGCACTCCTCATCAGCAATACTACTGAATACTACTGACCCGGTTGGTTCAGTTCCTGAACCTGCCGCAGTATCTAGATGGGAAGAACCGGGAACATCATCCACAGTGAATGTGGCAGTACCCTGTACTTCAGCAGTGTTTGTGAAACTAGCCAAGTTACCTGTTACTTGTGCCGTTGCAATGGGGAGAGAGCCTGTTGCACTACTGGTTATTTTCGTCTTGTCTGTTGTTATGCCACTGTAAAGACCATCAGAGTCGTAGTATCCAATCAGTGATTTCTTAGACACGAATACTGGCTCACTCGCAACAGTATGTGCTATTGGTGTACCTACTGAATCAGTCAATTCTACTACCATTTTGTATTCTGCTGGCTGATTGAAGTTGGAGGATGTTGTGTTCTGCAAGTAGAACTTTAGGTAGTCATTGCAGAATATCATCATCTTATGAGTTCCTCTACCTGCTCCGAAGTAACTGACACTCTCATAGTTGGATGTGGTATCTGCTTGGTCGTCTAGTGATAGGTTTGGACTAGGAGGAGTCTTTGTGCTATCGAGCCTTCCTTGTCCTGATGTTCTATGACCAACCCCATTCACATCATAGGGTGTGACTATCGCTTCGATACTGAATGGCCCTCCGTAATCCCATAGAGGATGTCTTGACTCGTCTATCGTATTGCTTCCAGTCAAGTCGTTGCTGTTGTAGTCATCATACTCTATCTTCAGATGTCCATCGCACATTACAGGAAATACCAATGCCCTTGTATCTCCTACATGTGCTGTTGTTGCCATTCATTCACCTACATGTTGTTGATTGGGTTTTCTGCTAGAACCTTAGCAACCTCAAACTCCAAGGTGAATGGTACAGCGTTTGCTTGCTCACCTGCGAAGGTGGTGTTGAAGGAGCGTATGAATCCTGACATTCCTGTTATCTCATCAACATCTGAAACATCTGAGAATGCTGAGAGAGGAGAGATGTCAATCAAATCAGAAACTCCTGTTGTCGAGTCTATGAAATCGTTTGCCGCTCTCTTAAATCTCTCATCGTATCTTCTATTCTCATAGGTGAATGGAATGAGTGGTAAGTCTGACATGTCATTTGTTTCGTCATCTGTTGTGTGATAGTTAAAGTTCGTATCGATTCTGCTAGGCATCAGAATGATAAGTCTGTTCATTGACTGGTCATCCTGTGCCGCACTGCTATCAACATAGGAATGTATCAATTGAGCCATCTCAAATGGTGTTAGTATCCTCTCCTTAGCAGAATCACTTCCTTCTCCTGTGTCTTTGGATATTCTTTGATTCAGGAGCGTTCCTGTGAGGCTTATCGCCTTGTTCGCTATACCCATGTCAAAGGCAAGAGTCTCTGACTTTCCGGTTGCCATAGTAGCAAAGGGAACTGGTAGAGTGGGAACTGTCTTGCTTGTGTTGATTCCTATCTCCGTCACGAACAGTGGTATTCTATTCACTGCCCTGTCTCCGCCTATCTCATTCCTTCTTTGCAGTTCTAGAAAAACGCTGAAGTTGCTGTAACTGTCACTTGTTGCCATTTTAGAATTTCACCACCGATGTTGCTGTCCTATTCATTCTTGAGTTTATCTCTCTTGCTACCTTGTTTGCTATGTCCTTTATCTCAGTATCAGAAGCACCGACTCTTCCGGTTACTTGTACTGTTATGTGATTAGTAACTGAGGAAGACATAGCCTTAGATGCAGTGTTAGAATGAACTTGCGCTCCTCTTGGTAGTTGCACCAGTTCAGGCCCACGTTCTCCAACAATAGCAAGACCGCTTCGGCTGACTCTTCCACCTTCTGCTAATCCAATAAAGTTCTTAGCACTACTAAATGCTCCTCCGACTTTATCCTTGACATTACCGCCAACATCCATTGCTTCCTTGAACTTATCACCAATAAAATTACCAATTTGTTCAGGTATTCCTTCTAATATGTTTATTATTGAAGAAGCAAATACTTTCAGTAATGAAATGGAAAAGAAAATCTTATCTAGATTATCATAGATGGTTTCTGCTATCTTATACAATACCACAGCAACTGCTCCAACTAACACTGCAATCCAACCCCCACCAAAGAATACAGCGAGGAAAGCCACTGCTGCTACTACTCTCATAACAACACTTATTATTTTCAATGCTCCCCCTACGAAAGCCGCTTTAGCATTACCAGTTGCCTTGAATATAGCGTCATATCCTGTTCTACCTAATTCAAGGAAATATGTCCCAATGCCAGCGAAAACTGCCCCTAGTGTGGCAACCAACAAACCGCCTAGAACTTTAAGCCCCGCTAACAGTAATTCACCCACCCCAAAAACGACACCAACTAAATCACCTTCTTTGAATGCAGTAAATATTGCTTGTATAGCACTCTTTGCATCTGCTAATCCCGAAGAAACCATAGCCATTCCAATTGAGAATACTTCCTTTATTTTGTTAAACCCAAGAATCAACTCATCTTTCGTTTCATCAAAAATACTCTTCAACAATGTTAGAATTAACATTACAAGAAGCAGGTATCCTGCGGCAATTAGCATACTCTTAACGACAAGAGCAATTCCTTTCGCTATTCTTCCTAGAAACTTAGCCATATTAGTCACAGGTGTTGTAACGACCTTTGCCATCTTGAGAAGTGACCGTCTTCCCTTTTTTGCATCCTTTTCACTTTCGACCTTTTCTCTCAGTTTCTTGAATTCAGCAAATGTTTTTTTATCTACCATCTTTCCAGCAATTCTATTCCTGCTTTTACTTTTAGTAGGGTCTGCTGCTTCAAATTCCTCTTCTCCTGTGAAACCCTTTCCTAAATTAGCAAATTGGTCTTTGAGGTCTTTTGACATTGTATTGCCAAAATATTCATCAAATTGACCCTTGAGTTTTTCCATGCCTTCGGTCATTTTAGTGGTAGCAATATCTTTCTGTGTTTTGAAGATTCCATCCCCTTTCTTTTTAATTGCCGTTAATAATTTGATAGTCAATGAATTAGCAATGAGTCCTTCCCGTCTTCTTCTTGCGGTTCTCGTAGCGGTTCTCTCAAGTGTTTCCATATCCTTAACTTGTTTTGTCATCAATTTACCCATTTCTTTTAGGGCTTTATTTTGGTCTTGATATTGGAATAATAAACCACCAAAAATCTTTGATTGTCCCTTCAAATCTTTCAAAGCCTTTTCTCTGACTTTACCTGTTCCCGATTCTGCTTTCTCTAAGTTAGCCTGTATTTTTTGTATTTCTTCTGATTGTTCTGCAATCTCTGCATAGACCTTGAGTTGCTTTACTTCCTCTAGTCTTCTTCGCTCTGTCGAACTAGCCATCTCATTGAGAAGGATGACAGTAGCCTTGATTCTGTTCTGTACTCTCCAAAGTCCTGTTCCTGATATGAATCGAGAGAAAACCTCCCAATTCTTTGAACCCATTATCGCATTTGTTCTGCTTAATGATGCTTGAAGTGTTCTCATGTTCTTTGCGCCATCGATAATGGCTAGGTCAACACGCTCAAATTCCTCACGGATTTCTTTGATATCATCCTGTGTTGACATTACAAATCACTTCTTACTTCCTTCTTTAATTGCCTCCGATTCCAGTTTCTTTATCTCTCCATGTATTTCCAACATTTCCTTCACTACCGATACTGGTGTATCATAAGCCTCCATAGGATTTATCGAGAAAGTAGTGCAGTAGGTGTAAAGCATAATCTTCATCCCAACCTCACTGCTAACCTTTCCCCCTTTCAAAGCCCTACGGATTAGTTTTCGTTTCCCTTATCATCTCCCATTACATCCACGAACGGATTGGGGAGTATGTCTTTCAGTTGTGAACCAATATAGGGATTGAGTCTAATTAAGTCAGTAGTAGATAGTTGAGGCTCAGTCTTCTCTACGAAGTTCTCAACCATGTATCTATACATCTTGTTTAGATTGATGCCCATAGTCTGACCCTGAGCATCCATATCCATCACAGACGATAACGCCTGTTCTACCTGTAACCAAGTTGGTTCTTTAATCCACACTTGGAGGTATTCATCAGAGTCAGAGGCTACCCTAATCTGATGGCATTCGGTTGCCGTTCTTGCGAACAGCCTAGTCTTATCACTTACAATTTTTCTTTCTGTCATTTTTCTTTCCACCTAACTAATATACCAACAAACAAACGTGTTGGTGGAATCGAAAAAAGGATAGCGTTACCTAATTTGGTCACGCCTCCTAATTACCTGTTGCACTACCGCCAAGAGTCATGATTGCCCACTTACCTGTGTAGGTAGCAGTTGTGAGCGTTCTTGCTGTTATGGAAGCCTCTACCTCTACTGGCCCTTTGTCTTCAGGGAAAGGCACAGTAACCGCATTAATTAGATAGTCAGCAAGTTGAATGTCTATCTCCTCGCCTGAGTCCTTTGTGAACTTCAATCTCAAAGCACCGCTAGATTCGTTGTCATTCCTTAACTCATCCCATAGTTTCGTGTCTGTTATCAACATGGTCAAAGTCAACTCATACGTTCTCTGACCGGGTAGATGAGCAGATGCAATCTGTCTGTTGTAGTTGCCAATGAACCTCTGTGGTAGCAAGTTGTTGTTAATTACAAGAGAACCGCCCTTCACCTTACCCAAGGACTGACCGAACAATGTGATGTCTCCATCGGAGAATAGGAAGGGGTAGTTGTCTGTTAGCGTGGAACTGTAATTGACTATTCCCCTACCATTCTCAGCATCGCTTAGAGAAGTCAAGGATGCATTTCCACCAAGGGGAACATAGTTAGCAGGAGGGTCGAAAGCCCTTCTTGAAACCAAATCCATTGAACACTTTAGTTCCTGACCTTCTTCAAAGTTCAGAGTGAGAGTGTTTATCTGACATCCTGTGAAGATTCTAGAGTACATGTTCTCGTTAGGTGATAGGGAATCTAGTGCAGTCGAGTTGCTCTGTCCTGCTTTCCTGTATACTACATCAAGAGCGAAGGATGGAAGAACATCATCGTCTGCTTCACTGAAAGTGTAGTTGAACATGTCTGAGCCATTGTATACCTGCAAGTTACTGATAGCCAAGTCAGAACCACCACCATCTATCTCAGGGTAGTTGTTGTGTTCGTAAGACCTAAGTATCCTGTTTGCTGATGCATTGACAGCAATTGCATTCTCTCCATTTGATGTGCTTAGAGTAGCATGTGTTCCTGACAGGGTGTAGGATAGTTTACCTAGTGCGTAGTAGAGCCAAGAGCCGTTGTTGAGAGAGACATCTAACGAGCCTCCGCTTACTGTCTCTGCTCCTTTGTACTGATAGTCGAAGTTCCTACCACCTGCGGCAGCAAGGTTGAGTTGCTTCATCTCCACCTCTACGCTTGGTGGTGTGAATGTGTTAACTAGCCCTAGCCAACTATCAGAGTGTATTCTAGGATTAGTACCGCCATCTCTAGAAGCATAGAGAGGTGCGCCAAACGAGAGTATAGTCGCATCCATAGTTCCTGAAGTTACTGCACTGCCGTTGGAGTCAACTGGTGCGGAATCTATGACTATGGTTGTGGTAGTGTTATCTACGATAGTTCGATATGAAGTTGCATCGTTTGAAGCCAATGCTCCAATCTTCACGGTGCAGCCGATATACAAATCAGGGACTAAATGAACTAGGGTTTGCTGACCGCTTGATAGTGTTAGAGTTGTACTGCTTGAGAGAACAGCATCCTGAAAATACAAGTCCAACTCAGGACTCATTCCTACTTGTGCATTTGCGCCTACGAATACTTCATTACTTGCCATTTTCTAATCCCTCATGTTGCTCTAGCAAACCTCTTCATCTCGACTCCAATCTTATATCCCAATAGTCTTTTCCCTCTATCATTGGCTTCATTTCTTGACGTTATTCGTACTAAATCTGCATCTCCCAAAGCCGCCGAAGTGTTATCGGCGGGTGTTGCATAGACAGTTGGCCTAAAAGCATTGTTTTCAAAGATGTATCTGACTATCTTGTATAGTGACTCTAACCTGTCCCTAGAAAACGTGTTACTAGTCATATCTCTTCGATGTAAAACACGGAGATGTAGAGTGAAGGCAAAGTCCTCGTTTCTAGCAGAATAATCAATTGTAGGATAACTGGTAGCGGAACTATCTTCAAACACTACAATCACTGATTCAGAGTCGATGTCAACTCTCCTTCCTTCTTGTGGTTCGATTGAGCGAATATCAATGAACTTAGGAGTGGCATTGTGATTTGCTGTAATAGTGCCAGCACTGACTAAAGCAGACGCTGATGAAGACCAGTTATCTTGTAGAAGCCTGATGATTAAAGTTACTTCATCCATATTTTTATCTTCTCCTTCAATTCCTTGTCATATGCTTTAGCAAACGCATCTCTAGCATTTTGCATAACCATTTCATCAGAGAAACTAATATCAAAACCAACAATGTCTTCCATTTCTTTTAGAAGTTCATTCCTTTCCTGTTCCTTTCTCAGAATCTCGATGAACTTGGCTCTTGCACTCATAGTATCACTAGTCAATGAAATGTATGACATCCTTCTTTCCATTCAGTATTTTATTAGCCTCTTCAAGAAGTATGTCGTGCTTGGTCTTCAGGTCTATGTTAGAGCCTGTTTCAGCAATGAGTATGGAGTTGTCATCATGTCTTATGACTTCGGCTGCAACCAGTTTTGTAGCAGCATCATGTATCGTAGCGGGTACTCTCTTTTCCCCACTGACATATGTGACACGAACAGAATGTGAATGTAGGAATGGGTAGTTCTTCAAGAAGAATATCTTACCATCCTTGCCAATTGTCCAGTAATCTCCTAACCTTCTTTGGTCTTGGTTATCTGTGAACTGAGTCACTGTGCCAACTGTTGATGATATCGTACAAGCAGAACCATCCTCTCCCATCAAGAGAGAGGAGATTACAACTGTGTCTCCTGCTTCACTATCCGTTGTGGCATAGAAGAAATCAGATATGTTCACAGTAGGCGCACCGTTTGCAGTAACAGACTTAGCAGAAGTCTCACCAGTGAACTTCGCAGTCTTGTGTGGGAAGACCTCGTTAATTGCATCTGCTATTTGACTCGCAGTTGTCTTTGGGCCATAGTTGTCGAAGAAATCAGTTCCCTTCGTTATGTTGAATGTGTATGCTCCTACACCTAGAGCGATAACCCAAGAGCCTCCTGTGGGACTCGATGGAACTTTTACCTTAGCAGAGGCAGATGCCAAGTCAACATACTCAGTTCCCTGCCATACCTCTAGCCTCACAATCTTCTGAACATCAGGTCTCTCTAGTTGAACAAAGCCAATGTAATCCTTGAACCTGTTTACTGGATAAGCACCCATCTTGAAAGCCTCAAACCCATGAAACTCATGGTGATAGATTACTGGTCGATAAGAGTGTCCAACTACATCATCTACTCTTTCCTCTGCTCTTTTGATTAGAGTACCCACTTCAGCGATTGAAGGAGTGGTAGATGAACTGAATGCTGCTATCTGCAATAACTGTGACACATCACTATGCGTAGTGTAGAACCCTCTCCCTTGCGAGTAGTTTGGATTGATGTTTGTAAAGTCACTTGGGGAGGATAGTTTTGACATTTATTCAACTCCTTAATTTTCGGGTCTTGCCCATGAAGGTCTTAATACCCTTGAGTATATCAGATATACCCTCTACCTTGTCCCTATCAGCAACAACGAACGCACCTTCTTCTGCAAGCCGTAACTCTCCTTCTTTCTCCAACTCAACTGTATAGTCAAAGATATCCCAAGTAGGGTCTTTTCCTTCCTTTATTCCTTTGTTGGTTTCAGTCTGTTGTTCCACCAGTTGCTCTACGTCTGACTTGAGAGATACCTCAAAATGCATAGTCCCAATATCTAGGTCTAGGTAATTTCTACTTAGTTCTGAAACCGTGGGTTCTCTATCTGTGCCACCCACTCTGCCCCCTCTTCCCTTAGTTGCAATGTTCTTGGTTCTCTTGGGCTTTAGGAAGTTAGACCCTTTGATTAGAGTCTCACTCATCCTCTCTTTCATTTTATCATCCACATCCAACATATCTTCGATATACTTCATCATGGCTCTCCTGCCTTCAGGAGATGCGTCTTGTTGTTCTATTGGTGTAGAACCGTCACCATATATCTCAAAACCCGCTATTTTCTCTTCTGACACTGTTTGCATTCTGCCGGAGAATTTATCCTGTAATTCTCTGCTTTGTTGCATTGAAGTCTTTACGGTTAGTTTCAACTCATCTTTGCCTGTAAGCATACGATTGCCAAGTTTCACATTGATGGTATCGCTTTCCTCCTTTTTATTTGGAATAACTCTGAGATGCTCACCTACATCTTCCATTTGTGGGAGGTCGAAAGATTCCTGTTGTAGCCAGCCTTCTTCTTTTAGCAAGGACATTAGAAATGCCTTCAAATCCCATGAGACACGAACGAAAATATCTGCACCCTTCTTTCCTTCTTTATCGTCTGCCTTGATGTATGGCTTAAGTTTGGTATAGTCATACAGGCTTCCCCCCTTGTCTGCAACATCCATTATCTTAGATGGCTTTCCTGCTATTCCTTCGTATGATTGTCCTAAGTATGCAGGTAGGAGAAGTTGCTCAAAAGTTACCTTCTTGTCAATAATGTTCTCTAAGATGCTATCCTTCTTCTTTTCTCCAAATATCTCAAAGAGAGCAGCACCTTTCTTTCCTTTCAGGTTGTCCTCTAGTTTCTCAACAGTAGAAGCGACAGGTAATCCCAACGCTTTTTTTATTAGTTTCTTCATGTATTCTTCGTACTTCTCAAAGTCTTCAGCATTCTCAAAGTCCTCTTTCGTTAAAGATGTCAGAACCCTGAAGTCTCTTTTGACAGACTTAATTTTGAAGTTACCGAGGTCTTTCATCTTAGGTTGTAGCATCTTTAGGACTAGAATCTTCAGCAATACTCCTGCATCACTGTCTGTTCCTATTTCCGCAGCATTTACTTGTGAGTCATCAAGGTTGAAAGTTCTTGAAAGCCTACTATCATTCTTGTTGCTGATAGTCAGACTCATACATTAAATTCCACCTATGCTAACCACTTCGCCCAAGCAACCCCTTTACTCAAAGCACCAGCCAGTCCAAGACCACTAGTTGGTGGGGTGTATGATGGTTGACCAGTATTGGGGTCTATCCAATACGGGTTATTGTATTGGTCATATCCAGCAGGTGGAATAGGATATCCTGATTGATTGTTGAGGGCCATCTGTTGTTGCATCATCTGCTGGTTCATTCCTCCCATAGCAGGTGCGCCCTGTATGTTAGGAGATGCGGCTTGTGGCATTGCCTGTGACATTCCTTGTTGCTGCACAGCACCCATCTGTGATTCTTGTGAAGGTGAGGTAAAGCCTTGTGATTCTAGATATTGTTGTTTAGCCATTCTTCTCTGCATAATGACTTCCGAATTAACAGCAGTCGCCAGTAGATTCACAATGTCCAAGTCTATGTTTTCTTGTGTGATGCTTGTAAATTCTGACAAGGAATCAGGATGTATTTCTAAATCACCATTAGTGTTAGATACAAATTTCATCTTGACAAGCATTTCACTGACAACTCTCGTCATCACATCTTCCATCATCTTTTCAAATGCACTTAGGAATGGTTCTCCGTGATACTGAAAGAATTCTTCCACATGATTCTCTTGCAAAGTTAAGAGATTGTTAGTCATTTTAAAGTTGGCTTGCCCCATTGTATTAATCTGAGAAGATAAGGCCGAGTTGCTCGTTCCGAATACACCCATCACTCGCCACCTTCCTGTGTCTCAATCTTAACGCCTTCGGTCAATAAAGATTTAATCTTAGCAGACATGGCTGTATTCTCTATCATCAAAGCATACAACTGCTCTTCTTTTGATGAGTTTTCATTTGCCGGAGGAGTAATGTTCCAACCTAATGAAGTGAGAGAATTGATGTCCTCTTGCTTCAGTTGTGTTATCGGTCCTGACTTTACTAGATTCACTGGATTTAAACTTCTAGCAGATGGTATGTAAGCACTAAACGAAAGTCCGTGTTCTTCTGCTAGTATCTGTTGCTCTAGCATCTCATATTGCATGTGTATGGCTGCGTGTTTCTCACAGTACGTTCCTCTCATTGGGTATCCCTTGCGAACCTTGTGCAGTGGAAGTGGGGGTCTTCTGCTATCGTTAGCAGTCCATACCTTTTGCGTTCCACATATTACACATCTATCATTTATGTTGTATTTGAAACTGTAAGGCACTTTGAGAAAGGTTTTCTTTTCAGGTTTCAAAACTTTAACAATTTCTTTCAATTGTTTCTTTGGTTTCATAGATTTATATTCATATGGCATTATCGGCCCTGCTGCTCTTGCAGCAGTTGTTCTATCCATGAATGGATTAGTACCACTGTTCACTGTTGCGTTCGTTGCTCCTATCAAACTAGGGGGGTTAAATTGCATAGACATTTTCTGTTTCTCCTATCAATCCAAGTCTACCCTGCGGTAAGACCTGACTAATCTGACGTATCAGTAGTCTTTTATCATTGTTAATATTCCACGGTAAACCATTTCTGAATCAGACTTTGCACTTACGATGTATTTGTGACATGGTATGCCAGTCTCATTCAACTTCTGTAATCCGGGCTTGAAAGATTCAAAGATTGGGTGGTCTTCTATTTTTCCATCGTAGGGATACTTGTCTTTCCATAAGTCATACTTGTTTGCCCAAAGTCCGACAGCCAAAGGATAATCATGTTCTTGCTTCTTCTTCTTTCTACCACCAATTGTCCAATACGGGTTGCAGATAGTATCAACTAGAAATGTCCAAGACAATTGTTGCTCTATATCATAGTGCTTGCTAAGATGCCTGTCATCAAACATGAAGATGATATATTTGACATGTCTTCCTCGCATATCTCTAACCCATTCCTCCCAATATACAGTCTGCCCACCTATGTCAGCAGTCTTCACGGTATGTGCATCACCATCTAGTTTTACGAACTTACGAGTAGCCCTGTGTCTGCCTACTGTACGCTTTTGTATCTCAGGTACTTCTCCCCTAGTCATCAATTGCTTATGCAGGGTAGTCTTACCTGCTTGACTCGCACCATAGATGCCGAAATTGATAGCATGAAGACGGTTATACAACTTGTTCATGGCTTCTACAATGAGTATTGCGAAACCTGCCATTACCGACACACTATCACCTCGTCAGTGAGTCGGATGTCGAAGAGCATTAAAATGGTTGAGAAGTTAATGACCGCCCCAAAGGGAACTGAGTACATGCCATCCAACTTCATACAAATTAATTCCCCAAAGAGAAATAGCATGACCTACGAAGAAACTTGCAATAGATGCAAACGTTCCCCAAAGCCAAAATCTTGCTCTTAGAAACCAAACGTCAGCCGAATGCGCTCGTTGTAAATCATATGCGAGAGTGGATTCATCCATCCCAAATAGGATTTCACTTACCATCTAAATCACTCATTGAAACCTGTTAGGAAAGTAGGACTAACCGTTTGTACTTCCTGTGATGGTGGTGGCATCATTGGAAGGTTTTGGTCGCCATATATTGTTGGCGTTGTACCAAACTGCTGTTGGAAGCCTCTAAATGACTCCCTAACTCTCTTACGGTTCTCCTCATCTCTTGCCTTTCTGTTCCAATACGAGTTTATCTGTCTTTGAAGTAGGAAGTCCTCTATGTAATCATTAATCATCAAATCAAACAACGCTTTCAATATAACAATGCCCCCAACCGTGAGTACGCCAAATATCATAGCCACTGGATAAGGTCCGTATGCATTGACAAATGTTGTACCGTATTGTGAGAAGAAGTAAACGTTGACTCCGCTAACTGCTCCAACAAAAAGAACAGTCATTATTAGTCTAGTATCTGTATCTATACTTGGCATCTTAATCACCTCAAGCAAAGTTGACTGAACAAGTTCCAGTTCCTGTAATCTGAACGTATATTCCATTTGCTACAAGAACACCATGTAGGTCTTGCTCAATGGTCTGAGCAGTTCCTCCGGCGTGTAGAACTAGTCGGGCAACCTCCTTCTTGCCTGATGTGGATGAATCGTCACTGTCCCATATCTTGACAGTCATTACAGCGTTTGCTGTTGATGTAGCATGAACGCTCATTATCTTGCAGTGATGCTTTACTGCAACGGTGCTTGTAGAAAGAACTCCTGTGCTGTTGCAGGTAGGTGATGACATCACTCTGCCCCCGACATCCTCTCTACTAGGTCGGCTTTCTTGCCATCAGTAGATAGTCCCTTTTCCTCAAGCATTTCTTTCAGTTGTTTCACTGTATATTGCGAGTAGTCAATAGCCTCTTCTTCAACCTCTTCAGGTTCTTCTGCTACTGGCTCTTCTACTACGGGAGTCTCCTCTACGGGAGTCTCCTTGATGAGATTAGGAATGAAGGTCTTCTTGGCTGGTGGGAACAATGCAGCCTTGACTGCCTTAGCATCTCCCTCTAGACCAAACTCCCTCTTGAGTAACGTTAAGTTGTACTCGTTCAAACCGAGAACATCTGTTGAATCAGTAGAATCCAGTTCAACTAGAAGCCCTTCGTCTCCTAGCATTCCTATTGCTATTCCCAAAGGAACAACAGTATCTTCTTGCGCTGTTAATGCGTATGTATTGCCAGCCCTTCTAAGCAGAAGAGGGCCGGATACTCTATGTCTTGCTAACTTTACTTTTGCCATAATAACACCTTATTTTTTTGTTGGTAGTAACCCCTGCCCTATTACGGGCAGAGGCTACTACTTTACGTTATCACTTAATCATTGTTATTTCAGAGATTACCGTAGGCACGGACTCTCACCATGCCTTCATCCGATGTACCTGATTGTTGTGCAGAGCCAGTTGACAGGATAAGTTTGACACTTGTTCCTGACTCGTATGCTCCTGCGGTACTGATGACGGCCCTTGCACTGTGTCCAATCTCCTCTACACCTGTTATTAGAACACAGTGTAGGGAAGACAGACCCAATTCAGCAGCAGTCAGGGTTATTCCACCCTGAACGTATGCAGTTATGTTGACTATTGCATCAACTACATACTCGTCACCTGCGACCTTTGGGGCAGTTACGCCCTTATGGTCAGCAACTAGAGTAACTGCGTGTGTCAACTCTAATCACCTCAAGCACTCTTGATGTTGGTTATCTTTCCTTGTCCCTTGAAGAACGAACATCCGGTTTCACCCATCGTTCGGTACATCCCTTGGTTTCCAAGTTTGCCAACACCGAATGGGTTTCCGCTAGTGATACCATCCTCAAAGTATTGAGTAGGCTTCATCACTGATAGCCACAGATGGTCTGTGTCTAGGATGAGCAAGTCACTCAGAGTGTTGGTTGTGTTTGCACCAGTGGATGGCATGTCCTTGGTTGGGATAATTGGGATGTCGTAGTATGTTGCAACTCTGAATCCAACTTCCTGTCCCTTAACTCCACGAACTCCGTTGTGGGTAGGCACAATCTCCTTCCTGTCCATGAATCTCTCTTGGCTTTGTAGAAGGTCAGCAAGGTGCTGAACAGTGTCGTAGCCAGTTAAGATAACCTTGGGGTTTCCGCCGTTCTGCCTGATTCTCCTAATCATGTCATTAAGCATGGTCAGGGTTAGAACCCTAGCATCACCGGAAGCATATCCTGCACCGAAGTCAACCTCTGCATCCAAGAAGGAAGCAGTTCCAGTTGCGGCGTTGCTCGATACAGAGACAGTTCGGGAAGTACCGAATAGCCTTACTACATCTGCAACAACTGCGGAGTTGTCTCCGTTGTTAGCACCAGTGTCCAATAGGTTTGCGTTATACATAGCAGCAATCTCACCAGCAGAGGAAACTATCTTCAGTAGAGAAGTGTAGTTGCGCTCGATGGTTGTTGCAGTTCCGTCATCATACCTCTCAAGAGGCATTACTAGCATCTTGCTCTGAGTCTCTGCGTGTAGTTTACCCATGTCCTCTCTAACGATTGCACGAATGTCACCAACACCGTCATCAATAGCAGCAAGTTCCATACCAAGTTCCGAGAACTCAAACAAGTGAGCAATCGTCTTTGGACTGACGTATAGTTTCTCATACTGAGGTGCAATCGGTGGGATATCGTTTCCAGTTCCTAGAGTTGCGTTCTCACCAACACCACCAATCTTGTCTGCTCTTGGTGTGTCTGAACCCTCTGAACCAGTTCCAATACCGAATGCAGAACCTGAGCCACCCTGCGCTCTGCTCTTTAGGACTCTCCATCCACTGGATGTGTAGGGTCTCTTTGCAAGCATAGCAAGAGGGTTAACCTCTTGGTTTAGCATAGACCATACTTTCTGTCCATAGAGAACATTGTATAGGTCTCCCAACCCACTAGCAGCAGAAAACGGGTTGCTTCCTGCATCGTGGGGCGTTCCGAAACCACCAACGACACCAGCCGCTTTCAACAGGGCGTTACCTGATGCGCCAGCATAGCCGTAGGTGGCTGCTTCTAAGTCTTTTACTGTGTTAATATATCCACTCATTTTAGTTCACCTTCCTTGCGAGGTTGTGTATGTCTCCCCATGACATCTCAGCCATTGCGTCAGCAGTGGTTGGGAATCCTTCAGGTAGAGAGAAAGCGACTTCTGTTGCTTTCCTTATCTCATCATCCTTTGCAGTAAGAGACTTGCGTAGTTCTGCAAACTCCTCTTTGAGAGCGGCTACTTCTGTTGAAGCATCGTATTCTGCTCTCTCTGCGGCTGATTTCTTGACTTCAAGTTCAGCAGCAAATCTGTCAGCAAATTGCTTCGATAGGTTATCGTAAGCCATTGCCTCTAGTTGCTCTGCTTTGTAAGCCTCGTAAGCCTTCTCTACATTCTCGGCACTTAGGTCGAGAGTCGTGAAGTCAGTACCTTCTAGACCCTTAGAGACTGATAGTGCAGCAGGTGCTGCCACTGGCTTTCCGTTTACTACAACGTTCTCGCCAGCCTCATAGTCTCTAGTCGAGTCTTCATCAAGAGCCTTCTCTTCCATATCCATGCTCTCAACTTCGTCTTCCTTCATAGACATTTTATCTTCATCCATGTCCATACTCTCAACTTCTTCCTTTTCGGTCATCATTTTTTCATCTTCTTTCATTTCCATTGTCTCCAATTCATCTTCTTTTGCGACTGTTTCACCAGTAACTTCACGAACCTGTGTTAGCAGACCGTTGAGTTCTTCCAATGCTTTCGTCAATTTTTCCGTCATTTCTTTACCTCCTTTCGCTTTTAAAATGTCGAATTTCGCTTCAGGGTTTATTCCTTTCTCACATATAGTAACTTCATGCAACTCTAAGTTGTCAATCTCGTTGTATTCCCCGTATTCCTCCGATTTTCTCTCTCTCTTTGATATCGCTTGTCCACCAATACTGAAAGAGCGTAGTGAGCCTTTTCTGATTCCTCTGTTAATCTCTTTTGCCTTTTCTATGTCATCTCTCATTTTGATAACCACATAGAATCCGACACCATCTACACCTGTCTTGTGTAATGTACCATTGGAATCACGGTATTGCTCTATCACCTCTCCTACCTGAACGTTGGAATGATTTGACATGACGTTTCTGTAAGACTTCTCACTCATGAAATCTTTAACGGCTTTTTCAAGTGCTTCTAGTGTAATCAAGTCATTCTGTTTATCTACTATTTCTATTGAAGCATATCCTCCAATTACTAGATTATCTGACTTGAGAATAGTAAAATCACTAGCACTCTCTTGTCTAATCAATACCTCCTGTTCAGCAAACACTCACTGCACCTATTTCTCTTACTATAAGAAGTAGGTGGTTATTCAGGTAGTTGTAAATTACTAAACTTGTCTTTTCTAATATCGATGATTCCTTCATCAGAAGTATCTTCTAACATGTCCTGTTTCTTGCCTGTAAATACTATCCAAGACTTTTTCTCATCTAGTGGAACAACTCTGAAGTGTATTCTAGTTTGGAACTTATCTCCTTCCATTCGATATTCATGATAACCATCTCGTTGAACACCAAACAACAGTTCTCCGCTATCAATGACTTTTGTGCTGTCTATCTTCTCTGATACCATAGCAGGGAACTTTCCTGACTTACCAAATAAATCAAAGATATCTTCAGGCTTTTCTAGGTCAATTAACCAAGCCATTCTCTTGTTATCAGTCTCTATTATGAAATCTAAGTTTCCATCCTCACGCTGTCTGACTTCAAACTCTCCTGTTAATTCCTTATCCTCATCCTTCTCTATATTCTCAGGAGAAACATCAAACTTGTCAGGAGAAATAAAGATGAAAGCATCTTGATTCTTCATCCATGCCAAGAGGTTCTTTGGTTTGCCCTCAAAGATTTCATCATATGCATCTTCCTCGGTAATTCTCAGTTTCTCATCTAACTCATCGAAATCTACGGGTTTCTGATTCTCCTCTATGATTTTTCTAATTGCAACTCTGAGTTTGGACTTCCGAGACTTCATTAGTTTCTCTAGTTGTCCTCTCCATTCATCCATATTGTAAAGTGCATTCTTCTGCATTAGGGAATCACCATCGAACCCATAGATTGTGAACCCCTCTAGTTCATGCTTACAGATTATCTCTGCTTCACCATGAACATAATCGGTAACAAGATATTTCTTTATCCTCCTCTTGTTCTTCTTTTCTCTCTGTAATTCTGATATGACTGTGAGAGGGCTAGTCAAATCAGATGGTCTGATGAAAGGATGTTTCGGTATCAGGGCTTTCTTCGTCTTAGTGGCTAGTTGCTCCAATGTCTCCAACTTGTCTGACTCTTCTACTTCAGGCAACTCTATGACTTTAGCAGAGTAGAGACTGAATCCCTTGCCCTTCTTAGTAACCTCATCAACCTTGACACGAATGATATCTCCAATATCAACCTCTACTTTGGTATTCAATGCCTTACCAACAGGGAGGTAGTTCTTATCATCGAGTTCAATTGTCTTCATCTCTCTAGTCTGTTCAGCAGTCAATGGCCCTATTCCCATAGTGTATGAATGCAAACCGCTTTTGGTCTTCCTGTCTTCTAGGACTATGACATCTAAATCCACGAACTTCTTCCACTTAATCCACTTAGGGTTCTTCTTCCTACCCATGTAGTATGTAGATTCGATGTCCTTGATGACAACACCTTCCGAGGTTGGCATCTCCATTATCTTCTCTGCATACTCTCCGACTTCCTCCATAGAGTCAGCAATCCTTGTATCCTTCTTGGAAGGGAAAGCCAATTCATCTGATGAGTGTTGCGAGTATTGATAGAATAGAATGTTTATCCTTTCTCTTAGAGGTTCATCCATCAAGTCCTTACCTTCGTGCTTCATAACATCAAAGACATGCGCTCTTAGTCTTGTATCGGGTATCTTCTTCTTGAAGATGTGAGTTATCACACTCGCTCTGTGTAGTGCATCGTCTCCTTGAAACAGTAGTAGTTCGCCATCTAGAACGCAGTCACCAATCCCCTTTTTCTGCATCTTCTCTACAATCTCAGGACATTTATCCGTGATGTCCTTTTCATTGTATGAGTATATCTTGATGTCCTTGTTGACCTTTTGGATTTGTATTCTCATTCCATCATACTTCTCTTGTACGACATACTCTCCACTCAGCCCCTTGATGTCTTTCATGTCATCTAACTCAAAGATTCTATACATCGGTTTGTTGGGTATGATGAAATCAATGTCCTCTTTCATTTCCTCGGACTTTGCGATATCGATATCTCTCAAGGCTTCCCACTTGTCTTCTGTATAACTGCTGTTGTATACTTCCTCTAAAATACCAAGTGCTTCTTTGAACTTTCCTTGCACTCTCCTAGAGTCCTTATCATCACCATAATGCTCAATGATGTATAGAGGAATATCTCTCTCTTCTAAGTCCAATCCCATGTATCCCTGAGTTATTTCGTCAGGCTTTAGTTTGCTCTCTTTCCATGCTTTCTTAGGCAGTGGGTTGGAGTGACTTCTCAAAGCATAGTGAATGAATGCAGCGAAAGTAGCCTTGTCGTCTAATAGGACTTCTAAGACCTTATTTCCTAGTTGTTCTGAAAACGGGTCTGCCGCTCCCTTTGACTCAAATCGCATTCTCTTTATGTCTTCATACACCCTTCTAGCAAGTAGACTCTCAGCATCATACACCTTGTCGTCAAAGAGTTCCTTCTCCTTGACGTTCTCTTTCAGTTCACTAGCGAACTCTCCTAGCCCATCATACTCTTCACGGATGGATTTGACGGTTGCCTTCCAGTTCTTACCGTACTCCTTCGGGTTCTCCTTTGCAGATAGGTATGCGTAACGCACCCTCTCAAAGAAATCTAGAACTCTTTTTGATAGAGCCTTAGTTTCCTTTTCAAAGGATACGCCTGATGTTTTCATCCCTTATCCAAACCTTCGTGCCATAGGGGGTTTTGCAAGGTCAGCAGGTTGAACATCTCTAACAGTCTTCATTTCCCTAATCATTGCTCGCATATCATTTTCTATCTTAGTTCTCTTGTCAGGGGGTGCTTGGCGGAACTTTTCTTGTAGTTCATTAAGTAGTTCTTCTAGCATATTTTTATGTCCTGATAATGCATCAGATTGCCGTTGCTCTATACTTCCTTCAGCAAACTGTTTTCTAATCTCATCACATAGAGCATCGAACTTTTTCATAGTTCCATCATTGGTCTTATCCTCCTTGCCATCGATGTTGCTCATATCTCCCATCTTAACCTCTGATGGGTTCTTCTTGGGTTTCTTGACTTTCATCTCCTCTCCCATGACATCCTCATCGAGTTTCAATCTTCCAAGATGTCCTGCCTCTTGTAGAATCTCTTTGGCTTTCAGTATTGCTAATTCAACTATTTTCTCTTCTTTCGTAACTCTCTCAGGCATTCATCTCACCCCATTTTCTCCGTCATCTTGCGAATCTCATCCCAAGACATTTGACCACCATCAGGAACTTGTGTATTGTTCATAACTGGTGTTGGAGTCTCACGAACAACATATCCTGACTTCATCAGTAGGTTGTCCTTGTTGTATACTGCTTGCTCCAAGGCGTTGACCTTGTTCACAAGTTCTTTCATTAATAGTAACATTTCGTCTTTTTCTTCTTTTTTGCTCATCTTTAATACTTCCTTTGTTCCCCTTCTAGTTTGAATGTTAATTCACCATCTGAACCAGCAAATATTGCGGCGTAGCCTTTGTCCCTATATAGTTCCCTTGCTATTTCTTGTGCCTTTGTCCGTGTCATTTTCAAGTCAGTGAGTTTAATGGTTGCATACTTTTCTTCCCTTTCACCTGCTTCTCTTATTATTGGGTCTACTTTCTCTCTGAACAAATCAACATACTCAGGCAATGATAGATTGTCATTACTTCTATCATCAAACTCTGATTCTCTAGGGTTTCTTATTGGAGGTGCTTTTAGTATGTCATGCCATGTCATTTAATTTCCCCTCGCTTTCTTGTTTCTCTCACGTATCATAGCCAATAGTTCTGCTTCTTTATCCTCAGTCCTCTTGGCCGCTTCTTTGTCTTGTCCGGTGGAGGCTGTTGTTGTAACTCTTGCCATCTCATCTGACTTCTCTGTGCCACAATCTCCCTTTAGTGTTTCAAACCAACTCACTCTTCCACCTCGTTTAATTCGGTATAGATATCTGTGAAATAGTGATATACTGTTTCATAGTCACTTTCTGAAACTGACTTCCTCTGATGTTCTCTAGTTATGTTTATTAGGACATTTTTATTCTTACCTTCCAAATTTGCATCATTCTGTACAAAGTCAAGTATCTTTTCACATGTTTCGCTTAACTCGTAATCAAATTCATCCACCTTAGCATTGTAGTCTGTTTCTATTTCTTCTAACTTCTCAAGAAGGTCAAGTATTTCTCTAGGTAGATTATTCTCCTCTTCATTGCCGTATATTTTCATTATGTCAAACCAATTCATTTCTTTTCCTCCTTGTCACCCTTTGGGTATGCTACGCTCCTGATTTGGTCATAGAGCGTTTGATAATCTTTGCGAAGTTCAGCAGCACTTGCGAGTATGTCTAGATTCTTCTCACGGAAGGACTTCATCTTCTTTGTGAGTAGTTTGTCTGTTTTTACTAAATCGAGGTCTTCCATCTCCTTAATGACATCTTCTAACTTCGTCATCTCTTGTCCCATGTACTCAGTTGGCTGTGTTGACTGAAGAAGTTTCTTTATCTTCTTCTTCTGTTTTGGCTCTAGTTTCTCTAGAAACTCGGAGGCTTTCAGTATCTCCTGCCATGTCATGTGGTTGCCTCCTGTGTATGCTCAGTTAATTTTAATTGCCCTTGTTTCATCATCTGAGAGTTTGAATTTGTAATCTCCTATTGTTACTTTAATTAAACTCTTCATCTGCTTCAGCAGTTTATCCAAACTATCTACTTCATCTGTATCATCAGAGTTAGTTTTTCTTTGTGTTACATCGTTCATCATGTTCTCAAGATTGTCTAGTAGAACCTCTACACTACCTAGAACAGAGGGATTTATATCGAATACTTCTGTCTCTGTTTGATAGGAAAACTCACCGGGTTCGACTTTCATTTCCCAATTTCTATCCTTACTATCAATAGTCGAGTCTTCTTTGCTAAGTTTAGACTGTTCATTTTCCTTGTATCTATCAAGAGTCAATACTATTTCTCTGAAAAGTTTCAGTATCTGCTTAGGGTCTTTAGGGAGATTATCGGTATCCATTTTTGCTGTGTTTATGAGCATGGCTTCTAACCTGTCCAATTTACTCCTCGTCATCTTCTTACCAGTAAGCAAATCTCTAGGCATATCAGCAGTTGCTTCAAAGAACTCTCTTAGAATATCAAGCGATTCTTGTCCATTATATTCCCTTTCTACTTCTGAGAGGTCGAAGCCAAGTGCTTCTACATCTCCTGAAACTTGTATGCCTTTATCTTCAGGCTTGGCAAAAAACAAGTTCAAGAGTTTAGGGTCTGCTTGTTGTGTTATTATACTCTGATAGAATCTGTTTATCTTATCTTTGCTTCTATTTCTTGGAATCAAGAAAGATTTACTGAACTCCTTTACTGCATCCCGTATTTCATTAGCCGTGATGTCAGGGTTTTTACTGAAGGTTTCTAGTATCCTTCCCCACATTTGTAGGTTCTTCGCACTAACTGCCTTTTCCTGCAACTTCTTCTTTCTCTTCGCATCTAGTTCGTCTGCTGCCTCTGCACCGCTTATCCCTTGTCTAGTATCTCTATCCAACCTGCCCATCATGGTGTCAGTCGTTCCCTCATCAGTGTCCTGTTCGACATCTCTTTGGAAATCAGTGATATCCTCCTCGCCAGTAAAGAAATCTTCATCCTTCTTCTTACGCAAGATATCCATGAAATCCTGCGCCATCTGAATCATCCCCAAGGGTTGTTCGGTGTTCTTGACCTCTTTTTCTTAGGTAGTAGGATTGCATCAGGAACATCTGCTGTATCAGGTCTCTCCTTCTTCACAGCATTAGGGTCAACACCCCCAACAGAGAAGTCCCTGTTCTTTGTCACACTTCTACTGTGGTGAGCGTATTGCTCTGCTCTTGCTTCTGCTAGTTCTCTTTCCAATTCTCTTACTCCTTTCTTTTTCTCTGTCATTTCCTTTCCTCCCTTAGTTGTTTGAAATCTTTAGCATCAATGTCTCCATCCTTGTCTTTGTCGAGTTCCTTCTGACCTCCAACAAGTGCCTTGTCCATCTCCTCTTGTTGAGCAGGGTCAACCATTTTAGGTTCGTTCTCTGTTTGTTTCTTCAATGTCTCTTTCCAATTCATCTCTCTCACCACAGTTTTTTACATGCTAGGCACTTAGGGGTAGTAATTCTACCTTTACATTGGTCACAGTTATGCCTTGCTCTGAAATTCTTTCTCCTAGCAGGGTCTTTGTGTGTTCCACCTCCACGATTCTTACCCTTTCTCTTGTAATTACCGTAGCCTTTAGCACCAGCATGAATCTTCTTTCCTTCATGGGTTAGCATCATAATTTTCTTACCTTCTCTATCTGAAGGATAAACAGTACCAACTCTCATGTCTTTCTTGTCTCTCTTTAGAGTATCAAACCAATTCATTGACTTCTTGTAGCCTGAAGCATAAGCGGCGGCTGCTTGTCTCTCAGCACCTTTACGACTTCGATAGACCTTGCCCTTCTTGCCCCACTTGTATCCTCCTTTGACTTTACGAATTGGCATGATAATCACTTCTGAGAGAACTTCCTTCCTGTTGGGACATGTTGCTTTCCTTTCTTACGACCCTTCCTTTTCTTTCTGTCTTGATAGTCCAATGTCTTCTTTGGGGTTCTTTTGTATGTGGCCTTTGGCATGTATCTTCCTTTGGTTTTGGAAGGTGCTTTTTTTCCCTTCTCTTTTGCACGATGCTGTTCTTGACTCCCCCACTCCTCATCTGTCCAAGTTGACAGAGACCTCTGAGACTTTGACTTGGCCTTTAGAAAATCAAACCAATCAGCCACGATAACCACCACCTGCTTTCTTGTATCTTTGAGCAAGCAACTGTGCCTTCCTCGCTGACCACTTACCAGCAGGGCCACCTTTGCTACCCGCTTTGATTCTCTGAAACATCCTCTTTCTCATACCGGGCTTTGTGTAGTTTCCTGCCTGATTTACCTTGGACTTGCTTTTCCTTTTCTTGTGCAGGATATCTTGCCACTTCTCAATCTTTGACTCAGATAGATACGCATCAGCAATTAGAAGTCCTGCTTTCTTCCCAACCTCTATGTCACTTGGATAATGATTTCCCATTCTTACTCTAGATAGTGATATCTTTCCGGCAAGTTTCATCAACTCCTCTTCCTTATCAGGATACTGTTTTCCTAGAATCTTCGCTAAAGCATAAGCCTCCATCGCATGACCGCTTGGAAAAGATGGACTGTCATCCGTATCAGTTGTGGATTCTATCTCATCTGATATTTCGTATGGTCTTGGTCTGCCATACTTGACTTTGAGTTTGATTGTGTGAATATCAATATCTTCAATCAAATCCTCCCTGTCTTCCTTCTCCTCACCGACAATCTCCAACATCATCTCGATATTGTTTTGGTCTAAGTCCTCCATCTCATCCTCGTCAATACCATTATTCTTCATCATGGCGATGACTTTTGGCAGTTCCTCTTCATTATCAGGATGCTCATAATCAGGGAAGTCTACCTCAAAGGATGGCTCAGACTCAAACAGTCTTCTCTTCTCTTCGGATAGATTCTCAGGAGTGAACTTTGATTCTTCCTTGATAGCGTCAAACCAACTCACTTCTCTCCCTCCAAGTATTTCTTTAGTCTCTCATCTGTTTCTGCATTGAGTCTGTCTATCTCTTCTTTCCACTTCCTGACAAACTCAAGTATGTCGCTCAACCTACTCTCCTCTCTGTCCGTGAATCAACATTCTCATTACCTGCTTCTCTAGGTAATCCTGTGAATCTCTTATCAGGGCCAGTCTCCATAGATGGTTTGTTTCTAGTCTCTCCACCACCTTGACCTCCCATCAATTGCTGTTCTTGCAACTGACCTAATTGACTTGCATCGATATCTGTTCCTGCGTATGGGTCAGTTTCTACTTTCTCCTCTCCCTCTTTTTTCGGCCCTTGTTGCTCAGGCTTTGGTTCAGGCTTCTTGAAAGTGAATCTTCCCTCGTCATCCATGTCAACTTCAAAGCCTAGATTCTTGATTGATGCTGCTACGTTAACTTCAATTTCTCTCTTTCGTAGTTTGGCAATCTCATCCTCTTCTTCAGAAGGCGGTAGTTTCAACTGCCAATCCGTTATCCCAAACTCCTTCGTCATAAAGGGGAAAACATACTCGTTCCAAATCGTCTGTGCCATCTCAACTGCTCTGTTGGTTACAAGTATCTGCATACCCTCGTTGTTGAGACCGCCACTGGCAGAGTTATCTGCCATGAAGATTTTACTAACTCCATAGAAGGCAGCGATTCTATCTCTCAAGTCTTCCTTGACTTGTATGTAGTCCATCTCTTTGAGACTGTCCATGAACTTGACCCATTCGACTGCTCCTGATTTTCCATCACCCTCTATACCCATTACTGGAATGAAGTGCGGGTCTTGCTCCATCTTCTCTTTGACACCACGCCAAAAGGACTTCATTGATTCCATGTTTCTAGTTTGAACTGCTAGTATTCCCCTTGGCATTCTAGCCTTGGTGTATGACGAGTTGACGTAGTTCTCCATAGCGATGAGCGTGGTGATGTGATTCCATAGAGTCATTATCGGAGACTGGCCGTAGAGTCTCGATGGTGCATACTTGCTGAAATGTAGAACCTCTCCATCAATGAAATACTGCTCCTTTCCATTTGCCCTGTTGACATAATGCACAGGATGCAACTCAGAACCACATATCTCGCATGAATCAGTCATCGACTTGCTGATGAAGTTTCGATGATTTAGACAGGTGAATCCTTCATGTCCTCTTTCACCATTCTCATCAGCGTATATGTGCATACTAACAGGGTCTCCACGATAGACCTCTTTGATTCGATGCATACGGATATCTCCGTTTCCATCAACGAAGTATTCCTTGACCATGACCATGTATGCATCATCCATGATGTTCAGGTCGTCTTCCATTTCTTTCAGAACATCAACGAACATCTGCTCGCCTTTGTTCACATAGCCATCCAGTAATTTCTGTATGTACTTTAGTTGTTCTCTATCAGGTTTTATGAGATTTGTACTTTCACATTCCACACACTCTGTTACTGCTCGCTTGTGTTCCTTTCCACAATCACCACATTTAGCGGTAAACTTCTCCTCCCAAGTATATCCTCTTCTGAATATCTCATTCTTTAATTGGGTGATACAAGTTCTAGCAATCACAGATTGATATGTGACATGATAGATTATTGGGGCGGTTATCAGATAGGATGTGTCCTTCTCTTGTATACCCGGATTGTATATCGTTCTGTCTTGGGGCTTCGGGGTTGTTCTGCGGGTTAAACGCTGAAACAAGGTGGGTCTTTTTTCTTCTACCATTTTATTCTACCTCGTTCTTAATGATGGCCTCTAACTTATCCATCTCGGTTGTCTTGTCATTCTCATAGTATTTAGCAACAGTATCTATGTCAATGTTATACTTGCCAAAATCGTAGTTCTTGTCATCTTTGTGATTCTCGTACTTCATAAGTTTGAACAGTTCTTCCTTACGAGCATTATACCAAGTTGCTTTCTTGTGACTCTTCTTCATGCGAAGCAGTTCCACCAATATTTCTGCGTTCTTCTTCTTGAGTTTGAAGAAGGGCATACACTTGCTTAGTATTTCAGAGACATCATTACGAGAGTAGAAGTTTAATCTGTTTATTGGTTTGGTATCCTGTGGTGATTTTTGGTCTAAGTGTAGTCTGCCACATCCAAGAGACTTATGCATCTCCAACATGAATGCCTTTCCTCTTTCTCCCGTTGCAACTAATCCTACTCTTGGGTTGTGATTCTTGTCCATTGTAATGTATCCATCCGAATCAATGAATGCAGCAGTGTAAGCATAGATGTCTTTCTTGATGTCATCACTCATCTTGTATAATGCACCATCGACTATCGTTACGTTTGCAGAACGTGCCATCTTTGAAATCATAGAAGGAGAAGATTTCTTGAATAGATTCTCAGGTAGTCTCTCATGTACCTGTCTTGCAGAGATTCCCTGTTCTTCACTGACTAGTTTTACTATGTGCCTCTTGATGAGTTCCTTCGGCCCTATGTTTACAATGTATTTTCTTATTTTGCTATTGACTGCTCTCTTGCTGCTAGTCATCTCCTTTGACAACTTAGCAAACTCCTGACCATAGGCCATGCCGTCAATATCCAATCTGCACTCCCAATACTTACACAGGGAATCTATAATTTCCCTGCGTGTTGTCTCATCGTGAATCAATGAGAGTTTGATAATATTCTCCTCTGATAATGTCATGTCCTTCAGAGCGGGTTTGTATTTTCTAATCCAGTATATTTTGTTGATGCTCTCATCCAAATGTGATGAGTATGCGTTGATGAGATTGTCTATGGATTTCGTCACTGCTACTTTCGGGTCTCCCTTCAGAGTTCTTCGATACATCTTGAGTTCCTTAATCATAAGTGGGATGTCCTTCCCCTCTATCTCATATTTCTTCAAGTCGTTTCTTATGGCTTTACGAGCCTCCGAGAGTCCGATGTTGTGTTCCTCTGCGAATTTCTTTTCTATCTCAAAGTGACTGCTGATTGGTTGCTCCTCTAACCATTGATACTTTGTTACCTCAAGTTCAGCAGTAAGAGTCTGCTGTCTCCCTTGGACTTCTTCTTCTCGGTCAGCGAGTTCTGCTGCTTCTTCAGAAAGTGCCGCCTGTTCCCTGAGTTTGTCTCCTTTTTCGCTCATATCGTCACCTCAGAAATTGATACCCATCACGCCTGACACACTACGCCGAGTAGTGGTAGGTTCATCAAAGATGTCCAAGTCATCAAGTAAAACGAACTGTTCTCCTGTTCCCTGTGCAGCAGCATTTGCCAATGCTAAACTCATCACTAAATCGTCATGTGCGCCGACACCCTCAAACCTACCACTGGTAGTGATTGAGAACATCGACAGTTCCTCAATCAAAGCACCAGTCAACCTTCTACTCGCATTATCACCATACGGCATAATTATCTTCTGATTCTCTATATTCATCTGAAGATTTAGAATTATCTCCTGTTTCTTCTTTCTCGTTGTGTTGAAGTCTCTGACATTCAAATCTGTCATATTCTTGAGTTCCTGTGTGAATGCCTTTGCGAAGGTGTTGGTCTCAAACAGAATCTCCTCCGGCTCAAACACCTTACCAATCAAACGTATCTTCTCTATGTTCTCTCTGAACTGTATGTTCTTCGCTCTATCAACATGAACGATTGCCTTGTTCTTATTCTCATCCACCTCTAAAACCGTGATTACGTTGTAGTCACCATCAGTTGAGATAGCAGGGTCAACACCAACATAGTATTTGTAGCCCTTGTCTTTTCTATTACCTAGTTTCAAAATGTAGTCCTTGTTCTTACACTTCTCGATAAACTCAGGATTGAAGAGAGCAGTTCCGGTGGAGATTGGAACACACAGATACTCTCTTGTGAACTTCAGAGAACCTATCTCTGCCTTCCTCTGCATGAGTGCATCGAAGTCCCAACGTTCAGCCCAAAGGGGTTCATTCAATGCATTGAGACATGGATATTTCGTGACAGTATATGCCTCGTTCTCTTCCAATTGTGCAAAAATATCAGTGTAGGTAAACGGGGTTCCAATCATCCTGAGTTTGGAAGTGTGATGCAAAGTCGGAATCATGTCACCGAAGAACCAGTCTGTTACTCTCTGAATACCAGCGAGACTGAACTCCTTCAGGGGGTCGTCAATAATAATCTCCTGTGGGTGAAGACCACGAATCTGAGAACCAACGGAACGCTCTAGAATCGCATTGCCGTTGGTAAGTTGAATGTTCCCAATTGCCCATCCACGACTAGGCTTGAATTGTTTCAACGCTGGTAGATTGAAGTATCTGTCAATCTCCCTCATGTGAACAAGTGTCTGCTTTTGGTTCGATGATATGTATAGCATCTGAAAGGGAGGCTCTTGGAATACTAGATTCCATACAACCCAACAATGCATGAAGACGGACTTTCCGTGGTCTCTGCTACAAACGATAACTGTCCTGTCTGTCTTCTCCATAGACTCTAGCCACTCTTTCATATATTCAGGATACATCATACCCAATACGTTCTGAAAGAAATATGGGAATGAGTTTCTAGATAACTCCATATCCATACTAGATACAAAATCTAAGTTGTCTATTTCAGGCACTAAATTAGCCCCCTCATCATTGGGAAGAACCATGATGTGTTCTTCATTATGCCCCAATCATCTCCATAGCGTTCAGTGAACTTGTCAGTGAGTTCCTGTGGGATGCCCATCATGTCCTTTCGCTGATAACCTGCCCTCTCATTCATAGCAGTCCATTTTGCCTGTGGCATCTTCGTTGCACGAAACCCTGCTATCTTCGGCTTGTTGCCAAGTATGTTCTTTCGATAGTTCAACAAAGCCTTCCAGTTTCCTCCGCCTTTTGGTTTGTCTTTACTCCTAGCCTTCATGCCTCCAAGTATGGCATAGTCTCCCATGTCAGTATAACCTGCTATTGCGACTACTTCTCCATCATTGGTTCTCACTATCCAATTGCGTATGTCATACCATGAAGGTGCTTGTCTTGAGAATGGGTCATCGGGGTTATCCCTGTTCCACATGCGGATTGCTTCTGCTTCAGAAACTTCCTTGATTTGTATGTCTGCCATTTCCTCACCTGAAGTTCGCTTTGAGGAAATAGACCCCCTCTTGTGGAATGCCGTACTTTGTTCCGATGCTAGTCATCGAATCAAACTCCTTGACAATATTCTCTACATCCATTGCAGTAATATCAACATTGTATTTGCTATTCATTATGTTAATCGCCTCTGATACTGCATTGTAATCTTCGACTTTGGAAAGACCATAGTAAGTTGGTTTGCCCATCATCTTTCTAATCTCATCATGTGCCTTCAATACGAGTCGCTGTTCAGCAGACTTGGTTATGTTCAGGTCATTCTCTGCTGTTAGAATCCTATCGATGAGTTGGGTTGCTCCCTGCATTTCCTTATACTTCTCCTTGTTCATAACCAAGTGATTGAAGATGGACTCAAACGGATACAGTTTAGATGCCTTGTAGTCCTCTGCCCACTCCTTCGTATCTTTCTTCTTGCCTCCTAGTCCGAACTTCACATCACCTAGATTAGCATCCTCAAAGAGACCACTCAAGAAATTCCCAAATTCCACATTGACCATCTCTGTCATTTCTCCCTCAAACAAATCGTCTATCATATCAGCCAAGTCAAATGTCTCGCTCACTAGTTCCTTCTGCTTTGACCCGACATTGAGCGAAGTTAGAAGTTGCATGAACTTGGATATGTTTTTCAAATCGGACATCGATAGTCTCCAATCATCGCTCTCCATTCTAAGGAGATGTATGAATGGACTGTCACCAGCCTTGGGTTCTCTTACGATGTTCTCAATCTTACGACTACCAACCTTCTTGATGTAGGGGAGTGCTTCATCAGTTGGTTTGTACTTGCTTCTACTCGGCTCGATGAAGAAGTTGACTATCTGCTCTAGTAGGCTGTTGAACTTAGTAGCGATATCCAACTCCTTGAATTCAGTTAGATGCGTCTTTCTTTTTCCTCTTCTACCTAATGCTACTCTAGGGGAGGCTGCTTCCCTGACGGTCTTGCCACCTACCTTTCTCTCTCCTTGTCCAACGACTGATGATGCATCCTTTGAACGTCTATCGAAGTCATCACCATATTCAATAAACTCAGCAAACAGACTCAGGTACTCTGCAACATCATCATTTATCTTCTTGCTACCCTCATATCCTTCAATAGCATCTGACACTGGAAGAAACAAATCCTTCAGGTTTCCTGATTCCATCTTCTCTAAGTTTTTGATGAAGGAGTCTATTCTAGGTATGAGATTCTCCATCTCTATCAATACTAGACCAGTCTTCAATCTTCTCTTTATTTCACCAAGTTGCTTGGAGGCAACTGCACCAGCAGACAGTTCGTTTGTGAATCCCTCCTTCAATGCGTATGCGTAAAGAGGGTCTACCTTCTTGTTCGATAGGGAATTAATCTTAGCCCTCAACTCACTCTCCTCATCGATTAGTTCGTTGTCGGTTTCCAACTCTCCGTATCTACTGACATCATCCTTGCCTGTTTCCTCATCAGTGAAGATTACCCTGTTAGGTGGCATCTGTCTGATATCACTCAGGAAACTGCGAAGAAGTGCGACTGACTTCTGCTCTATGTTGTCTATATCCTCAAAGTCAACCCTGTCATGTCGTTGGATGTAATTCAGATTGTCAATCTTGATAGCCTTGAATTCCTTGAAAGTGGACTCCAACTCAGGTGAATACTCGCCATCCAACTTGTCCATAGCATCCATGAAATTATTGTGAGCAGTCTTGAACTCCTCAAACTCCTTTGACTTCTCCTTCCAATACCCGTATATCTCCGCTCTCTTCTTTATCTGTTTAGTATCCACTCTTCCGATAATCTGAGATGCTCTCAATCTTGACACTCTATATTGTCCCTGTCCTGTTTCCTTCTTATCCTTCAGACTTACGAGCATTGCCTTGAAAGGAAACAGAATCGGAACGAAGTAGTCAGGTATCTTGTTCTCCAAGATGTCTATGGCCTCATCGACTTTCTCTCTAGTGAAGCCTAACCTGTATGTCCTGTTGACGTAGTTGTTCCATTTGATGTTCCTTCTCGTTTCCCTCTTCGGGGCAAACTGCCTGAAGTATAACTCAAACACCTTGTAGTTCAGTTTCCTTCCCTTCTCAGTGAACATGCCTAGAATATCATTTACGTCGCTGTCTTCCTTGGCCTCATCTATGATTTGAGTAGACGACATCCTAGTTAGAGCAGAAGCATCTTCAGCGACTCTGCTAGTGAAACTTCTCAATCCCAATCGAACTAGTTCGTCTATGTACTGCTTTGGTCTGTCTTGTCTGAAGATGATTGGGAACTTGTCTCTCAACTCGTCTTCTACCTTGTTTCTGATTTCCGCTCCACTTCTAGGAGTGCCATCAGGGTTGACTAGAAGCCTTCCTTGGAAGGTCTCTCCCTGCATGATTGCAGTCTTGTTCTCTGATTCTGAGTTGAAGTTCTTTCTCAAGTAGGTATAGAGAACATCATCAGGGAACTCTTTCATATCTATGAGTTTCAGTTTCTCAGTCACTCTCTCCTTTGGTGCAGGGGCTTCTCCTATCTCCTGTTTGAGCCTAGCAATCGCCTCCTCCTTGTTGAACTTAGCAGGTACTGGCTCTTCTATCTCGACTTCTTTCTCTTGCAATTTTCCAGTATCAGGGTTGTAGTCCTTTCTCTTGACTTTCTTTTTCTTTGGAACATACTTGTCTATTCCCCTTCTCTTCAGTTCTGCTATGAGTGCTTCATATGTCATCTCATCAGGATTCAGTTGCTCTGCAACTTTGGAGTCAGGAGTCGTAGGATTGCCCTCTTCATCTAAGTATTGGTCGTTCAACCGCTTCATGTATTCCTTCAGGCCAGCATTCCCCTCTTTGATAAAAATCTCAAATGCCCTGTTCAAATCTACGCTTGGTTTCACTCGCTCACCCCTAATTGTATCTGAATCCAAATGGCAGGTTCAACGAAACCGCCTTGTGAACTCTTTATCTTCTTTCCTAGAACCTTCCCTTCTGCACTAATGTCCTTCATCCTCTTTGCAACGCCCTCAAGGAACGCTTTACGAATCGGGCTGTAAGTATCTAGAATCAACTGCTTGAACTCCTCGCTGGTCATGTCTCCGTTCTCGACATCCTCCTCATCTATCTCAGGCTCAACATCATACAGTTCCCCAAGTCTCTTCTGTATGATAACAATCTTGTCTAGTGTTCCAGTCTGTCCTGCATCGAAAGTTGTGATGTCATCATCTATCACATCCTCTAAGATAGACCAAGCATCAATCTCCTGCTCGTCAAAGTATCTGAGAGTCTCCTCTGTTCCCGCAACAGGTCTTACTAGACCATTAGGCAATGTCTTCATTTGCACTAAAGCATCTATTGTCTTGTCAACGTCTAACTTTTCATCAATCTCTTCCATGTCATCAAACGTGTCTTGGATTCCTAGTTTTTTGAGAGAGGCTGTGAAGTCATCGGGGTCACTGTTCTGCAACGCCTCTACGAGTTCATCTCTAATCTCCGATGTCATCTTGTTTGTCTTGTCCTCTGTCACTTCGGCCATCAAGTCCTCAAAGTAAGCATTGGTGTCATCATCTTCCCTAATCTCTGCGAAGAAGTCCCTTCTTGCTTTGTTGCCCTTCCTTGATATGGCATCCCACTTCCCCCTGCTCTCATTACGAAGTTTCTGCCTTTTCTCTGCCTCTTCAGGAGTCTCCCCCTCTCTCCCGTAGAATGCCTCGATGTCTTCCTTGTACTTGTCGTAGATACTGTTGATGGATTTCTGAGCATCCTTGTTCTCCTCTGATAGAACACCAGCAATCAACTTCTGCAAAGCGATGTTCTCAATCACGTTTCTCTTCTTGTAGGCTGTTGGTATGTTGCTCTCATTCAGTCCCTCGTTATCCAAGATGAACTCCAATGAAGGAAGAATCTTGGTGTGTCCGAATATATTCCTAGCAAGTTGGTCGTTTGCATCCTCATAGATGAAGTCCGTCTTGTTCCTTGAGTTCTTACTGAAGTTAAGTGCCATTATCTTCTTGATGTAAGAAACAACAGTGGGTTCGGGAATTGTCTGATTTATCTCAATCTGAGGAACTCCTCCTATCTTTAGAATTTCCTTTATCCTAACCAACTCAGGATGCTTGTCTTCAGCACCACTGAGTATCTTGTTCTTCAGTATCTTAGACTCTTGAATTATTTTTCTTGCCCTTTGAGCAACATTCGATAACTTCCCTGCATACTTGTCTTGTCCTCTACCTTCTAGTAGATTGAGAAGTTCATCATACTTCTCATTCTGAATGAAGTGTTTTACATCGGCATTAACCTTTCTTCTCTTCGCAGTAAGACTAGTTTTCTTTGGTGTTATGTTATCCAATCTAGAAATAATCGCATTGACATTACCTACCGCATCTCTGTCCTTTAACTGAAAGTCAGTTCCTCCGATGTTCACAACTTCCCCTTGAAGAAGTCTCTTTGCCTTCTGAACAGATTGGACTTGGGAAGAAGTCAAACCGTCTTTTGTGTAATCCGCCCATGTATCATCCTTAGACGCTGCTTGCCAAATCTTGAATGTGGCTGAATCGGGTTTTATTGGAAAGTCCTTGACTTCCTGTTTCTTTATTGGTTCAGCAACAGGTTTTGCTTCAACCTTCTTTTCTTTGAGAACCTCTTGCCAACTCATTGCATCTTCTCCTGCATTTTGTCTCTTACATCCAACCAAACTTCAGGATGATTCTGTGCTAGAACCTCTTTGATGACCTGCATCTGATGAACGATGATGGTATCTTGTCTCTTATGCACTAGTTTGCCCTTGAACTCTAGCAAATACTTCAGAGATTCACGAACTTCCTTCGCTAATTTAGTCAATGAGTCGATATATTTCGGGTCTGTCGAATCTTCAGAGAAAAGTGTATCAATTTTTTGCTCCAATCGCTGAACGTTGACGCTCAAGGTCTGAATTTCATCGACTTCTCTCGCTGCAATCAGATTTGCCGCAGATTGTTGCACGATTGGCTTAAGATGTTTCTCCATATGACGCATTACTTGCACCTCTGAACTCTCAACCATCTCTCCAACCTGCGAAGGAGTAAGTTCTCCGGCATGAAGTTGGGCTTCTAACTCGTTTCTCATTGGACTTGTGCAGATATTACAACTTGGATTGGCAGAATCGACATATCCTCCCATGTGATTCCTCTGATGCTTTGCTGTTGTGCCACTTTTCCAACCCATTTGTTGGTCAAGAGCATCTGCGGTGTAACTCATCTCCTCTAAGTCACTCTCAAACATGGCTCTATCCTCATGCATACAGAGAGGACACCGCTTTCTCGTAATCATCCAATCACCTAGAAGTTGTATCCCATTCTTTTCTTATACTGTTCAAGAGATTCTCCTTCTCTGAATGCTTCAGCAGTTCCTTCTACGTCTCGCTTCATGTTTTCCTCCAATCGCTGCAACTCTGCTAATCTCTTCATGTACTTCTTTCTCTCTTCCTCAGTCATCTCTTCTTTCAGAATTTTTTTCCAATCCATTTCAACCACCCCAACAATTTGTGTAACAATACGGGCAACATGTCGTTATTGCCATATTATCATGGTGTACTTCCTTTATTCCTCTACACTTCATTTTCTATACCGCCTTTACAATTTCTCTCCAATCCGAGGAATCGTGCTTTTTCACTTCCTCTTTTTCTTTTTGATTCTCAAAACCAGCAATTTCTGCCATATTCCTAAGTTGCCTTCTTGATAGATTGATGAAGACCTTATCCAAATCGACATTCACATCTGCCCCTACCCACTCTAGCAATTTCTTGGATTCATTATCTGTCAACTTGAAGGGTCTCTCCTTGATGTCTCTGTGTAATTTTCTGTCATTCAGATTACCAGTCGTGTAAAGGTATGAAGAGTCCTTCATCTTGCTATCGAACCAAGTTTTCAAATCGCTTATGTTCTCGTAAGCCCACTTCGCTGCCTCTCCCCTGATGCTTGGCCTAACCCTAGTTAGGTTGAATGGTCTTGCCTTGGTGTTTTTTCCCTTCGCCTTTCCACTAGCAAAGGCATCGAGAGTGAAAGTGGCTATCATCAGAAGACTAGGACTATTGAAGTCCAAAGCGACATCTTTGGTATTCCCAAACAATGCTTGCCAAGTAGGGGGTCTTGCCTTACCGGGCTGTCTAGAAAGATAGTGAGTATCCGCAGGTGCGAAGGTCTTCTTCTTGTGCCTTGCTTGATACTTCACAAACTGTTTGGTTCTGAAATCACCATACACATCCCTTCTAGAAAGTATCTTCCCGCTCTTATCAAAAGAGCGAATGTCGTTGAATTTGATATTGGCAGGATTAACCTCTGATGTCGTTGAGTTCTTGTTCTCTATGAGGTACTGTTGAAGTTGCTTTATCGCTGATATCTGCTCAGAAGAATACTCATCCTTCGTTCCAGCATCTTTGGCTCTGTCGATGTACTCTTGAGGAGGGGCTACTGCTGTGCCAGTCGAACCATCAGGCTTGGCCCTTCCCTTCTGTCCGATATTTCCAATCCAATCTAAAACGTTGGTGTTCGTTCTACCAGTGTAGTCAATCTTGAACTGCTCCGCCTTTTTCTCCCATCGATTGTAAAGAGCAGCGAAGTTAGGAATCTCGCCTTCAAAGTCTACGGGCAAGCCGGGTGCTATCTCTGCCTTCTTTATGGGTTTTAGATTTCTTTCTTTTCTTTTTCCCATGCTTCCTTTTTCCCCCGAATCTTATATTGAATAGTGCCTGTGTTCCGGGGGAGGTTGATGTAACTGCGCCCTCCGCTCGCAGGATATTAAACCAAGATGAATCGTATGCTGATGACACAACCTGAACCTCCTGAATATACTGTGGACAATAAACATTGTTCTAATTAACTTGTTGCTTCAGTATCTTTTCGCCTTTGCATTGCTTCACAGACTGAACAGATAGTAGAGCCATCAGCACGTTCCTTCACGTTTAGTTTCATCCTCCCACAGACATCACACTGTTGTTTTGTAGGAGTGGTTTGTGAAGGCTCTGCTGTTGGCTTTGAAGGAGGCTTGGTAGCCAACCTGTCTCGCATTCGCATGTTGTATTCCAAAGGGTCGAGTTTCAGAACATCGAACCATGTCATTTCAATCACTTCTTTGCGACAGCCCTAATAGAAACGGTAACCCTGTTTTCTAGAGTGTCAAACCCTTCCATCTCTAACTCTTCCATGTCACTTTCGATTCCACTGATATCCACAGGAAGGTCAAATATGGCATCACCTATCTTCTTGTCTAATGCTTTAACAATCGCATCTTCTATATTTTCTATCAAATCACTGCCCTGTTCCATATGAAAGTCAACAACATCTGAATCCATATCGTAAACATCACATTCAACAACAAATGCAAACGTATGGTTTTGCGGGTCTTTACCATTTCCTTTCAATATCTTTTCCCAACTCATCTAAATCACTTCGGTTCATGTGTGTAGATGTCTCCATCCTTGTGCATGAATATCTTGCCTTCTTTCTCCATGCTAGATAGAACTTCTTTCAACTTATCCTCATCAGCAAACTGCTTCAGGTTCTTCATTCCCAAAGCACCTCCTTCCTTCTCAATCTCTCTTAGAATCTGACGTTCTAACTTCGCCATCTTCATTCTAGGACTGACGTTCATAAAATCGAGCATCTCTTCAACCTCTTCTTCTGATGGAATAAGTGGTTTCTTCAATACATCTTCCCAACTCATTTTCGATACACCTCTCCCTGATTGTATAGCAACTCAAAATCAAAAGAAGTCGTGTAATACATCAGTCGCATCTCCATAGTTCTTCGTCTGAGATTAACTCATACTCGGACTCTAGCATGACATCCGACACATCGGCATACGATAATACTTCTGAATATCCAAGGGTCAGCAGGAAGCCAATTAACTCAGTTAGGACTGTTTCTTCTATCGGTCTCAAGATTGCAATCTTAGGATAGTGAGCCAAACGCTGATTTCTTCGATAAACCATTTCCTTCAGGATTCCCTTCTTCCTGTGGCCCGGTTTGACGTAGTTGTTACCGATAAAGTACCAGTTTCCCATATCAGCAAACGATGTGTGGGCCACAACTTCGTCATCTACGAACTTTCCAATAACGAACAACCGCTCACAGACATGCTCAGGATATCCCTTTTCCAAAGCAGTCAGGAAGTCATCTCCCCACCGGACCTGAATTTCGTTCTCTCTCAAAAAACCTGAGAACCATTCACCCTTCTCGTTGGTTCTTACAGGTAGCAATATGTTTATCCCCTTCTTTTTTCAAAAAATGGCCCGGAATTTTTTCGCTACTAGCGAATTTATTTTCGTCTTTTTCTTTCTATTCCCAAGATAAGGAATTGTAAATCGTCTGTTGTTACAAAATAATGCATTTTTACTTGTATCTGTTAATGCATAAAAAGCCGCTTTTTGTATAACGCCCGAATTTACAAATTTTCGTTTAAGTTGGTTATTACGGGACATAACGTATGAGCGGATAACACCCTAGTAGTTTATTTTAACTAACGAGATTAAAAAACAACAGGAAAAAAATTTTGGCATATGGTTGGAGTTTCTGTTAAGGGTGTAAAAATATTAAACGTTCGGAAGTTTATATAGTCTCATATTTTACAATCCATGTTTGTTGTATTACCATATGGTGGTAGAACTTTGTATAAACAAACACCTTGAGGGTAGAGAAGACAGCCCCTGAAGGTGTAGGGGCTGCCCCCTCATTCAATTAACTCAATAATGAGAGGCTTCTTTCAAATCTGCCGTTCTTAACCTGCCCATTATACTCGATTATTGAGCCTATCGAGTTTGATAAAGGCCATCGTTGACCTTTTGCCTTATGTCCTTGATTGAGGGTTCATTCAGGAACTGAAGAAGATAATAATTAGTTGTCGTTGAATACATGTCCCAATAAGGAGCGTTAAGGGTGACTTCATCGCCGTTAATAGTTGCTACCTCAACCCCATATGAAAGAAAGTGCTTTCCCTTTTCATCAAATACCTCAAATTGATTCATTGCTTGGTTTCCGCTCTTGGTTATCATGTGCTGTACTCGCATGACCTTATGAAAAACCATCACACTATGAGGTGAACATACAAAGTTAGTTACCATATGGTAGTAGGACTTTGTGAGTGAAACGACTGCTACCTCATCAACAGAGAGGAGTCAGGACAGTGACAGTTGTTGCATGGATAAGGATTCATACCCGATTCATTGCTTAGAGTGTATTCCGGCTTCATCTAAGACTAATTACGCTGCTGCACATATTTGCATGTCGAACGAACTGTTTGTCCATCATCCCCATTGTTCAAACAAGGCTGAGACTGCGAACTATTCTCATGAATCACCTTCGCTGGTGAAACCTCGCTTTCCCCTTAAGGGTGGAGTGGTCAGGGCTTACATCCCAAGTAGCCTTGTGAATGCCTGTTATGTATTACTCTTCTTCTTGTTCTTGGCTTCGCTGATAAGCGAACATCTCTGAGACAGGCACACGCTTACTTTCGATTACAACCCAACATTTAGTGAATGTTGTTGATGTACCTCCACAGAATCCTTCAGGATACTCGCCGTTCAATCCCTCGATGAAGTCTCTCCATTCTTTATCAGTATCGAAGTAGACTTTTGTGCTTCTTTCTATTGTACCATCAGAATAAACGAAATCACCATATTCAACTTCATGTTTTGCTCCCATCAAAGCACCTCCTGCATGTTTTGTAATCCTGCCTTGAGTTCAGCCATGACTAGTGATAAGTCATCACCACGAACCTTGAGACTCTTGATGATTAGAACATGGTCAGAACCTGATTTAGCATGACCTAGTTCAATCTCGTATTGATATACCTTAGTGGGCATTAATTGTGGTTCCATACCCCTCACTTTGCCCATCACTATATAGGGTACGCCATTTTATTGCACAAAGTTTCCCTACCATATGGTGGTAATTACTTTGTATTCGGAACGATGCACCTCAAAGACCGATAAATCGGCCTAAGAGTGCAGTCGCAGGGATGCAAGGACTACCTAATCAGTTGTCCTCCTTGTGGGCGGATACGAATCCGCTCTCAAGTTTGCTCATTAAGGTGTGAGCGACCATATTTTCGTTGCTACCCCATGATGTTAGGGGGTCGCCGTTTTCGTCTTTCCTTCCTGCGAAGGTTGTGTGATACTCATATGCTTCAGCATCGAGAGTGATGGTAGTAATACCGTCAACGGTCTCCATGCTTACAGTGTCTGCCCAAAGTGCCTGTGCTTTCTCGGATAGTCTCTGTACTCCGGTCTTTCTGCTACCGGATGCACGACCATTCAGAGGGGAGTCAGTAAACGCAGAGAGGATATCCTTGATTGTCCTCGATAGCCTTACTTGTGACCTCGGCTCTTCAGTTCCCTTTACGATGAAGTTCTTCGCCATTCCAGCAGTGAACTCATCCACTTGGGCGTTCGGTGAGTCGCAGTATGCGACTACGGTTTCGCTAAATTCATTCCAATTTTCCATCGCCATTCATTTCATCTCCATTATAGTGTGTCGCATCCCTACGACTACAACCATACACGTTTCCATCACTATATAGGGTAGATGCTTCGCCACAAAGTTTCCCTACCATATGGTAAGAACTTTGTAGAGTAAAACGGCGCACCCCGAAGGGTGGCTTTCAGTTGTCAAAGTCATCTGACCATTCTTTGATAGTGTAGAGTCGATAACCCTCGGCTCCACAGTCACAACATCTGATTCTGAAGTCAATATATGTTCCATCACCAAAGCACTCAACATTTAGATGTTGAATGTCTGAATGGTCGCACTCAGGTTCGTACTCCAACTCCGGTTGTGGTAGGGCTACCATGTGATTCTCTATGTCTCTCATTCTCCTTCCTCCTTCGTATATTTATCAAACCACTTACCACGCTTACTCAAATCCGAACAGGTTTTCCCACTTGATTCGGGGTCTAGGCAGTGTTCTTGTGCTTCTTCAAGAGTTAACCCTCTCTTGATTACTCTATGATTTCCATCAAATCTAAATCTAATTATCTCATACATCTAGTTCTCCTCCTTGTGCTTGTTTCATTGTCCATTCACAACATGAACAACCCTCTACCAAAGGGCAAGTGTCGTGGTGTTCTTCTTGACATACTTTACATCTCATTCTTCATCACCTTCATAATAATCTATGATATCGTCAAGGTCGCCACGCTCACCCGCTTCAATAACTGCACACATGGCTTCCCATAGCATCGTATGGTCTACATGGTTGAAGCCCCATTCAGCAAGAGATTGAATAAAGTCAGCAACGCTTGGATGAACGGCACGTTGCTTGAGTTTATCTGTATCCTCCTGTTGACCTTCATCCATTGTGTTTGTAAGAATCATTCTTCTTCCCCCTTGAAATCTCCAAGTACCTCATGTTGTGAGTCATCACCATATTCTGTTCCAAGGAAGTTTACAACAACTCCCTCAAGACCGGGCATCTCAGAATCACCAAGAAGAACCTCGATTGACTGTTCAGGTAAGTCACAGGCCAAGCCTACAACTTGTTCGTAAGTCAGTTTCTTTGGTGAAGTGACTAACCACTTCCTCGTATCTACTGACCACTCATCTATTGTATATTCGTAAACATCACTCAAGATTCTCACCTTCCCAACCACAGCACTCGCACCATGCGTCTTCGATAACTCCGAGGTAAGCACCTGTTATTGTCACTATCTCTTTACAACCTTCACATTCCATATCATATTCCATGTAGCCTTACAAAAAATCATCGCTTTATGAGGTTAGAGCGAGCAAAGTTGTCTAACCATATGGTTGTGATAAAGTCTGACTTTACACATAACAGCAGTTTTTTTGCGTGGTAAGGTGGGGTGGATGACGCTTTAAGTAGTGATGTTTGGGTAGAAGGTTGCTCAGAATCATCTGAGGACTTTCAAGAGAAACTTCTCTTTTGCACAGTAGATTCCATATCCGCTTTTAGTTGACAATCGCTAGTTGTCCGTAATTATTGATACCTAAATCTACTAACGAGCAATAGGGTGTGAATGACACTCCCTATATGTATATTATATCATATATGTCATATGGATATCTTATGACGTATATTCATATCGCATATCTTAGTGTCATTTACAACTATTCCGATATTCTCATATTTTCTTGATTTTATCATTGAGTGAGAAAATTAAAATGTGCGAATACTTGCTAGAATTGTTGATTTTATTGAATATTATCATTTTATCATTATTATCATCATCTATACTACTACTATATGTCACATATACTACTCTCTCTCTCCTATGGAGACCATGATAAAATTGAGAAAATGATAAAATATGCGAAAAACGCAACACTGCTCTAAAGTTGTATTTTATCATCTACTGATAATATATGATAATAAATGATAAAAGCACAAACAGGTTGGAAATAACATGACAGAAGAAAAGAACAAATGGGGTGTAAAAACACCAAGCAATAACGAAGAATTAGTTGATGAGATGACTGAATCACAGTTGCAGATTTCATCAATGTGTGAAGAGATGAGGGACATGCTACTTCAGAAGAACAGGCAGTATGGAGATTCAGTATTGAATCCAACAAGGTTCTTTTCTCATGCAGACCAAGAAGAACAAATCAAAGTCAGAATCGATGACAAGTTGAATAGACTTGTTCAAGGTAATGACTCACTTGAATCAGATGATGATATCATCAAGGACTTGATAGGATATCTGACTCTGCTCCTTGTTTACAGGAGTCAAGAGTAAACATAACACTCCACCAATGCTCGTAGAGCCATGAATCTTTAGCGGGATGACGGCGAGCATGGAGAAACTTGGGGTTTCCGAAGTAAAAAACGAGAAAGATACTAGGGTTATGATAGAAGCAACCAACGTCAAATCTAGCGATGAGATTAGTAGTTGTGGAAAACGGGTTCGCTCAGATAAGGATGGTTCACTGTACCCATTGGGAAGCGGTGTGTCAAATTCCATCCGGGGAACAATTGAGTGGCTTTGCGCTATAAAAAATAAAGCAGGATAATCCGGTCTAGTAATTAATATTGGCAATGTGTTCTACCACGTTGCTGTTCCCTACCCGTTGGTATAGGCACAGCACTTACTCGTTTCCCCTTTCTATTCAAACATCGGTTTACTGCGGTAAAAAAAGCAAATCAATAGCAGTGATGGGACTCATCTCCCCCATGCTTTTATCCGATATCACACTCGCAAGAGTAAGGCGTTCAATTGTGTAAGTCCTGACGAGGCAATAAGAACTTAATGAAGAGAAAACCAGTTGCGGTACAAAGTTTTCACCTTACTAATCACACTCACAAAGAGCAGAGTTTTACTATGAAATAAAAAAGACAGAAGCGATATCCGAAACATGCTGGAATTGTTCGGTATCGTATGCTTCACACTCTAGTAGTATAGATTTCGCAGTCTATGTCTTTCTCTGCGTTTACATTCCTACAATAATAATAGGTGATTGAAAATGACAAAACTGGTAACTGAAGAAAACAAGTTAATGATAGAAATGACAGATGGAACGAAGAGAGAAGTTCTCAGAGGTTGGGAATCTTACAGTGGTTGGTATTGGTTTGCAACCAAGATGGAAAGAAGAGACTACGGTGGTGCGCCACTTTGGTATGGTTTCGTACAGGGCATGTATGATGAATGGGGAACTTTCTCACAAGTCGAACTTGACTCATTGGGTTGGAAGGTTTGGGAGATTAACGAGGTTGACCTACCACATGCAGGAAGGAGAGAACAATGAACATATTCTGTTTAGATGATTGCCCTACCAAGAGTGCTGAGATGATGTTGGATAAGCATGTAGTCAAGATGCCGACTGAGAGTTTGCAGATGCTGTTTACCATCGTGGACTACCTTGGTTTGGAAGCAGGTTGGAGACCTGTGATGTTGAATCACCCTTGCACTATTTGGGCTAGGGAGACAAGACAGAACTTCCGATGGTTGCGTAATCACACTTACGCTTTGTGTCGTGAGTATACACTCAGGTATGACCGAATCCATCAAGTCGAAGTTCAGATGAATCGTTATTCCGCTCAGATGGATGAGGCAGAGATGCTTCTTCCTGATGATGGGTTGACGACATTCGCCATCGCTATCTCTCCTCACATGGAGTGTAGAAAGGCAGATGGATTTGATGACATGACGACTATCGAGAAGTATCGTCAATACTATCTTGATGACAAGTGGAGATTCGCTACTTGGAAGAGAAGAGAAGAACCGAGTTGGTGGCCTGAAGACCACTACTTGAGAAAGTCGTTTGAATATAAACAAGAAAGCAATGCTTTCCTAACGAGGTTGGGATTAATATGAGAATTGTAAAGATAACTAGAGAAGAAGAGATATGCAGTGTGTGTCACGGAACTGGAACGGCAGTTTTACAAACCGCAGATGGGGAGAAAGAACCTGTCCCTTGTCTATGTAGGTGTGAGCCTGACTATGGTGAGTGGTTGGCAATGCATGGAATTGAAGAAGAATGAAAGGCTACATCCGATTTACTAACGGTATTGTATCTATTGAAGAGATGCAAGCATTTACTTGGAGACCGTTAGATGAGGATGACCCCTTGATGGATAGATTCAGGAACAAAGAACACGAACACATTGAGAAGTTCTTTAGCATCCTGATTTTCCTTCGTGGTGGTCAGAAGTTTATGACTGCCACAACTAAGAATAACTTGAATGATATGATTAAGAGATTCAAAAATAAGAATAAAGGTGAAAGATATGAATATAGTAATGAAATTGATAACAAAGAAACATGAACTAGATATGTTCAATGATTTCAGTGACTACCCTAATAAATGGGAAAAATCCTACAATGAAGTCTACTCACAATCAGGGTTTGACGGTCTTGTAGATTACATGACTGATTTGAATATAGAACATCTATACATGCAAGAGAAGGCATATGATAGATGGTTAGAAAGAAAAGAAAGATTGACTAAAATTAAGAATGCACTATGGAAGGTGTATTACACATTAATTCCCAAAGATGAATTTGATGGGAGGTATAAACAATGAAAGAAGAAATAGTAGAATTTAGGAAAGTGAATGACGTAACAATGCCACCGATAATTATTACGATGGATGAGTTTGACAGACCGAAAGTTGTGATAAATGTAGCACACAGGATATGGCTATCCCTACACAGGAAGACCATTGGCGGTAGTGCTGAAGCACTGTTTGGTAAGATTAACGAAATCTTAACCGAGTTCTTAGCAGAACAAAGAGCGTATGTGTTAATGGAACAGCAAGAGGTAAGAGACCTTCAGGCTGCTTCAGATGTTGAAATAATTGGCGAAGATGAGCATGAGTAAAGAAGTTGGAAGATGTGCCAAATGTGGAAGGATGGGAGTATTGTGGAGTTCCTTCACTGGAAGAGGAATCTTCTGCAAGGCATGTTCCAAGAAAGAATATGTAGGTGAATAAAATGACAATGGAAATAGAAGATAGAGTTAGAGCAAAGAGAGAACTAGGAAATGGTAGATGGGATAGGAAACTGAGAGAGAACATGGTTACTCTTTCAGTTGCTGACAACTACGATGATGCGAAGCATGAGTGGATTGCGACAGGAGAAGTTTGGTGGGAAGGGATTGGAACTCCAAGACCTGATTGGGCATTGAACCATCCTAACAAGTGCCTGTGCGAGCATCACATAGTTTACCACTTTGAGATTCACAATACCGAGACTGATGTTAGAGAGTGTGTTGGTTCAGACCACATTAACTCCTACATGATTCTCAGGGCTATTGTTGAAGAAACAGGTATGAACGCTGAAGCAATTACCGAAGACATGATTCAAGAATGGATTGATGTCAGGGTCTCCGCACTAATCAAGGATGCTTGGTGGAGACATAACGGCGAGGACTTCACAAAGAGATTCAATGAGATAAAGGAACTTGATTTGAGAATCAATGTTCGTAGAAGTGGTAAGCACATCTATGACCGAACACTAGGCATTACTGTGCCTGAGACGATGGTTCGCAAGAAAGGAAAGGGCAACCCCGGAACTATGGATTATGAGATGGCTTCTATTGTTTGGCGATGGAATCATCCTGACAATCCGAAGGCTCAGATACACACTAAGGGATATCCGAATGAGAAACTGATGACTGATTTGGATATCTTTCATATGCTGATAGAACGACACAAAGAAACTGTCAGGCTTGAAGACGAGAAGATGGAGAAAGACAGACTCCACAACGAAAACTATCGCAAGCAGATTGCACTTAGGAATAGTGTTCTTCGTGAGAAGAAAGAACATGAGTTCAGAGAAGCATGTGAGTACATGGACATCCCTGTGTTCAAACCGGACATGGGAATAAACAGTTGGGAGAAGAGATTCTTGACTGACATGGAGAGTCGTATCATAAGACGGAGAGAACTGTCAGAACGACAAATATCTAAACTCATAGATATAGTGAATCGTTACAATGATAAGCCAACTGAGCGTCAGGTGAATTACCTGCGGGTTCTCGGCTACGAAGGAGAAACAGAGTCATTAACAAAAGGAGAAATCTCGGCGTTGATTGATGAATTAAAGGAGGTAAAGGAATGACAAAAGAAAAGAAAGAAACCAAGAAGACAGAAAAAGTAGACCCGAAGGATGAGAGGATTGCTGAACTAGAACAGCAAATCGTCACCCTGAACGGTCAATTGCAAACCGTAGTTCAACTGGCTAATAACCACATTGGACTAACCAAGCAATACGAAAGAACAATCGCTCTTCTTTCTGGAAGAATCCAAGAATTGAACAGCGAATAAGAATGAATGAAAAAAAGGAGGCAAATGAAAATGAAATTGTATATAGCAAATGAAAGAGGACACACAGAAATGGAAGTGAACGCAGCCAGCGTCATTGAGCAGATAACTGACCACCCTACACATTGGGTGTTCATCGATGGCGACATGGTAATGAGGGAGAACATCCCTGATGTTGATTGGGATACAGTCAACGAAGTTCGATTGCAAGAAGCCGTTGTTGGCGGAGTCTGAAATCGTAGATAGTCTTAGCAGTGGTTAGATTGACTGCCGAGTGGGTGCAATGCCCATGTTTAACTCGTAAGGAGATGAATTTATGGAAATACAACAAGAGATATTATCAGATATCACTGTGCATATGAAGTATGCAAAGTGGAAAGAAGCAGAACAAAGAAAAGAGACTTGGGAAGAAATTTGTGAGAGAAACAGGCAGATGCATCTCAATACTATTGAGAAGTCTGACCTGTCGTATGACAAGTCCGTATTAGTTGATAGAATCAATGATGTCTATGACAACTTCGTTATCCCGAAGAAGGTACTACCTTCAATGAGGTCTATGCAGTTTGCAGGTAAGCCGATTGAACTATCACCTAACCGTGTTTACAATTGTGCTTACATGCCAATCAATCACTATCTATCATTCTCAGAGGCAATGTTCCTATTGCTAGGAGGCACAGGCGTAGGATACTCAGTGCAGTATCATCACGTTGAGCAACTGCCTGAGATTAGACTACCAAACCCAAAGAGAACCTATCGACATTTGATAGGTGATTCTATTGAGGGATGGGCTGATGCAGTCAAGGTATTGTTTGAGTCCTACATAGGTAAGAGAGCAACAACAGTCAGATTTGACTACTCAGACATTAGACCAAAGGGAACACCATTGAAGACTAGTGGTGGTAAAGCACCCGGCCCTCAACCATTGAAGGAATGCTTGGTGAAGGTAGAGGGAATACTATCTAACAAGCATAATGGTGACAAACTTCGACCAATAGAAGTCCACGACATTCTGTGTCACATTGCTGATGCAGTATTAGCAGGTGGAATAAGAAGAGCAGCGATGATTTCGTTGTTCAGTGCAGATGATGACGAGATGATAACCTGCAAGTCAGGTCACTTTTGGGAGAGAAATGCTCAGAGGTCAAGAGCAAACAACTCAGTGGTTCTACTACGACACAGAATTAAGAGGGACTTCTTCAACAATCTATGGAAGAGAGTTCGGAAATCGGGAACAGGAGAACCCGGTTTCTACTTCACGAATGACAAGGATTGGGGAACAAACCCCTGCTGCGAGATAGCACTTAGACCCTATCAGTTCTGTAACTTGACAGAGGTAAATGTTTCCGATGTTAGAACACAGAGGGAACTTAATCAGAGAGTGAAGGCAGCAGCCTTCTTAGGAACACTACAAGCATCTTACACTGACTTTCACTATCTAAGGGAAGTATGGAAGAAGACTTCAGAGAAGGATGCTCTACTTGGTGTGTCAATGACAGGCATAGCAAGTGGTGGAGTTCTAGACTTGGATATGGAACTCGCTGCTGAGAAAGCAAGGAAGACCAATGAGGTTATTGCTAGTGCATTAGGTATCAAGACGGCAGCGAGAATCACTTGTGTCAAACCTGCTGGAACTACCAGTCTAGTTATGGGAACATCATCAGGCATTCATGCTTGGTGGTCTCAATACTACATCAGGAGAATAAGAGTTCTCAAGACTGAGGCTATCTATCGATACCTCATTGAGAAGTTCCCTGATTTGGTAGAGGATGATAAGATGAGTCCTACACAGGCAGTCATCTCAATACCACAGAAGACACCTGCTGGTGACTCAATAACAAGAGACGAGTCAGCATTGGAGATGCTTGAGAGAGTGAAGAAAGTCTCAGTAGATTGGGTTGTCTCAGGACATAACAGAGGAGTCAACACTCACAATGTATCTGCGACAGTTAACATTCGTGATGATGAGTGGAATGACGTAAGGAACTGGATGTGGAAGAACAGAGACTTCTACAATGGTCTATCCGTATTGCCCTATGATGGTGGTGCATATGAACAAGCACCACACGAACCGATAAGCAAGAAGCATTATGAAACTATGCTGAACCTTCTAACCGAGATAAACTTGGAAGAAGTTATCGAGACAGAAGATAATACTGACTTGCAGGGCGAACTTGCCTGTGCTGGCGGAGTATGTGAAATATGAACAAGGCGCAACTGTTGAAGATTGAGGATGAAGTTGTTGAATCAATGATTAACAGTGGGGCAAAGGAAACAACAAAAAGAATGTTTGGTGAAGTAAGGGATGGGAGTCGTAGAACTCCCTCCCTCATCAAACACATAAGATACTACATTCGTTTGGGTTATTCGGATATCCAAACTGATGCAACATTGAAAGACCTGTACGATTACAGGCTATATTTAGAAAGAAATGGTGATAAAAATGAAAATGAAAGTAAACTTACCAACAGTAAGAAGTGATAGAGAAATAGAGGCAGACCACAGTACATTCCTTTGTAAGTCAAATCGTAGGGCTATTACGAGACTAACTAGAAGCCCGAACCAATATGGTGAAAGAGAATTCTCGATGAAAAACGAAGAAACAAAGAAGAAGTTCCATGAGAATAGATACTGGAACAAGTTTGCAAACAACATGTATCGTCTGTTTGTTCAGACAACACCAACTTCTCATTCTAATGAGATGACTTGGATTACGTTTCGATACAAGAATGGTGATGCTTCTGTAATGTTGCGGAAGGATGGCTCTTCATTGTATATGAACGGAGTAAAGAAGAATCAAGTGGATGTCGCAATGGCCCTTGCTAAAATTATAGCATTCGGGGGACAGAACCGTGACTGTGAAGCAATGGAGAACTACATTGACAGGAACGTGACTTACTCAAGCAACATTTTGTATGCTATTGAGAACCGTTGTCCTTATTGGTTCTTCAAGGGCGGTGTCAAGACTGAAGTTAAGATTAACACTACCTTGATTGGTAGAGATGAAGTTGCGTTTGAGGTTTCAGAGCATGTTTGGGGTTCTTTGCCTCTTGATGATGCTAACACGTTCATTGACTGTTATAGAAACGGAGCAAAGAGGTCAAAGAAGTGGGCTGATATCAGTCCTGCCAACCTTTGGTATAATATGTTCAATACTCATATCACAGATGCTGAAGAGGCACTGATGAAATCATGGTTGATGCAGAACAGAACGAGTGTGATTGTAGAAGAGCGAGCATTTGAGTTGCTTCAAGACATGGATAAGAATTATGATGAGTTTACACTAGTAGACTTAAGAAAACCACCGTTTTCTACAACAAGTGTATCAGAAAAGTCAAGAAAATACCACTTTGCTATGCATGTTAGTGGAGAACTAGGAGATTGGTTGGTTTATCCTAACAACAATAGTGCAGGTACTCAAAGATGCAAGGTATTGTTCTTCAATGGTTCAATGGATAAGACTGAAGGCCCGTTCTGCATAGATGACATCAACAGCAAGAACGTAACAGGAGACCAAATAGCAACAAGGGCGATGTTGGTGAAGAACGACAAACACGCTTCCAAGATGGTCTCTACTTTGAGGAATGTAAAGAAGACATCCTTCCGAATACCGAAGAAGGATATCAAGAATGCTAAGTTTACGGAGAAGATGGTATGGAAGTAGAAGCGCACATGAAGTGTCCCGAATGTGAGTGTGAAAGTAGTTACTTCAACGATGCAATAGGCGAGATGATATGTCGAGACTGCGGTTTAGTTCTATACCACAGGCCGTTTGAAGAGACCACATCTATAATCAGAGATGGTCAACAGACACATGAGGTGACAAACAGACTTGGTTCATACATGGGCTATCCTCGGCAATACTCTCCCACTAACTCACAGTTTAGCCGTATGAAAAGACAGCACGTTTGGGCATCTTCTCTTACCGAAGCAGATAGAGAGACAATTACGAGGTCAAGGATGATTATGTCAAACTACAAAGCAAGTAAGAGTATCATGGACAAGGTTGAGACATACCTGAAGTCATTGAAAGAAGAGCATGTGTTAAGAGGATGCACAGTTGAGCAAAGAGCAGCATCCTTGACTTATTACATACTAAAGGAGAGTCAGATACCTGTCAATCTAAAGACACACAGCAAATTCTCGTATGTTGAGAGTAAGTATGTCTCACGTTGGGCAAAGAGGATTGCAAAGCATTTCAGAAACGCTTCAGTCTTTACTCATAGAAATATCATGGCTGAAGCAATATCTATCATAGATAGACTGGAATCACACAGAAGAATTGACCCTGAGTATAGAATGAAAGCACTGCGGTTGATAAAACATATAGAGCAGTGCTACAAAGTTAAGCAAATGCGTCTCTCTCCTAACCTAATCATAGCGAGTCTTTGGGTTGCAGGAAAGATGGAGAATATCAAAGTCACACAGGCAGAGTTAGTCGATGCATCAGGAAGTTCAGCATCAACGAGTGGAGTGAGAGTAAGCCTTCATGCATTGTGTGAGGTCTTCGGTTTGACTAAGGAAGACATGTGTAGTCTATCGGTGAGTGATTTTGTAGCAGGAGCGTATTAAGATGGAAGATGTAATTGACACACTAAAGAAAATGCAATACCACTTCAGTAAGTTCATTGAAGAGTATGAAAGTCTACCACAGTTGAAGAATATAGTAAGAAGAACTGTGCTAGAAGACGCAATCTCCGTTGTCGGAGCGACAATGGATGGAATAACACATGAGATAGTCGATGCTTGGCATGAGTATCAACAACAACAAATAGATGGGATAATAGATATAGGTGATGAAAATGATAAATAGAAGAGTAATGATAATTGGAGCAGGAGGAATAGGGAGTTTTCTAACTCAGTTTCTCCAAAGACTAGGATACAAGATAACACTATGGGATGACGATGGTGTTGAGAGAAAGAACATAGGATATCAGAACTTTAATGTCTCTGATATTGGGGAGAACAAGGCAACCACTCTTGCTGTCAAAGTTTACGACACTAATAATCGTGGAACAGTAAGAGATGAGCCATTCAGGGTTCTAACCGAGAAGCAGTTACAGGGTTATCATTTGGTAATCTGCTGTGCGGATAACCTTGCTGTGAGGCGTTTGTTGTATCGGCAGGGGTTTGGGTCAGAAGCCAAGATTAAGTGGCTAGATTTGCGAGCGCAGGGGCGAAATGCAGCATTAATTTCCTACAAGATAGACCCTAATCTCATGGATGCCTTTCTTGCTGGTCAAGAGGGTTCTTTCTCATGTCAGGCGACTGATTGGGATGGAAGTCCAAAGGGAATTGACTGTATGAACATCGTGATTGCAGGTGTAGCGTCACAGTGGATACAGAAGTGGTTCAACGACAATGATGATGTCATCGATAAGATGGTGTTAAACATATGAAAGAATGCGATTGTGAAGAGTGTTCCTGTCACTATCCAATTGAGACCTTCTTAGGTCATATGAATAGTGCAGGTGCTGCTCTTCCACTGAAGGATGCATTAGTGATTTGTGGTAGATGTAAAACAAATCTATCATGTAAAAAATGTAGAGGTGAAGATGAATGAGAGCGAGTTCAAAGGTACATGTTGAATATGAAGTATTGAAATATATAATGGATAAAATAGACTTAACAGAATTAGAAGAAAAGATGGTGCTACAACACAAAGGCGACCAGTATTATAGCGAGTTAGAGAAGCGTTGGAAGAATGGTGTTAATGAGATTGCATCATTTGTTAACAACAAGATAGAGAAGAGACTGCACAGGTTGCCGAAGAAGCATCCTGCATACAAGGAGAAAGGGGAATGAAGTATATTCATTTCTCGATTTTAGGAAAGACTCTTTGTGGTAAAGAGGATGAGCCTGTTCCTGAACACTTGGCAGATAGCAGAAGGTTATGCAATGACTGTATTCAAGTGATGTGGAAGGAACAGTATAGAAGGAGTGTACTTCTTCCCATGCAAAAGGGAATGGACATCAAAGAGGTACAGAAGGAAATAGAAGAAGTAGAGGTTGTAGTCGAAGAACCTCGGTTAGTCCCACCAAGACCAATCAAATCACTTCGACATTACATGGTGGTGAAAACATGAGTAAAGAAGATGCAAACATAGACGACATAAGCGAAGAAGACATAGGAAATATGCTGACGATAATATCGACAGATGGATACTACAAACAGGCGATGATTGTAAAGGTCGTTTGTCCAGTTTGTGGTGAGGAGTTCTTAGGAACGAAAAGACATGCTGGTGGGTTCATAGCAGGACACAGAGCATACCATGAGTTTGAGAACGAACAAGACATGAGAGTAGAACAAATGGGAGGAATATAAAAATGAAAACAGATGAAACAGAATATGAAAATAAAGGAATAGAAGGACTAGAGATAGTAGATGAGAATTGGATTGAGGATATCAAGACGGTGTTCAGTAAGATACCGTTTGAGTATCCTTTCCCAAACAATCATACAGAGGCGTTCTACACAGTGATATGGAACAAGTCTCTGAATGCATTCGATTCTCCTAGAGAGGTACAAGTGATTGTTGATGCCAAGGATGACTTGTATGTTAGTGTGGGAACGTTTGGCTTTGTGAGTTTCAAAGACCAAGAGGAGCAACTAGGTGGTATGAAGATACCACTGAAATGCTGGATACACACACATCCGTTTGGACAGGCTTTCTTCAGTGGCACTGATTGGAAGACTATTCATTCATGGAAGGGAATGATGGAGAGTGCAACGGTTCTTGGAGATAACCAGTTTATCTGCTACGATTGCAATAGTGAGATAGCAAAGAGAGTTCAGTATGCGATATATCAACAAGAGCCTTCTAAACCTGAGTGGGTCAAAGCAGCAGAAGGTGTATTGGGCGGTGAAGAGGAATGAAGACTTATTGTGGAATAGTAGATGCTCATGGATTAGAATCGTTCATGGAATGCGAAGAGATAGGTGCTGCTCCTGCGACTATCTCAATGAGAGCAGGTTTGAACAGGCAGAGACATGCTATGGTCTATTGGGTCGAACTACCTGATGATAAAGCAGAAGAGATGCATGAAGCAATCAAACAAGCACAGGAAGATGGAGATTGGCATGAGCCTCTTCTCCTTTTGAAGAATCCTGACTTTGTGGATAGCGTTTCGTTTGAGGATTCAATGTCGGATAGTTGGGATATGATTCCTGATGATAGACTAGACCCCTATTGGGGAAGTTCCTATCATGAGCCTACTTCTGCTCAACAAATGTTAGACAAAATAAAGGCAGGTGTTTACCTGCATGGAGAAGAAGAGTAGTATTTGTTACTATAAATACTATCATAATTATAATAATGGTGATGACAATGAAATATTGGGCATTTGAGATAAAAGAAGGAAAAGACATACTAATAAATTGCAAGGACATTGAGAGTGTTTACCTACTTGGTGAGCATCTTAGATACGATGTGTATTCAGGATTAGGCGTATCGGCAGTACCACAGACTAACGTGACATTACCGAAGGCTAAGATTGAGGAAGTTAAGAACACTGAAGAGAAAGTGAAAAAACATCGTGATGAGAAGGAGACTAAGAGACGCAGGAAGAAAGACGCTGTTCCAGTGAGACCTGAGATAAGAGCAGGAGGCTTGACAAAGCCAGTTCACGTTCCAGTGTCTGCGGAGCAAAGATATGCTAACAAACTCGCTAGAGAGACAGCGATAGGAAGAGTTGTGGAAGTAGAAGACAAGGATATGATAGGAATCAGTTTCTCAGTCGTCAGGCACATCGATGGCTCGTTGTACCTATTGCGTGAGTGGCAGACAGACAACGAGTATTGGGCTAAGTGGTACATGAAGACTGACCTTTGGCAAATGTGGAGTGACAACTACGCAGAGGAGAGGAAGACCAAGGGCAACAAGAACGCAAAAGGGCCACATCGCTCTTCATGTTGCCACACTATCAACAGAAGAAGGTTAGCGAATCAACCGTATTGTCTAGCATGTAAGGATGACAACCCTACTCAGAGAACTAACAGGAGAATAGCGAATGGTGGGCCTGAATCAAATCTAATCTTCGATGAGCATGGTGAGTTAACAACGGCATGGACAAAGAGAGCAAAGGAAGTACATCTTAGCAGATTACGAGAACAGGAGGAAAACGAATGAAAGAAAGATTTTACAAAATAACAACGACATATGTGGATGGTGAAGTAGCACAAACGACATTGAATATGGCAGAGGTTTCTGCCTATTCAGTCGTTGAGATACAAGAAGGTATGCTGAAGAAGAATACCTACGAAGTGGAAATACATCTACGAAGTGGTACTACCCTCACCACCAAGATGACAGAAGCACAGATGACAGTTTGGGAAGATGTATTCTTCCCTAAGTCGGTGGTGAAAGAATGAGTGACCCAACAATGGTGTATGTGGGTGTTGAATACCCCGACAGGAATGTAAGAAATGCCGTGAAAGATTTTGCGATTGAAGAAACAATACAAGAGGCATTAGCAGAGGGTACAATAGAGAGAATATCTCATGGTTATGAAAACCCTGAGTCATGGGGTGAAGGTCAAGGTAAAGAATGGCAAAAATACGAGGCAGGTTGGTCAGGTTGGTCATCTAACGGTATTGAAAGACCTAACTTCATCGGTATTACAATTGCAGGAACATGGCATGGTCTTGTTTTGTTCAACAAGGATATGAGAAGAGCAATCAAGAACGCCAAGAGTGTAATGAAAAGTCTCTTTCCACATAAAGAGATAATTGTAATTGTAAGGGGGCAACAAGTATGAAGAGAAGATATAATGGAGATTCGCTGAAATACTTCAGTAACTCATTTATGGATGGCTACCAAGGTGGTCATATGGCTGGTAAACTAAGTGGTTTACAGTTAGCCATTTCCATAATGGATAGTGCGTTGAAAGATGAGGATGCACTGACAGATGGAATGCAAGCAAAAGGTGCTTTGAGATGGCTGAAAGACCATGTAGAGCAACTGAAAGATGAATTAGGAATAGCGGGGGATAAGAATGAAGAATGGAAGATATGATAGACATGCAAGAGCAGTCGAAAGAAAACTAGATGAGATAATCGAGTTACTTACGATACAGACAAAGGTGTTAACTGGTTTAGCAGTTATGGAAATGATGGAGGATGAACAATGAGACAGACAAGATTACCGGAGTTTGGCTTTACTGGATTCGGACATAGACAGTCCAAACTAACAGAGTTTGGGTTTTCCTTTGAGTGAAGCAACTTATTTATCCTTCCTGTGTTTGCGAGAGGATGATGACGATGAAGACCAGCATCAGTAAAGCAATAGTTTTGATGATAGCAGTAGCACTCCTAGCAGGATGCACAGATGGATTACCTAGCCCACCGGAAGAGGAGTTTGAAGGACAGACAGCACAAGCAGATTGGGTGTCTATGACAGGAGAGTTCACTCTTGTTATGGATAATACTAGTAATGAATCATTCATACACGCCCCTACAATTTGGGTAGATGTTAACACTAGTTATGGAGCAATTGAACTCCAATCCCTCACATACAATATAACACACCTATCCTTTGAGGTAGTGAATAACTCTGTCATATTCAGTAATTACAGTTGGGTAGGTTGGCAAGGCTACTTGGTTCAAGAGGATAAATATTGGTCAAGTGGTTTTGCTCCTGAGTTTGGTAATGCAACGTTGCACTTCGCATCGTTCCCATTCGATGTAACAGTTGAATATGAACTGATATACAGAGTATGGGATGGCAGACAATGAAGAAAGCAGTGACTATTCGCTTTCCTGCTCCGCTACCTGCTGAGATAGAATGTCCTATTTGTTTAGGCAACAAGTGTGTAGTATGTGAGATGTCAGGTAAGATAAAGGTCACAGTTGATGCTAAAGTGCCAATACAACGACATCTAATCGTTCAATACATTGCTGAACACATGGATGAAATAGCAAATGAATTATCTCAAAAGTTTGGTCTAGTTCCTGATATAGAGACAGAAGACATGTTTGAAGTTGAAGGGAAAACATACGAGTTGGTTAAGATTAGCAGTCTTGGTGGTGTTGTATGGGTAGCACACAGAATAGATGAACAAGAGTCTCCACGATACTTTAAGTCGTGGAAGAACTTACAGCAGTTTAAGGGTGGTTGGCTTGAAGGGTGAAAAAATAATAGTAAGAGTCCCAAGAAACGGGAATGAAGAATTAACAGTGAGAACAGGTAATTATTGGAATGTTGACATCGTTGACATTCGTTGGTATGCTAACGGAACACCAACAAAGAAAGGCGTTAGAATGAATATAGAAGAAATGAAAGATGTCGCTAAGGCACTGAATAAGATAATTGAGAGGAATAAAAATGACAATGATACGAATGAGCAGGATGTGTGAATCCTTAGAGGACAGAACACCATCAGAAAAGAGACACAGGATTTGTGCTACCTTATCTCACTTTGAGGATAGAAAGGCAGCGATTAAGATACTGTCACTTGAGTATGAGATGAATAACATAGGCGAGAAGAAGGCTATCAAGTGGATGGCTAAGATTCTAGGTGTGTTTGAGGATGAGATAGCAGATGCTGCTCATAGTTGGATGGACTTAGGAGAAGGAATGAAAGAGTTTCTGAGTGCGAATAGACCTGATTCAACCTTCTCTCTTTCAGACATGGTAAGGCTACTGGAACTAGATTGTTCATCGATGAGCAACAGTGGTAGTTATGAGACGATTAGAGATGCAATAGGAAGAATGTCTGCTTTAGAAGTAAAGTGGTTTATCCGCTATTGGTTGAGAACTCCTAGAAACGGTGTCAACAAAAGCACTGTCGAGAAGGCCATGACTGACTATTATCAAAGAGACATCAAGAGGTATTCAGTAGGACACTCTCTAACCAGTCTAGTTGACTATCTAGAGAATGACCTAGAACCACCTGAGTTGGTGCATGGTAACTTTGTAAAGCCAATGCTTGCTAAGAAATACTTAGGCAAACTTCCTGAGCAGTTCGTTATGGATATCAAGTATGATGGTAATAGGTATCAGATACACAAGAAGGATACTGATGTTATCATCTTCAATCGCAAGGGAAAGATTGTCACAGAGCAGTATGCTGATATTGTAGCGATTATAAGTCAGTGGGAGTCTAACAACTTCATACTGGATACTGAGATATACCCAATAACAAACGATGGAACTCCTGCTCCGCATCAGACATTAGCAACTAGAGTGCATTCAAAGGATAAGCAACTAGCAATATCCAAGTGTCCTGTTCAACTAGTGGTGTTTGACTGTCTTCTATATCAGGGACAATCAATACTCAGTGACACATATGGCGACAGGCTAGAGTATCTAGAAACGATTGTACCATCCGAGTATGTTGCTCAGGCGTTTACACATGGGAATGTTGAGGCTGCTTACAATGTAGCAATCAATAGTGGTTTTGAGGGTGTGATGATAAAGGACTTGAATGCACGGTACGAGTCTAAGAGAACAGTTGCACTACTGAAGTACAAACCACCAAGAGTAGAACTTGATGTTGTTATAACATCAGGTGAATATGGAAAGGGAAAGAGAGCAGGTGTGATAGGCACATACGGTGTTAGTGTTAGAGATGGTTCAGACTATGTGAACATCGGTAAGGTTGGTAGTGGTATATCAGAGGAAGAGATGTACTCACTAGATACTCAGTTGAAAAGAATAGTTGATGGTTTCAATGGAGGGACATACCACTTCTTGCCTAGAATAGTCCTTGAGGTCACTTGTGACTTAATTAGTCAGAATCAAGATGGAACTTATGGAATGAGATTTCCAAGGATAGTCAGAATAAGAGATGACAAGTATCCTGCTGACTGCAATACTCTTGATGACGTAGAGGAATTGTGTAGCAACATATATTGACTCTTGTGATGTCGCAGTGCCATGTATGGCAGGGATGTGTTGAATGGGATTCTTATCTCAATAGGCAACCCTGAAGTGAACATAGTTAACAGTAGTAAGTCAAAGTTAGGCTATCGTGTTAGGCTAAGAGTTTGCATACGAGGTGAAGGTACTTTCCTTTGGGGTATCAAGCGTTCACTACTACAACATGAAATCGAGTCTAACTACAAAGACAAGGAACATAGTGGAAGACCAAAACCAATACTAGTTATCAGTGGGTTGGATAACCTAACTAGACTAGTAGAGATGATGGACAGTAAACTAATCACAAACAATGATTGGGAGACATTCAACAAGTCTCTCAATATGATAACAGAGAAAGAACATCTGAGAGCCGAAGGACTTGAGAAGATACTCAAGATGAAGGGGCTTGTCTGATGTTATGTCCGAGATGTAATCTCAGGGAAACAGAGGCATCCCTGTGTTCTGTTTGTATGTTAAAGGTTCAAATGAACAAACCTGAACATACAACAGATGATGAAATAACAAATTACCATGTAATGCAACGGATAAAGCAAGGTTGCAGAGAATGTGGTAGTCACTCCTTTGCTTATGAAGCAGGAGTACAAGAAGAAAACGAACTAAAGTGGTATGTCATTTTAGTTGATTGTGGGGTTTGTGGAAAAGCCTACGAAGAAATAATGGAAGTGAGGGTAGATGAGCCTATTGAATATGCAGAATCAGAATAGAACGATAATAATAGTTGGCAAAGATGGAACAGACAAGATGCAAAAGGCAATGAAACTTGTATCTGATGAACCTATTATTCAATATGCTAATGAGTTTGACATTGAGGATAATTACAGTATCCCTGCTGATGTAGGCATCATTATCCGAGAGTGCAACTACAAGCCTAATGTCGAGTTGATACGCAAGACAATACTAGAGTATAGAGGACAGGTAGTTCTAACATCACTGAATCAAAAAGATGTACCTAAGAAATTGTTTAATCTATGTAAGTTGAAGCGTGGAAAGAAACTAGAGATTGATGAGATAAAGCAACTAGCACCTCGTTCTGATGAACCTCACAACTTTGACACTGACATCTTTACTTTGGTTGGTGATTATCTAAGGAATCCTGACAGAGATATAATCATGGAGAGCCTGAAGATTAGCAAACCATCAGACACTCAGTTTGTTTCTTGGTTAGCACCGAACATCCATCCTAACAAGTTGATGTTTGTCGATGCCAAGGTGAAGAGAAGGTGGAGTACAGACTACTTTTACGAAATGCTTGCTTATTCCCATGACGGGAGAATGCAAAGGAAGATGACACCACCACAAAGAAAGGCATATTCTACAATACCGAAAATCTTGAGGAAGTTAAAAATGCGACATTCTGATGTTTATCTTTTCAGAGACTTACTAAAAAACGCTGATTTTAGAGAACATTGTAGAAAGACGTTATCTTCCTCCGAAACTAGAACGTTAGGTCTCGGAGAGAAAAAGAGAAGAACGAAGACAACACCAGTCACACCAACTGTTGGATTATCGAGGTGGTTAGACTGAGTGAATATCACTGCAAGTGTGATAAAAGTGAATGGAATATTCATGACTTCCACTATGGAAGATGTAAAACTTGTAACAAATGGATATCTGTTATTGATATCTTAGAAATATGGAATAAAAATGGAGAGAATGAAAATGTTATGGACAGAAAAATACAGACCGAAGAGAATCGCTGATGTGGTAGGACAGTATAACTTCACGATAGATGCAGAGAGTTGGGTAGAGCAGAACAATATGCCCAATGTTCTATTGTATGGAGTAGCAGGTGTTGGAAAGACGGCTGCTGGAATTGCGCTTGCTAATGATATGTTGAAGGAAGACAAAGACAATAACTTCTTTGAAATTAACGCATCTGATGATAGAAGACTAGAGACAGTAAGAAATCAAATCAAGGAGATTGCTTCCACTAGAAAGATAGGTAATGCTCCTTTCAAGATTATACTTCTTGATGAGATGGATGGGATGACAAAGGATGCTCAGAATGCTTTGAAGAGAATTATGGAGAGGTATGCTGAGAATGTTAGATTCATTATTACTTGCAACGAGCGTCACAGGATTATACATCCGTTGCAATCAAGATGTGCCAACTATGGGTTTCAACGAGTGAACCCCCGTACTATGCACACTCTATTGACGAATGTTTTGGAAAATGAGGATATTACCCACGTATCGAGTGAAGACTTGGAAACCTTCATAGACTCCTTACATGGAGACTTGAGGAGAGGGCTTACTGAACTTCAGGCTGCTATCTACGGTAAGTCCTCACTATTGAATCAGATTGACAAAAATCTTGAACCCTATACTGAAATATTGCAAATGATTGATGATAATAACTATGAGAATTGTTTAGGAAAGGTGCATGATTTGTTGTATAATTCAGTTGATATGAATACTATTTGTGTTAATCTACATGATGTTATCATAAAAACGGATATGCCAGCAGCCAAGAAGTTCAAAATGTTAAGGGTTGTCGGAGAGGCAGAATGGAGGAGTAGCAATATGACTCCGAAGTTACTTGCATCTTGGATGATAGGACAGATGATTTGATGATTGAGTTCCTTATAGGTATAGTAATATTAAGACAAATAATAAGATGGTTAGATTCACCTAGAAGGAGATTTTAGAATGAGGTATGAATATGAAAATGGATTTGAACAAAGACGGTGTAGTAGATATTGAAGATGTTAAACATCTACTACTCCGGTATGAGATAATAGCGATAGGCGGTGCATTGCTGATTGTACTGCCGATACTAAACACGCTAGGTTACATCAGCGTAGATTCCAATTTCTTTTGGATATTGTGTGGCATAGTCATGCTGACAGAAGGACTAGTGGAAATAAGACATGAAAGAAAAAGAATGAAAACAAAGGAGGAAAATAAAAATGAATGATGAAATAAAAAATGAAATTGAGAAAGCAGCAGAACTGCTAGGGATGTCCCTAGAAGATGCGACAGCGAGGTTTGAGGAAATCTGTTCCAAGAACAACGTTGACGCTGATGAAGAGCCTTTACTGGCTCGTAGTCTTTGGAGACAATACTTTAGCAGTGCAAGGAACGCACTGAAGAGACAGACACAAACAACAAGTAGTCAGTCCAACAGTCTATACAAGAAAGCCTTCGGCTTCTTTGTATCTCTTAACGATGCGATAGATATGTCTGCACGAAGCCGTGACAGACTAACTAACGAGTACATGCGTGACAGTGACATGACCTACTCTCTAGGTAGAGTAGCAGTCTTCACCGAAGATGGTGACGGCTATGAAGCAAGAATGATGCGTGACGGTGAAGAGATTGTCAAGACAATGGGCAAACTTCCTGAGAACAACGTAGAAGTAGACAGTGGTAGATACATTGTACCACTAGACACTAGACCGGGCGATTGGAACAAGAACTATGGAAAGCCACAACCGTTCTCTGAGTTTCAGAGGAAGGGTGTATTTGTTGGTGAAGTAGACGGACAGATGAAGAAGTGGTTCTTCTCCTACAAGGGAGATGGATGTGTAAACTTCTCTCCCAAGACGTTTGAGTTTATTCACTTCGATGTGATACCTAACTCTAACAGGGATGATATGATACACGGTGGAGCAAATGCCACTGTTGAGTCGTTAGTATACAATATTGATTTGGCTGATGACTCGGAACTAAAGCAAGATGTTAGTCAGATAGACATTGCTGATACAATGATGGGGCATTGTGAAGGTAATTACAGTCCACTGATTGCTCTTGACAAGTATCATAGCCAATCTAACAACAAAGCGAATTGGGATGATAGGTTCGTCTTCACAGACGGGACTGTTAACAGCATCAATGCAACCCCAACAGCAAACGGTAACAGGATAGTCAACCTTGATGACCTGAACACCGACTTCGACTTTGATAATGATGGTTGGAGTGGAACTACATGTTGGATACCACCTAGTATGACAATCGACTTCGGTATCGGTTCTCAGATACTGGTGGTAGGAAGAACCTCACAAGGAACAGACCAAGATGGCAATATCAGACCAGTTAGCATCAATGTTACTGGATTGTATGTTATCAACAGTAGAGGTGGCAGTGCTGAAGAAGTAGACTTCGTAGAGGAGTCAGAAGACTGGTTCTTTGAGTAGGTGATGTAAATGGAATACAGTATGAGTGCTGATTCCAATGGAGGTCTCGTCGTTCATGGGAGGAGTTTCGCTTTTCTTATGGATGACGTAGACTTCCTAACATGGAAGTACAATCCCGATACGGGAGACTATTGGACTAAGTTCCATTTCATATCAAAGGATGTGAGGGTTAAGTTATCTCTCACAGAACTTAATGAATTATTGGAACAATGGAAGGGTATTACATTTGACCCTAATGAATATAAAAATGGTGATAAACATGAGTTGGACAACAGGTAAGAAAACAGAAGCAGTAACAACGAAAGAGTCTGCAAAGGGGCAGTATGCTCTCCGAAAGGAGGCAATGCTTCAGCAGATTAAGGAATCACAGGAGAATGATAAGTCATTCCTGTGTCTTGGTATTTGGGGAGAACCCAAATCAGCGAAGTCAGCAGTCGCACTAGACTTGCTAACTGAGGAAGACGTAAAGAATGACATGTACGTTCTTGTGCTTGATTTTGACAACAGAGCGATAGATGTAAAGCGTAACCACTACGGTAACATCGAGAATCTAATTGTCTACAATCCTATTGTAAGACATGATGAGAGTCTTGTGAACTTTGAGGAAACGATGAGTAACGCTAGAGCGTTCTATGAAATGGCGAAAGAGTATCTTGCAGATGGCAAGTTGAAGGCAGTAATAGTAGATGGAGCAGATAAACTACTAACAGATGTCTGTGAAACCTACATGAGAAACAAGCATGGTCTTGATGCTGATACGGTAATGAAGGCTGCACCCTATGTTTGGGGTGACAGGAATACACCTTACAGGAACTTCCTGCACAAGCAGATACTAGAGATGCCTTGTCATCGAATAGTGATTGCTCACTCTAAAGACAAGTATGCTGGAAACCCTAACCCTATCGGGGTTGAGGCTAACTGGCATTCTTCAACAGAGGACATCTTTACTTCGACAGTGAGGATGACAAGAGACATCAGGAAGAATGGTGCTACCTTTACGGCTATCGTTGAGGCAAGTGCTAGAAAGCCTGAGTTGATTGGTAAGAGGCTAAAGGTCTTATCCATCGATGATGGAAAGGTAGACTGGTCGGGCTTCCCTGAGATAAAATCAGGAGAACTTTGAGAAAGAAATGACGTAGAAGTAGGTGGGGTGGGGTAACACCCATCCCATCTACCCAACGAAGGAGGAATAGAAATGAAAATAGAAATAACAAATAGAGTATTAACAAACGCAATAGAAGATGTATGGATGAAAGGAAAGTATCACAATGGAGATTCAGCAAAGAATAGTCAACTTACTGACTATGCTATGCTAGAACTCATTGAGGACAATATACTGAATCTATACAATGCCGACAACCAAACCATCTGTCGTGTGTCTGTTCCTATCATTAGGCAGATAGATGAAGATGGTAGCAACATGGCGGTTGTAGAGATAGATAAGATGCTGAAGTATCTTAAGACATTTACAGGAGATACCGTTCTACTTGACGTAGGCGACTTTATCCTATTACAAGATGAAGGAGGAGGTAAGAGGGCTAGTGTTCCATTAGTAGTCAGTCACCCAAACGTGGCTATGATTGCTAGACTTCAAGGATACACTATTACACCTGAGAATGCAGTATTCAGCAGTGTCGTCTTTGAGTCAATCATCACAACAGGGTCTACTATTCTAACAGATGCAATCAAGACCTGTGATGTCATCAACAATGCAAAGTATCTGTTGAATACGGATGAAGATAACTTCACCATATCAAGCAGGAGAACTGATATCGATAAAGTAGATGTCGTTGTTCCTACTGTCTATACAAATGGTGAATCAGCAACAGTAGAAGTAACAGGTCAGTTCCACAAGTTCTTTCGTGGTTCGGTCCCTGTGACTATCTATCTGAAAGACGAGTCTCCTGTTGTTTGGGCAGGGGAGGACAGATTACTGATTAAAGCACCATATCTAACTAGGTGATTATATTATGATAATAGCAAATACAACAGAAGGCGTTCTTCTAAGATGGAGGGATGAGAACAACGAGAGAGTCGAGAAGACTGTGACCTACCGAGAGTTCTCTCCATATTTCTTCATTCGTGCTAATGATATTACACAAGCAGAGCCAGCAAGGATAGCGATGTCTGAAGGGTTCAGAGGCAAAGAGAAGTTTGTTGTCACTGTGACTTATGAAGAGGGCGATTGGGTGAACTTAGAAGGAGAATCACTTCTCAAAGTGACTTGGACTCCTTGTAAGACTGGAAAGACTAGTTTAGGTGGAATGACTGCTAAAGTAAGAACGTTCTACCATGATAGAGATATTGAGACCTATGAAGCAGATGTTCAACATCATTACAGATATGCTGTTGATGAGTTAGATGAACTTCCTGAGTACAATCTAAGAAAGTGGTATTGGGACATGGAGTGGATGCAAGGTGGTGAACATGATGGTGCTATTACTGCTATTGTTGTGTATGACAACTACGATGATGAATACTACACACTGACTTGGCAACCAAAGAAGGAAGGCTATACTGAAGATGGCAATGAGAACGAGAGGACAATACTAGAAAGATTCCTATTGATGTTAGATGAGAAAGACCCGGACATGCTTATCTCTTGGTTCGGATGGAAGTTCGACTTACCTAAGTTGATTGAGAGACTGTATGTGAATGGCATTACTCCTACTTTACTGTCTCCTGTTCAAGAGGTTACAGGAGTAGAGTGGAACATCAAGGAGAGAAGGCATATTCTAAAGACAAAGCAGATAGAGAACTACTCTCCAATAGCACAGCCAATCAAGGGTAGGATATGTGTCCCTCTTGACTTGGCATTTGAGAGACAATGGAATGATGCACAACGAGGAACTCTACCTTCTCTATCTCTAGACTATGTATCAGAGAATGTCTTAGGAGAGAAGAAGTTAGTCAGCGAGAAGTTTCCTGATAAGAACGAGTTCTTCAGAAGAGGTTGGCAGGAAGACACTGAAACCTATCTAGAGTATGCTAAGAAAGACGTTGAGTTAATCAAGAGGATAGACGAAGAGAACTTCACAACTGAAGCGATACTCTCGTTACAGCGTTTACTGATTGCACCATTCGATGCATGTTTCTATGCATCAAACATGGGTGGAATATACTTCATGCGAAATGCCTCATGGAAGGCTCCTACGGGGCGCAAAGGAGACAGGGTAGAGTATGATGGGGCGATGGTCTATGACCCGCTCAGTGAGGCTACAAATGGTCTTCATTTGGGTGTTGCAGCCTTTGACTTTGCAGGTCTGTATCCAAGCATGATGATTGCTAGAAATATCTCTTGGGAAACCAAGTCAAAACTACCAACACAATTTGGTGTAAATCTAGCAACACCTAAAGACTTCTCTAAGATTATCAACTATGATATGAGATACTACAAGACTAAGGAACTAGGATTGCTACCAAAAGCAGTTCTAGAACTGAAGCAGTTGAGAAATGAATACAAAGTGAAAATGAAAGAAAGTGAAAGTGAAAGTGAATATGTAAAGTGGAACAACAACCAACTAGCGGTCAAGAGATTGATGGCATCCTTCTATGGTATCATTGCGTATCAGGGATTTGGTTGGGCTGATGTTGATTTAGCAGCAAGCATTACTGCTAGTGCTAGAGAAGCAATTCGTATTGCAGCATTCAAAGTGAGGGAGTTATGATGCCAATCAAGAGTGCAGATGTAGATTTTACAAAGGTAAAGATAAAGGAAGAGCCTAAATCAGAGACTGAATTGAGAAAACAGGCGATAAGTCAGATTCTCAAGGACAGTAGGCTTGCCATTAGAGTAGCAGGTCGAGTTTTATTCGCTATTGTGTTCATTTATGGAATAATATCAATATTACAGGATGTGAATCTAATATGAACTTAGAACAGTGGTCACAAGACCGATTTGCAACACTAGCACTGCTAAGAACAGTGTTTAGTCTCATAAAGGTCATTATTGCTATGATTATAGCAGTGGAGTTGTTAACATGAAGGTAGTTTACGGTCATACTGACTCAATTTATGTTGATATTGAGGATAATAGCATCGAAACTGCTGAAAAGACGTTAAAAATACTGAATGAGCATGTCAGAGAAGCGTTTCCTAACGTTATGGGACTGAAAGAACATCCTGTAACACTAGAGTTTGAGAAATACTTCAGAACTTTAGGTGTTGGGGCAACGAAGAACAGAAATGCAGGTCTAATTACTTGGAAAGACGGTGAATTTCTAGATGAAGAGGAGTTCGTGATGACTGGATTCACTGCAAAGAGGGTTTCTTTAACTAAACTAGCAAAAGATGTTCAACTTACTGTGCTAAGGATGTGGATAGAAGGAAAATCTGAGCAAAAGATAGTATCTTTTCTGAATAAGAAGTACAATGATGTGATGAACGGTCAAATATCACTTACAGATATCCTACAAAGAAGCAGATATCGTGAAGAACGATTCAAGGTAGTATGTAAGAGATGTAATCCACATGCTAGATTCGATAAAGCATGGTCTAATGTCAAAGGAATAAGTGTATTTGACCTCATGGATAATGGGGGTTGTCTAGATGACAGTGGTGAGTTGATGGTTTGCAACAACTTTGTCACAATGGGTGGTAAGAGACCAACCTTTGGTGCAGGAGTCGAGGGTGTATTGTTTAGTTATTCTCAGGGATATCAAACGATAGATGATACCTATCTGTATCTTAGAATTAAGGATTGCACACAAACATACAGACATCCGTTAACACGAACATTCGTCAAACCAAACTATGTGTCTAGATTGACTGCTGACGAGTTTGACGAGTTTACACCTGATTGGTCTCATTATGCAGAGTCAGTCGTGAAGAAAGCAGAGCCAATATTCCGAGCGATGGATTGGGATGTAATGCAGATAAAGAAAGACACGAAGCAATCATCCTTGGAGGAATGGTTTTGAGAAGTTTCTATAACAGTCTCTCTTGGACTAACAAGAGAAGAATAGATTCCATTCTAGTTAGATGGAATAAATTCAAAAAATGGTTCACTCCTAAAGCAAAGAAGATAGTATCAGAAGTGGAGATACCAAAGATAGAGATTCCTAAACTAACAAAGGAAAAGGAAGTAGAGGTAGTAACAGAAATATTTCCTGATGACCACACGTTCATCGGATATAGAATAGAAAAACATTCTAAGGGTGATAAGATTGTCATGATACAAGAACCCCCACACCCGACAGAATGCACATGCAGAGAATGCATGGATAAATTAGGGGATGAAATCATGAGTAGAAGAAAGGTGAAGACACATGAGACAAAGTAATACAAATGAATACACATACCAATGGAAGCCTGAAAATTATGGACAAGAAGGAGAACCAATACTGAAGATATCGAAGTCTTCTCTCGGTTCTTATCAATGGTGTCCTAAGAGATATGAGTTTCAATATGTCGAGAAGAGACCGATAGAAACCACTGAAGTTATGATTAAGGGAAGTATCATACACAATGCTAGAGAGGCGTTCTTCAATGCCTTCGATGTAAAGAAAGCAGAGAATCTATCCCATGAGGAACTAGTAAACTACTGCTTGAGTCTTCATCCTATCGATGACTATACCGAGATGTATGAGGCAATGTCCATCTTTGAGGCTAACAGATTCAAGGAATCATTAGCAGAAGGAACAACTGAGAATTTTGTTCCTGTTGTGAATGAGGCAATGCTAGATGCTCGTATAACCATCAGGAGTGATGAGAATCCTAAGTATGAATTATCTCAGGATTACAATGTTCATCTACAAGGAATCATTGACAGGATGTTCAGGGAAGGAGATAGATACATTCCTATGGAGTTGAAGACTGGTGGATGGAAAGATTGGAAGAAGACTATGATGCGTAAGGAGATGGCCTTCTACAAGATTCTCTTTGAGAATACACCAAACGCAGAGTTAGAGGAGATGGGTCTAGACCCTGAGATTCCTATATCCCATTGGGGTTGGTATTATCCTGCTGCTAACTACATCTACGTTGAAGATGCAAAGAAGAGTAGTATGACTGCTGTTAAGAAAGGAATAGCAGAGATGATTCATTCCTATGAGACGGGAATATTCCCAACAAAGTATTTTGCAAAGACCTGCTCTAATTGTAGTTTCTTTGGAATATGTGATGCTGCTAATACGGAGAGTTGGTTCTAATGCCTAGAAATGATGCAAGAAACAGAAGGTTGAGATATCTGAGAAGTAAGACTTCCAAAGGTAATCGTATGCCTCCTAGTAAACCCAAAGAGAAAATCATACATGCATCAAACCTTGATGATGTGATAGACATATATCTGAAGCATCGCCCTGCTTGGACTACACTAGAGAAGGATGAACATATACTCAAGATGCAGATGGAGAATACTACAAAGATGAATGAACATACCAACGTCTCTCCTTTATCACAAAAGGCTCTCAAGATACCTGAAGCAGTGTATGCTAACAGTAGATACGTTGTTCAGGTGTATGACGCTTCAGACCAATTGGGAATACCAATGAAGCATTTGTCAATCAAGAACAACGATAACAATCACATGGCTCACGATTGGAGAGACCTTCAAAGGATAAAGAACGAGATATGTGGTGAAGAGAAGGAAGCGATAGAACTGTATCCTGCCATGTCAAGAATGGTAGATACAAGCAATCAGTATCACCTGTGGGTCTTCATGGAAGATAACCCTATGAAAATAGGATGGAAGAATGGTGCTATACTTCAGTCTCAACAAGAGGCAGAACATGTAGCAGCAGCGAATGACCTAGTAGTGCCACATGGAGGCAAGAACTTCATCAGACAACGAGATATGGAAGAGGGCTTCGTATCAGCGAAGTACATAAGAATGCAACAACAGAGACTACAAGGAGAGAATAATGAATGAAACTTCTAAGCAGACTATGGGCTTTCATAACAGAAAGTAATGGAATGACTTGGGAGCAGTATCACGAAAACAAGAATAAAGTAAAGAGGAAGAAAAATGATAGATAAAATGGTAAAAGAAGAATTGAATCAAAAGGTGTGGAGTTTCTCGGAGATTGCAAACGTATCTGATACGGTAAACAATCTAGCAGAGACATTGTATGAGAAAATGCCCACAACTGATAAACTGAAAATGATTTGGGAGACTGATATTTTTGCAGAAGAAAGAACTCCCTTTGGTCAAATATACATGAACACAGTGATGACAGAATTAAGAATAAAAATAGCAGAAGTCGTCAGAGCAGAATTGCTTGAAGCGAAAGTCTCGTTTAAGGAGGATAATAAAAATGGAAATGCCAAGAGAAGTGTGGGCGGGAAGTCATCTAAGAAACGCACCACAGATGAAAAGAAGAGTAGTCAAGACGAAGAGTGAATTTGTTAACTGGTTCAATTCCTTCAACGGGAAGATGAACTGCTATACGACAGTCTATGACTTTGCTAACTTCAAGAATGAGGTGAAGATGGAAGACTCCGTTATCTTAGATAGGGCTTTCTTGGATTTTGATGCTCACGATGAACCATTGGAAGATGCATGGCGAGACCTGCTAGTTGTCACAGATAAACTACTGAAAGACGACATTCGTTTCAAAATGTATTTTAGTGGCAAGGGTTTCCATGTTTTTGTTTATGGAGAACCCGTTGATGATATCCGAAGCATTCAACAGTATTATTCCGAAATCAGCGATGGTATTGATACACTGGATAGAACGGGCATACAAACGAATAGGCTAAGAAGAGTGCCTAATTCAATGAACCTTAGTAGTTCAGATGAGAACGGCAACCCCTACTACTGCATTCCTTTGTTAGCAGAAGACCTGCAAGGAAAGTTAAGTTCTGTCTTGGAAATGGCTAAGAAACCAAGGAAGGTAGTATCCGATGTAGGTACTAAACTCGTTGTATTCCCTGAGATGAAACCAATAGAGATGAGTGACATAGAGGTAGAAATACCAACACCAGTAGGTAAAATACCTATTCTTCCATGTCTACATAATGCGATAATGGTCGAGAACCCTAGTCACTATGCTAGAGTCTATCTTGTTCAATGGTATCGTGATTTACTGAGCATGGGAAATAGAAACCCTACTCCTGAGCAGAACAAGCAAATTACTACTAGTATAATGAATGAACTTGAAGCAATAGCATCAAAGACTGACGTATGGCTCGATTGGAATGCACCTACTACTGAGAGGTATGTTAGGGGAATCGTAGACAAAGGATACAACGCTCCGGGCTGTAACAGCGTTTTGATTCCACAAGGCTACTGTGTAGGAAAGTGTTGGAGGTATCACGATGGATAAACTGAAGATTGACAGTAGAGAGTCTTCAGAACTCTCCGACTTAGTGGAAACCTACTGTAAAGAGATGACCATACCATATGAGAAAGAATGGTTAGATATTGGGGATTATACCTTTGCTGATGTCTGCTTTGAAGCGAAGTCAACCTTTGATTTCTTATCCTCTGTAATAAACAAGAGGCTTTGGAATCAATTAGATAACATGGATGCGAAGTTCGTCAATAACATTGTAATTGTATATGGCAGTTTCAATGATGCGTTGGAGAATCACTTGCATTATGTCAACAACAAGGCAGGACAAGCGAGGATGTTGAGAAACAAGTTTGACGGTGCGTTTGGTAAGATAATACTAGATACTGACGCTAACATCATTTGGGTATCATCTGCTAGACAAGCAGCGAGACTAATCGCTGTTGTCTGTAAGATGCATCCGATAGATAGAGAGATACACACTCCTAGTATAATCAGAAAGCGTATAGCGACTACTGATTTGAGAATAGATGTGCTATGCACAGTAAAGGGCATAAGCCCGAAGAAAGCAAAACTCCTGATAGAAAAGTTCGGCTCTATCATGGAGATAGGAGAAGCATCCATCGAGGAGATATGTGAATTAGATGGATTTGGAAAGGTGATTGCCAAGAGGGTAATCGATGTGCTGAACAAAGAGGACAAAATGGTGATATGAATGGACACAAATACAAATGAAAATGATGAATATAACGATGACCGCCTATACTACGAGGGACTGAGTGATAGCAATGTAGTTCCTGTTCAAAAGAAGAACAGTTTACCGAAGGTAGTAGAACAGTATGTGAAAGACGCAGCAGATATGTCGAAGTACAATGAGATACCAGCAACGATTGGTTTCTTTGTTATTTTAGGACAAATATGCAAGGACATGGTTTCCATACCGAGTGGGACAAGAAGAGATGACACAAGGATACATTTCTTGTGGATGCAAACATCAGGAACTGGAAAGACTGTTCTGTATGATTTCTTTGGCCCTGTTGCTAAGGAAACAATGCGTTTAATCAATGCTAAGTTTGGTACTAACTTTGATGTGTTCTCGGTTGATGATGCCACTGATGCCGCGCTGATTGGTTCTATTGAGAAGGAACGTGTAGCAGTAGAGGATGAGAATGGAAACACCACTTGGGAAGAACAACTAGTTCAGATTGATGGTGGCTTTGAAGGCAGTGGATTAGTCGCTTATGACGAGTTTGAATACTCAGGTGTATTCAAGGCTTCACAGCACAAAGAGAATGTAATCATGTATCTTAACAAGATGATGAACACCATCTATGGTGAGAACTGGATTATACAAAAGAAACTACGACAGGGTGACATGATTGAGTGCAGGAGTCAGAGGAGTCTGTATGCTACTACCTATATTCCTAAGATGCTAACAAGCATCATAGCAGAGAAGGGAGTTATTCAGAGAACACTGATTTTCATCTCTGAAGTTCCACAGGAAATACAGGATGAATTGAGAGAGATGATTCTAGATGAGATAGGGACAATCAAACCAAAGAATGCTCCTATTCAGAAACATGCGAACAACATTGCTCTGATTTATGATGCTCTTAGAGAGAGGTATGAAGATGCAGGTAATGACCCACTTCACACTATCAGGTTTGGTAGGGGATTCACTGATTCTTTGAAGAACGAATCCAATAAGATGAGGAATTATGTATCAAGCAGTAGACCTGAAGTGTTTGAGATTGCTGGTAACTTCATCACAAGACTGAATCAGACTATGACTAGGCTTGCAGTGCTATGTTGTATCGCTGAAGCACCTAACATAAAAGACAAGGACAAAAGGTTCATTGTAACTGAAAGGCATGTACGTCAAGCCTCTTCAGTGATTCGACAATGCTATAAATCGCTGGTAACGTGGCTTGATGTAGCCTTGAAGGTGAAGGCAACTGCTTTACATGAGAAAGTGAATGTTAATGCTTTTAGAATAGCGTACACTAAGTTGCTAAGAGAAGACGATGATGGTTGGGTGAATAAAGCATTACTGTTAGAAAAAGTAAGGAAAGATACGAAAAAAGGACAAGCAACCATATACAGGCAGTTTAAGGAAATTTCAGATATGTTTGATAACAAGAAGATAGGTATACGGGCATATGTGAGAATGAAAAATAAGGAGGAAAAAGAATGACAAAAAAAGATACATACGAACATCAGTTCTTGGTGTTTAACGTTAGTGATGGCCCGAAAGTGATAAATGAATCCCTGAATACATATGGGAAGGATGGATGGTATCTATCGACAATGATAACAGTTGGCGGTGGAGAACACCTAGTAGCATGGATGTGTAAACCAAATTTAATCCAAGCACCCAATCCAGCAGAGGCTCAGGCTAAGAAACTGGCAAATCTTTGGACAGGGGAAAGTGGTGACGAGTGAACGTCTTAGCCCTTGACATTGAAACAAAGAACTACTCACACGAAATAGGTGGGTGGAACAACACACATTTGTTTCAAGTGTCCACTGTATGCACATATGATGGAAACGTTGGAACAGTGTATATTGACAAGCCAATTGGCTCTTTAAGAAAGTCAAATACTGTTGTCAAACCGCTATCTGAGTTGAAGTTTGACTTGGATAAACATCGACAGAATGATGGGATTCTTTTAGGACATAATATCGTTGCCTTTGATTTAGCGGTGTTGAAGAATGCTATGGACATCTATTGCATTAAGGAATACTTGGATAAGAGAGCCTATATCGATACAAGTGCAGTTCTAAGCAAAGAGTATGGAGAGAGATACCCACTTGACAATCTAGCACATCATACTCTAGGCACAGAGAAACTAATGGCTAGTGCTGATGCTCCTATGGTTTGGAAAGACGGCAGATACACTGAAGTAGCAGATTACTGTCTCAAGGATTGCGAGATAGTCTATGACCTGTGGGTATACGGCAAGGAGAACAATCTAGTAAAGGGATTTTCCATAAAAGATGAAGAAGCAAAAGAGTTGGAGGTGAAGTGGTAGATGAGTCCTTGGGAATGGTTCGGATGGTTTGTCTTTGTCATCATAATCTCTCTATTGTTCTTCGCTGCATTTGGTAACAGTAAGTACACTGAATCCAGCATCGAAGAGTATATGGAGAATCTGATTGAAGACGAACGTGGTCGCAGTGGCACTGGCTAAGATATGCTTTCAATGTTCTAGGGAGACTATCCCTAGAAGAATAGAAGGTAGAGTCGTTGGTTCTTCTGAGACTTTGCACATATGGCAGTGCAGAGAATGTAAAGCGTTGTGGTCTAGTAATTAATTTTACTAGGCCACTTCGTTTTTTTCGGCTTTTTATTTTTGCAATTTTTTTCATGCAACAGCAGCGCACTTAAAGACGGAATTTATTTTTACCTTCTAGTGTGCATTCTACACCATATGAGTAGGCCGTTTTCCACATGTAAGATGTTCATCAATTGTTTAGCAGAAATGTTTGAGGATTGGGATGAGTAGTGATTGAGTTAATCTTAATTGCTGTTTTGATTGGTGTAGTAAGTCTCTTTGTCTCTCAAGTTATGAGAGAGTATTATTGGCTGCAAGGTCTTGGTGGGATAAATTCAATTTTTGATGTGGAGGATGATTTGATTGATAGATGATGACATAGGTGGTGTAGAACTATCTCGCTTTTGGCATTGGGTTGCAAAGAAGATAGGAATGTTGATTTAAGGAATGATTATTTGGGAACTGCTTCACGGTCTATGGTGTTGGAGTAGACTGAGACTATGAAAAGTGAGTTCGACTTGGGTGTATGTATCACCTGCGAATGGATTAGACCAATTGTATTTTCAAAGCAAGGATGTTTCTGCACATACTGTGGGGAGTATGTATGAGTTGGTTTTCTATACTGAAAATTTCAACAATAACTGCTGATTTCATACTTGATGTATACAATGTAAGAGATGAGAATAACCCTGAGTTTCCTGTTAATGGAATGCGAGGAATGATGGGAGACTACGGAGCAAAACATCGAATGGCACATGGAAAAACTGATAAGTTATACACCGTGATAGGTGAAGAGATAACTAAACATGGATATGTGACTCTTGCAGATTTTGGTGATGATAATTTTAGAAGCACTGCTACATATTGGAATGCAAATAAAGACTACAAAACGCAATATGCAAATTATGGTTCTACTAGAGAAAAGCCACTTAATCTATATGGGCATTCACAACCCATAGTATACGAGTTCATGCAAACTAAGGAGTTTAGGGATAACATTTTGCCTATTGTAGCCGTTTCTTATTATCCATCCCAAGAACTTAATTCTCTGCGTAAAAGCGCAGCCACAAAAATTGCGTCTGCACTAAACAGATTCATAGATGAAGAAGTCAACGCATTGAATCAATCCCTACTATCGGGAACTAATACTGGTTCAACTAATACTAATCCCGGTAACAGTATACTCTTACAATCTGTTAGAGATTTAGGTGGTTATAATAGTCGAATGACTAGTTTCTTTAAAAATATAGGTAGTGAAATTGATGGTGAGGCTTTTGATTGGATAAGAGATTGGGAAGAGTCGGGAAAGTGATTTAGTATGAAACAGTGGATGATTAGAAAGTTGATTTCCTTCATGGGGAATACCTATGTTTGGTTGGATAAGAAACTAGACCATCCCGAAGGGCCAGTTCTAGGGTTGAAAATTGACGATGACTTCGCTAAGATGAGCAGGTATGAGTTGTGTTGTCACATCGAAGATAAGTTTGGATTAGAGAGAGATTCCTTTTGGACATTGGAATCAACTCAGAAGATTCGTTTCTGTTCGCAGACTGCTAGGAACATCCTGACACCTAAGAAGAAAGGAAGAAAGAAGTAATGTTAGATGCAGAGGATTTTCTGTTCCTTGCTAGGCTGAGTTTCTATCTGACAGGAACTGCTTACTTTACTTATCTTCTTATCAAGACCTTCGGTTTGATTTAGTTTCCATTTAGTGTTCTACCCAAGGGTGATTGTGGGTCTATGAACATTATACCTCTTGGATGATTCTGAAAGAAATCAGGTTGGTATGGCTGATACCTAGAGTATGAGTTAGGCGGTGTATCACCGTATATCTGTTGTATCTCTTCAGGCCAATCAAGAAGTGCTTGTCTATAATCAGTTAACTGTTGTTTTTCATTATCTGTCAATGAGTTCCAAAGCATAGGTTTAGTTTGATAGTAGTCTACATAGGTCTCTAGCATCCAGTTCCTAGACGCTCTAACCTTCGCCATTGCTTCTTCCATGCTGATTGTTATTTCTTCTCCGTGTTCTCCTATTGCCATTTCATTCACCTCATGCTACCGTAAAGTATGCTGTCATTCTTACAGGGCCAACCTGTGTATCGCCATACCCTGCTAACCCTGTTGCTCTTACGTTAAATCTGTCACCTGCTGAATATGATGTACCATTGCCACTTAATGATGTAAATGACTTTTGGAACACATTTCCACCACTACCACTAGCATTGTAGACCATAGTTGTAGTGCTTGCAGATTCATTCTTGAAGACGGTTATTGTTTGATTACTGCTATTAGTCTCACTACCTACATTACCAAAATTAAAGTCTACTCTTGATAATGTGCAACCAACAGGCAACACTACGCCGTGGTCTAGTCCAGAAGAACTGTTGCTGATGTTTCTTCCACCATTACCATATGAGATAAAGAATCCATTTGCATTGCCCGCACCCGCTTCAGAAGATACATATTGGTCTGATTCTTCACCGACAATAACGAAGGTATTGGTATCTGAAGTAGTAAATCCACTATCATTGTTAAACGCTGATAATGGTATCTCTGAGATTAATTTCCTTCTATCTGCACCATTATCTAATATAATTAACTCATCTTGACTTGAATTAACATCAGCAGTCATGTCTGTTAATTCTGATAAATCAACAGCAAGTGTAACTCCACCGCTAGAACCACCGCCTGAAAGACCAGTTCCAGCAGTAACGCCTGTAATATCTCCGCTACCACTGCTTACTGTTACGAAAGAAAGTGTACCGCTACCATTCGTCTGTAATACTTGACCATTGCTTCCATCTGAATTTGGGAAGGTTAAACCATCCAATACAATATTACCTGAACCATTTGGTGTAATTGATATATCGTTATTTGCACCATCAGCAATAACAATCGTTCCAGAGTTTGTACCTCCATTCGTGCTTAGGGTTAAGTCGCCCGTTCCCTGTGTAGTTAGAACAGCATTTGTATTGGACTTTCCAAGTTGGCTTGTAATGGCGTTCAATCTAATTAAACTACCACCATTGCCCGCTTCATCTGCATTAAGATATATATTCGCATCAGCAGTAAATTGATTATTACCTGAATTTAAGAACTTAATGAACGAGTTTGTTTTTGTCCTGTGCTGCATCTTGAAGTCAGTAGAAGCATCACCTGCGATTACCGTGTCAGCATAGAGTAGAATATCACCAGTACCATGAGGTTCTATTGTGATATCTGTATTTGAAGCAGATACAATTTTATTTCCATTGACATCTAAATTAGCACCTAACTGTGGTGATGTATCATCTACTATGTCAGAGATACCGCTACTACCACCACCAGTGGTGTCGATTGAATCCTGAAGATCATCGAGCGTCATGTATTTCCACAAGCTCGCAGACTCATCCCAAAGCAGAATCTTGTCATCGGTGGCATCTGTTGATTCGGTTAGTTGGTCTAAATTATCAGGGTCTGCTATCTGCAACCCATTACTTGTTTGTGCTAGTCCATTACCTGCATTTACAAAGAAAGTTGTTGAAGATAATCCAATACCATTACCCACTCCGTATGTAGTGTTAGTAGCGGCAATTGTCACCGCACCTGCGCTTTCTGTAATTGTGACATTGCTACCTGCGGTAAATGCAAGCGTTTCACCATTGGCTAATGTATTGCCACCTGCGGTGACTGTTCTAGGTGCAGTAATGTATGAGCCAAGATCACTAATTTGTGATTCTGTTATGGAAAGGGCGGCTTGGTGTTGAGTGACGTTGCTCTGTGCTATCCTAGCATCAGCGAAAGTTCCACTTGTGATTTTTGAAGTAGCCAAACTAGGAATGTCGGATGCGGATAACCCGCCATCAAGAATATTGATTTCTGCTAAGGATGCAGTAAAACCCAGGTTAGTTAGACCTTGTGCTTGTTGTGTGCTAGTAAGGGATTGGTTGTCGTCAATTCTCAACCTGTTGCCAAGCGAGGTTGCAGTAGTGGTCGAGAAACTAGCATCATCGTTGAGAGCTGCGGCCAACTCATTCAGAGTATCTAAGGCGGCAGGGGCAGAATCGACTATGGATGCGGTTTTGCCATCTACATATGCCTTAATGGATTGCTGAGAGGCGGCGGCAGTAGCACTATTAGATGTAAAGTCATCCTCATCGAGAAGAGTCAGTTGCGTGTTAGTTGAAACAAAATTCAACTTGCCACCTGTGTCATCGTATGTGACAGCAATATTCGTTTCCGTGTTGCTAGACACCATTGCCCCAACGATGTCCTGCACCTCTTCCGTGCTGAGTTGAGTGTTGGTATCTGTGGAGGCAAGTGTTAGTGTTCC